GAGCGAAAAGCCTGAGAATTGTAAGCTTTGGGGTCGGAATGCGGAAGTAAAAACTTAACTACTTTTAAGTGACCATTCTCAGCAGCCGAGCGAAAAGCCTGAGAATTGTAAGCTTTGGGGTCGGAATAAGGGAGCAAAAACTTAACTATTTCTAAGTGCGCTTTGTCAGCAGCCAAGCGAAAAGCCTCGGAATGGGTAGCTTTATCGTTAACTAGACCTGTTTCCACCAATCGCTTTACCGTATCTAGATCACTACGTCTGACTGCGTCCCAAAATTCAGCTCGATAATCCATAATCACCTCAGATAAATTGTCTTACCACTTCAGGGTCGGAATGCGGTATTAAAAACTTAACTATTTCTAAGTGACCTTTACTAGCAGCCCAGCGAAGAGCCTGAGAACCTAGGACTGTAGGGTCGGAGTACGGTAGTAAAAACTTAACCATTTCTAAGTGACCGTTCAAAGCAGCAAAGCAAAAAGCCTCAGATTCACACGCTCGAGGGTCGGAGTATGGTAGCAAAAACTTAACTATTTCTAAGTCCCCATTCTCAGCAGCCCAGCAAAAAGCTTGAGAGCCCTTAGCTTCAGGGTCGGAAAGCGGGAACAAAAACTTAACTATTTCTAAGTGCCCGTTCAAAGCAGCAAAGCGAAAAGCCTGAGAATCATAAACTTTAGGGTCAACTAGACCTGCTTCCAGCAATCGTTGCACTGTATCTAAATCGCCACTTTTGGCTGCTTGTAAAAATTCAGCTTGATAATTCATGGTCACCTCAGATAAATCGTCTTACAACTTCAGGGTCGGTATGGGGTAGTAAAAGCTTAACTACTTCTAAGTGACCATGCTTAGCCGCCCAACGAAAAGCCTCAGAATTTTTAGCTTTAGGGTTAGAGTGCGGAAGTAAAAGCTTAACTATTTCTAAATGACCGTTCGCAGCGGCCCAACGCAAAGCCTGAGAATCTAGGGCTGTAGGGTCAGAGTGCGGAAGTAAAAACTTAACCATTTCTAAGTGACCGTTCAAAGCGGCAAAGCAAAAAGCCTCAGAATCTGAGCCTTGAGGGTTGACTAAACATGTTTCCACCAATCGCTTTACTGTATCTAAATCCCCACTTTCGACTGCGTCCCAAAATTCAGCTCGATAATTCATGGCAACCTCAGATAAATTGTCTTACCACTTCAGGGTCGGTATGGGGTAGCAAAAACTTAACTATTTCTAAGTGCCCATTCTCAGCAGCAAAGCAAAAAGCCTCAGAATATTTAGCTTTAGGGTCGGAGTGCGGGAGTAAAAACTTAACTATTTCTAAGTGACCCTTCCAGGCAGCCCAGCAAAAAGCCCGAGAATCTAGGGCTGTAGGGTCGGAGTGCGGGAGTAAAAACTTAACCATTTCTAAATGACCGTTCAAAGCAGCCAAGCGCAAAGCCTCAGAATCTGAGCCTTTAGGGTCGGAGTGCGGGAGTAAAAACTTAACTACGTTTAAATGACCATTCTCAGCAGCCCAGCAAAAAGCCTGAGAATCTAGGACCGTAGGGTCGGAGTACGGGAGTAAAAACTGTACTACGTCTAAGTGCCCGTTCAAAGCAGCCCAGCGAAAAGCCTGAAAATCATAAACTTCAGGGTCAACTAAACCTGCTTCCACCAATCGTTGCACTGTATCTAAATCGCCACTTTTGACTGCGTCCCAAAATTCAGCGTCACAAAATGCAGCTTGATACTTCATGGTCACCTCAGATAAATTGTCTTACCACTTCAGGGTCGGTATGGGGTAGCAAAAACTTAACTATTTCTAAGTGACCCTTCGCAGCAGCCGAGCGAAAAGCATCAGAATCTGAGCCTTTAGGGTCGGAGTAGGGTAGCAAAAACTTAACTACTTCTAAACGCCCGCTACGGGCAGCCGAGCGCAAAGCATCAGATTCACACGCCCGAGGGTCGGAGTACGGTACTAAAAACTGTACTACGTCTAAATGACCATTCTCAGCAGCCCAGCGCAAAGCCTCCGAATCGTAAGCTTTGGGGTCGGAGTAAGGTACTAAAAACTGTACTATTTCTAAGTGCCCATTCTCAGCAGCCAAGCGAAAAGCCGCGGAACCTTGAGCTTTAGGGTCGGAATGCGGTAGCAAAAACTTAACTACTTCTAAGCGACCGCACCCCGCAGCACGGCGAAAAGCCTGAGAATCGTAAGCTGTAGGGTCGGAATGTGGTAGTAAAACCTGTACTATTTCTAAATAACCATGGGAAGCAGCCCAACGCAATGCCTGAGATTCTTGCGCTGTAGGGTCGGAATGCGGTAGTAAAAACTGTACTATTTCTAAATAACCATGGGAAGCCGCCGACCGCAAAGCCTCGGAATGGGTAGCTTTATCGTTAACTAAACATGTTTCCACCAATCGCTTTACTGTGTCTAGATCGCCACTTCTGACTGCTTGTAAAAAACCATGCTGATAATCCATGCGCACCTCAGATAAATTGTCTTACCACTTCAGGGTCGGTATGGGGTAGCAAAAACTTAACTATTTCTAAGTCCCCATTCTCCGCAGCAAAGCGAAAAGCCTGAGAACCTTTAGCTTTAGGGTCAGAGTATGGTCGCAAAAACTTAACTACTTCTAAATGACCATTACCGGCAGCAAAGCGAAAAGCCTGAGAATTGTTAGCTTTAGGGTCAGAGTATGGTAGCAAAAACTTAACTACTTCTAAATGACCATTACCGGCAGCACGTCGAAAAGCCTCAAAATTGTAAGCTTCAGGGTCGGAATGCGGTAGTAAAAACTTAACCATTTCTAAGTGACCGTGCAAAGCGGCAAAGCACAAAGCCTGAGAATGGTGAGCTTTATCGTTAACTAAACATGTTTCCACCAATCGCTTTACTGTGTCTAAATCGCCACTTTCGACTGCGTGCCAAAATTCATCTTGATAATCCATGGCAACCTCAGATAAATTGTCTTACCGCTTTAGGGTCAGAGTACGGTAGTAAAAACTTAACTACTTCTAAATACCCGTTCAAAGCAGCCCAGCGAAAAGCCTCCGAATCGTAAGCTTTGGGGTCGGAGTATGGTAGTAAAAACTTAACTACTTCTAAATGACCATTCTCAGCAGCAAAGCGAAAAGCCTGAGAATTGTTAGCTTTAGGGTCGGAGTATGGTAGTAAAAACTTAACTACTTCTAAATGACCATTCTCAGCAGCACGGCGAAAAGCCTGAGAACCATAAACTTTAGGGTCGGAGTAAGGTATTAAAAACTGTACTACTTCTAAGTGCCCGTTCAAAGCAGCAAAGCGCAAAGCCTCAGAATTGTTAGCTGTAGGGTCAACGAGCCTTGTTTCCACCAATCGCTTTACTGTATCTAAATCGCCACTTTCGACTGTGTACCAAAATTCGTCTTGATAATTCATGGTCACCTCAGATAAATTGTCTTACCGCTTTAGGGTCAGAGTGCGGAAGTAAAAATTTAACTACTTCTAAATGACCATTTTCAGCAGCAAAGCGAAAAGCCTCAGAATCTTGAGCTTTAGGGTCGGAGTAAGGTACTAAAAACTTAACTACTTCTAAATACCCGTTCAAAGCAGCCCAACGAAAAGCCTGAAAACTATAAGCTTTAGGGTCGGAGTATGGTAGTAAAAACTTAACTACTTCTAAATGACCATGAGCAGCGGCCCAACGCAAAGCCCCAGAATAGTGAGCTTCAGGGTCGGAGTACGGTAGTAAAAACTTAACTACTTCTAAGTGCCCGTTCTCAGCAGCCCAACGAAAAGCCTGAGAGCCCTCAGCTTTAGGGTCAAAGTAAGGTACTAAAAACTGTACTATTTCTAAGTGCCCATTCTCAGCAGCCCTCTGAAACGCGCGAAATTCATCTACAATGTGGTCAACTAAACCTGCTTCCACCAATCGCTTTACCGTAGCCAAATCGCCACTTTCGACTGCTTGTGAAAAATCAGCTTGATAATCCATAAATCTACAACCTTTCGACTTCTTTTTCCACGCTCATCTCGTCTCCAAGTAAATCAATCTACCAAGAATTACGACTACGGGCGCAAGCCAAAGCAGCAACTGAAGCACGGAATCCGGGCGTAACGCCTCTGTAAACAAATCCCAAAAACCAATGGACTGGAGCCCGAGGGACACCAAAAAAGAAACGGCGATGAGGCAAGGTATCCAAAATAGTTTGTTATCTTTTTTCACCACCTTTTCCGAAAACCGCTGCGCAACTACAATTGTTTTGTTTTCCCAGCCTACCACCTCCGCGCACCAAAATATTTCTCCGTCCCAACACACGTGCGTTCGCTTAGTGCCATCGACTAGTTTTAAGAATTCCGGTGGTTCATCAGACCATCGCACCTGAAGCGTGTTACCTACGCGCCGGTAGACGCCCTTACCTTCGCCAAATCCTATCCAGCTATTTACAAACTCACTCATCTTCACTCTCTTTCGGTATCCGCTCATCTTGAATGAATTCGGTGCAATTCATTTTTCGCATTTCCCGCTACTCAGCGGGATTTTAAAATCAAGACTAAAGTCGCTCGTCGTTGCGGTTAACATTTCTTTCTGACAAATCGCCCTTGAAATCTCAACTATTCGATTTGCCAACTTCCATGCGAGTAAGGGGGGAACAGCATTTCCAATTGCTTTGTATGATGAAGAGGCGCTTGTGACCCCTACGAATTCAAAGTCATCAGGGAATGTTTGTAGTCGCGCACATTCACGCACAGTGAGTCGTCGTTGCTGAAATTTTGTCTCTTCCAATTTGTTGTTAATTCCACCATTTTGAGCGGACAAACGACGAAATTCAATGTTTCCATGATGTTCACTTCTTATTGTTGGAGCAGGCCTATCAATTCTGACTTCAATTTGACCTTGAGAACCATTGTCTAAATATCTACATTTAGAAAAGTGCTGTTGAGATTGATCATCCGATTGATTAGGTTCATCTAGTCCACTGAATGCATATTTTGTCGTCGGGACTATTCCTTGATTTCCAAGGTGGGACTTATCGGGAAAAAACGATGGCAATTGTTTTAAAAACACCGCTCTTTCGAAATTTTTTGCGATATCATCGATTCTTACGCCGATTACAATCAGCCTTTCCCGTTTCTGTGGGATACCATATTCGGCACAATTGACCAGTTGCCACTGGACTGAATAGCCCAAGTCTTTCAGTCGATTCTTCAAGTCTGAAAAGACGGTACCATTCTCTGCCGAAAGGAGACCTTTCACATTCTCAGCAATTATAAATCTTGGCTGGAGCTGCTCAATTGCTTTTAACATATATATATAGAGTGACCCCCTAGACACTTTGCTTGAAGTGTTTATTAGTCCTGTGTGACTACGATGAGATAACGTGCCTCTTCTTGCCCCAGCAAAACTGAAATCTTGGCAAGGAAATCCTCCCGATACAAGGAATGGCCGCTCGAAAGACTTTAGCACTTGAGACTCAACTATCTCTACAATACTTTGCGACTCGTACTGCCCTAGCCTACTCCTTTTATTAAAGTATGCCTTATGAATATCCATAGCTGAAGTACAAATATCATTGATAAATACCGTTTCTATCCCCGTGGATTCAAGCCATATTTTTCTTGTTTTTCCGGTTCTCTTTAAATCCAGATAGCTACTAAACGTCTCAAATCCGCCCTCGATCCCCAGATCCATTCCACCACAGCCTGAAAAAAAAGAAAAATGTCTCATTGTGCCTCCATTTGTTTCTTTAGTCATTATCTTCCACCCAGATTTCTTTCGTTAGCCTATTACCGCTTTCATCGAGTGCTTCAGGCGCATCAAGGTCTATTCTATTGCACCAATAAAAGCTAGCCAAGTTTAAGTAACAATAATACGTTATCCTTCTCATATTCGGCTTCGCGGGTTGATCGATAGCATCCACTAGAGAGCACGGGTAATCCATGCTGGGCCGCGACATGCGGTGACCTGAGGGCCATTCTTGAAAATATACGACACCATTTTCGCGACGATAATGCCAGACCCATCCAAAAGTATCTCTAAAGCTCTGCATATTATACGGCTTCACTCGCTCTGCAAATTGGCTCCAAGTTTCTTTCATCCTACACCTCTCATATGTTGTACAACGTCAGGTCACGCCTACCGTAGCAAAATTAAACTATTTTGGGATTCTTCTTGCTTTCGCCACAGCCCACGTGACGCAGTGAGCTTCGGTGTGGAACATAGCGTCAGACACTTGTTGCCCGTCTTTGAACAAGCGCACAGTATAGCAGTCGAATCCATGCAATCGAACCGCTTCAATCAAATAACAAAATCCTGGAAAATTCATAAAATCCCCTATTGTGTGCCAGAGACGCGGATGGGCATTTGTGGCCCGCGCCTGCCCTTAACCAATGTATCGCCAGCCGACACCAAAACTTTAGCCTCATTGTAGCTTTTTTGCACAAAATAGGCTACTCTTTACTCAATTATAAAATTAACCCATCAGGGGGAAATCAACGTGGCTGCACCAATTTCTGTTAAGTCCAAAGACCAACTTCTAGGCGACATGGTTCGTACTATCAGCAATCAGACTGATATTACAGACTTTAAGGCAGGAGGCGGCCTTGTCTCTCTTATGGAAGCTATTGCCACTCGGCAGTTTCAGTTCCAAACAGAGATTCTAAAGATCATCGAAACTTCAGACGTAGACAACCTCGTCGGCTCACGGCTAGACGACCTTGCGGCTTCGATCCTCTTACCCAACAGTACGGGAGGTGTCGGGCGCAAACCCGCTCTTCCCGCATCAGGGTCGGTCACTATTGGGTCAAACTTTAAAAAAGTAGCAACTCGCTTCTACCAAGGTAAACCTCCCGCATTTGCTGGCAGCACAATCTTGTACCTTCAAGACGCATCAGCATTCTCTAACCCCTCGTCTTCTCCTAAAGTCTACTTGGGACGCAACACGCTGGACAACTTTGAAGGCCCGATTCAATACACTGCTTTAACGAATAACGGGTCGTTCTGGACACTTACGCTCTCGTCTCCTTTGACGAAGAACCATTCGTACAGCGACGAGATTGTTTTAGCCCAAGGTGGTAACCGAATCGTACCTGCCAGTACGTCTGTAATAATACAGGCAAAAGACGGACAAGCCCAAATTAATTTCACAACAACCACGTCCGTGTCCTTGTTTGATGGCGAAGCCGAAACAAGTGCCTCCGTTGGTTGCGCCTTATCAGGAACGATCGGCAACGCCGCTACAAATGCTATTAATTCTTTTGTCACGGTTCCTTTCACGGGTGCCACTGTCGCGAACTCGACAGCGTTTGTCGACGGAAGAGACACAGAATCAGACGCAGACCTCCGCCAACGAATCAAAGACTACCCCGCTACCCTATCCCGTGGAACAGAAGCTTCTATACGCGCAGCCCTTGACGGCCTTGTTGACCCTGTTTCGAACAAAGCGATAACCTCGGCGTCCCTGATCCGCCCTACTACCTCTGGGGACCCTACCACTATTTATATCGATGATGGCTCGGGACTAGAGCCGACCTTTGGCTATCAGGACTACGAGTTGCTCTTAGCAAAAGCTTCTGGTCAAGAACAAAGCTTTCGTACAGCCCAAGTACCGGTTACGCCGGTGCTAGTTACAGGTAGTGTCACGGCACCCTTTGACTTGAGTGCGGCTTCCACAATAACCATTCTTGTAGATGGCGTCACTATTGCCCTCCAGGTCAACACCGCCAATTACTCAGACATTCGTGCCGCCACTGCGTATGAAGTTGTCCGTGACCTTAACACTCAAAGCGCTCTTTTAGCTTGGCGCACGGTGAACAGTGGCAAGCAAGTCACTGTATTCGATGCCAATAACGATGCCGAAGAGATCGAGGTCACCTCGGGTGTGCTTCAGCAAGCTTTGGGCCTTCCGACAATCACAACACGTAATATTTATCTTTACGTCAACGGTGTTTTAAATTCCTTCAAAGGCAAGACAGCAGCCGTAACGACCGACACTTACCCGTGGGTTGGTATGACAAATCCTATTAACTCCTGCCAAGTGTTCATTGACCAAGTGACGACCCCCGTAACTTTTTCAATCACCGACGCCGACTTCTCCCCTAACACAGTGGCGAATGCTACACTTACCCAGTGGGCTGCGGTCTTAAGAAAGAAAATCCCTGGTGTCTCTATTGTAGTGGTAGAGAACAGACTGCTCATTGCCTCAAACCTTTTACGCTCACCTGATTCGCGTATCCAGGTGGCGGGCGGTCTCGTCGGGTCAGGCAAAATGTTTGCCGTAGCACAATCAAGCACCGGTGCCACTCGCGATTATGAGTTTAACCGCTTTACGGGCGACATCCGCTTTGTCGACAAGGTCCCTACAAGTAGCGTCGTTGAGATTGCTTCTACCAAGACACGAGCGTTTGTCTCTTCGCAAGTGGCTTCGACTGGTACGTTCGACTTGACCCCAAGTTCTCAATTCGGTGTGGGACAGATGTTGGTTGTCACTGACTCCGCAACTACCATTCGCGCCATGGGTATAGCCACTTCTTTAACCGCCACCAATCTTTCAAACAATCTGTGTCGACTGACGGATGCTTCAGCCTCGCTTTTCGCTAACGTACAAGCGGGCGACTACATGTACTTCGTTAACAATGTTCTTGCTAACGCTACACTAGCTCGCACATCCGACGGTCTCTATTTAGTACGCGCACAGACCGCAACGACAATAACCGTCGAAGCGTCTGACGCGCAGATTACGGCTTTCACCGTGGGTGGTATCGTTTACTCTACTGGTATGATTCAAGCTTTCTCTTGTGAAAAGGCTCCCGAAATTGCGGTGATTAAGTCCTCAGTTACGGGACAGACGTCTATTGCGCAGCTTGCAAAAGCCCTTAACGACCAAGCCATCGCCTTTGCAGTCGACACTGTCGGCGGACAACAGCTTCGGTTGCGGACAAGAGCTTTCAGCCCAACGTCGACGGTATCCGTTGTAGGTTTAGTCGGACCCCTTGCGTCTGTCTTTACCCTAACAGTAGCTGAACCTATCACCCTCCAGAGCCATGTAGGGTTCTCGTCTTCACCTTTCTCGGACATGGGGCTTCCGGTTGTCACTAGCGTAATAACCGATAGGGCGACGGCTTTTTTAAAGATTACTCCTGACCTCACAGACGTGACAACCAACACGGAACCCTTTGACGTCAACCCCAACCCCGTCATAGTGCAAGACGCTTTGGTTACGAGTTACCCCTTAGGCTTTGGAGAACTTTTCTTGGCAGGGAAAGCGGGCGGTCAGCGCTTTCGTACATACAATACTACGGGCACAGCACCTTTTACAGGTTTTGCTCGAGGCTCCGGTGGTGTACGCTTTCCTCAAACTCAGAACACTTCAGCAGGCGCAAACTACTACTCAAACTACGGCTTAAGACTTGAAGATCTCCCTATTACAAACGTAGACAAATTTGTGGCAACGTTTGACCTCAACACCACAGACAAAACAGTCTCTTTGCCACTCTATAAATCTGCGCAGATTGCGTCTATCCCTGTTTCCCCCGTCGGCGGCCTTGGTGACGTATGTCAAGTGACGTTCAAAGACCCAGACGACCTCCTAACGCTCGCAAGTCCTAATACAGGGCGCCCGTTCTTTGACGCTTTTAGCGCCTACTCTTCTTTCAACTTTAACGACTTCCGCGTCCTCTCAAAATCTGTTGGTGTATACCTCCCCGCAGGGCTCTTAAGCACGGTAGGCTTTGCTATCCGCTCTAAGACGTTTGGTGGACATAACCGCATTCGTTTTGCTACAAACCTTCCCACTTCGGCAAACCAAAGCACTATTCAAGTCTCGCACTCCAATTCGTATAACGGAGATGTAAACACTTCGTTAGTAGTCTCCATGGCATCTGACGCGCAAGTACCGAATGCCCTTGTCGCCTCGGGTAACGTACAGCTAAAGTCGCTCAGCTTGGTCAACAGCGTCAGGACAATGGTGCTTTCGACAGAGACCGTTGCGTCCCCTGCCTTTACGCAACTCGGAACCTATACTTTCAACACCGCGACCGCAGGAACAAACCAAAATGGTTCATTCCTAAAAATCGTAAACAACCAAAAAAGTCCTTCGAGCCCTATCGTTGTCACCGACGTACCCGGCCTTCCTTGGACTGTCGAGGTGCAGTTGAACGGAACCACTCCCTCCCTTGCAACAACCCAAGCCTTGTCGTCCATTTTTGTGAATTTTCCTGCCACAACTGGAACGGGTACCCTTGCGTTGCAACCAAGCGACCCTTCGTACAATCCTGGCTCGCAAGCGTTTTCCGTTATCCCAACGGCAACCGGAAGCCTACAGTTTCAAGGCATCTTACCGAACACTTTGCAAAATGGTTGGACAATTATCATTACGTCTACAGGAGCACCCACCGTAGGTACTCCGACGTTTACAGGTAGCCCGACCGCTTGGACACTAGACCTTAAAAATAACACGCTTGACCAAACTGCTTTGCAGGCTTTAATTAATGGTAATCCGTCTTTTTCATCTAAAATTCAAATCTTTGGGACGGGTACTATCTCCCCTGCGCAAGTCCCCTCGCCGGTAACTTTAACAATGATAGCTGGGCTCGACCCGTACAATCTAAAACAAGTATTAAACGGAACTGACCTCTCCAACGGAGCCTTTGACACAGCGGCTTTTCAAGTGGGCAACATCCTCAATATTGGCGGACCCGTAACTTCAGGCAACCTAATCCCTGTTGGGTCGTTTCCCATTACAGCCAAGAGCAGTGGGCAGTTGACTATTAAAGTACCTAACTACACAGGGCTGTACGCATCAGGTACATTCACAAACATGAGCGCATCCGGCTTTCCGATTAGTTCCTTTCCACTCCTCAGCAAAACATGGGCAGAGTACGCCACAGCCGTAAACGACTATCAACCAGCCAGTTTGCTTGCAGCAGCAGAAGCGCTGGGAGCAACGTCTACTGTGTTCACCGACCCGACGTATATCACTACCCCTAACACTGGCTCGCTGCCTGCAACTGTGACCACGGTAGCTCAATCGCTAAACTTCCACTCTTTTGAGTGTAACCTCGCGGGCTACGCATCGATCATTAGCTACAATGTTGCGACCAACGCTGTGCAACTGCTATCACAGACACTCAACCCGCTGTTCCCAAGTGCCGCACAAGCGCCTTCAAGTCTGTATTCGGCAATCAATGAGGCAGTTTTTATCGTCCCATCTAACAACGCAACTTTAGCGCGGTGGGCTTCTTTTTCTGCCGCTTCTACGCTTCCACTTTTTGCTACGGTTGACCGCCTTCCTAACGATAGCGCCATTCAACTTTCCTCTCAGGGCGTTGGATCACAGAGTGCTGTGCAAGCTCAGGCAACCTACGCCAACCAGTTTTCTGAAACCATCCTGACTACAGCGTCAAAAGACAACGATGCTACTACTGTAACGGTACTAGCAACGCAAGCGGAAGCTCTCGGACGCCATGAGATTGTCCAAGTGACAAACAGCATGGCAACCGACTCAACACGTCCTTACGCTACAGCGGCTACTATCACTACCGCGTTCAACCCAGCAGACGATCGCCCGTGGTTTACAGCTATCTCAAGAGTATACGTCGACAACGACGCTGTAACGACTACGGCACCAACCCTCGTCCTTTTAAGAGCAGGGCAAGCGGTAAACGGCACCGAAGCAGGCGAACCGCTGCAAACAAGCGACCAAATTACTACAACGTCACTCTCAAATGGGCGCGTACGGTTTTCACTCACGGGTGCAGGCATTCTTGCTGCCCGCGTGGGTGACATGCTTTACGTCCCGCCGTCCAGAGGTGCTTACACTTCTCCTTTTGCTGCGGACGTTGTCTGCGCTTCGCCGACTGAATTCACTTATACACCTACTGGTAATAAAGTGGTCTCAGGTGCTGCATTAGGTGGTATGATTCCTTACCTAGGCTACCCTGTAGTCCAAGTGGAATCCGCAACAAGCGTTATTGTGCTGGCACCCCGAATGGTTACTTTTGCAAGTGTATCTCTTACCTCTGGTCAACGAAGGGCTGCACTTTTCCTACCAAGCCCTTGGGCAGAAAAGAACATTAGGACGTCTGTTCATGAAGGCGCTGGCAGGGCTCAAGGCTTAAACGCTCTCACCGGCGCAAACTGTTACGCACTTCTGCGCAAAATCCAAGGCAACTTTTTCTCTCTTACACTTTCAAACACCTCGACAAGCACCAGCTCTGCTCCTGTGTTCGCAAACGATAATCTCGTTCTTCAAAACATGGGTGTTAGCACCGACGACAAAATTGTACTTGGGCCGGTGTTCCTAGAAGCCAACAGAGGCGACTGGACTTTAGTTTCCCACGACGACAAGAACACTATGATCATTCACCGAGACCTTGGCGGTGCCGAGGAAACTCTTGACGCAGCCGTTCTTTGGTGGGGTGTCAAAGTAAACGGTGGAACCGTAGGGCAACCTTTCTATCAAAGACCGGTTCGCATACTGGACGCCGATTCAGTACGTATTGGTTCGAAACTCAGAATAGCCGCTAATGCGGGATTCGGAAGCCTTGCTTACGTAGGCTCTTGGGCCGTGTCGGATATCGGTTACTGGTTGCCTTCAGGTGCCACAGACGACCGCCAGCTTGCACCTTTTACAACTATTTCTTTAAACTCCCCTGTAACGACAGCTACCACCACCACGGTCATACCCGCAGGTATCTCTTTCCAAGAGGCTACGGCTACATCGGTCTTTCGCATGGTCGCTGGCTTTTCACCAAGCCCTGTTGATACCACAAAAGCTGATCTCTTCTTAGTCCCGTCGCGTCGCGTAGAGCGCATGAAACCTGACCTGAACACGACAATAATTGGGATTGGTAAATTAGGGTTTGCGACCGAGCCACAGACAGGGGTCGACGGCTATAAAGTGTTTTCTGGTCTCGTACAAGAAGCGCATAAAACCATAGACGGCTTTCCGCCGTCTCCTACGCAATATCCAGGTATCAAAGCAGCGGGAACAAGCGTGTCTATCTTACCACCCCTCTTGAAATCGCTTGCAATGACGCTTAAGATAAGGACGAGGGACGGTATCTCTATTAACGTTGTTGCGGACATCGTAAGGTCTTCGGTTTCTTCTTATGTACTAGACCAAGCCGTGGGACAAGCAATCGTTATATCCAGTATCGTCAGCCTTGTTTCTGACATCGCAGGGGTTGCATCTGTAGAGGTAACGGCAACAACTCCTACTGCGGTCGATGGTTACATCCCATTGGCCGATTCCGAAAAAGCAGTAGTCTTGAACTCACAAACCGACATCGGAATAGAAGGCTGAACCAAATGGCATTGGAAAAAAAGACAGCAGACGGTAGCTTAGAATTCCTAGTGTCAGACTGGGCACAGAACATCTCGCTGAATAGCCCTTCAATCGCAGCTTTGAACACTTTTCACAAGCAGACAGAACGCATAGCCGACCTGCAAAAGCAAGCGGCACTCACCCCTGGTGAAACTGTAGAACTTACACTTCTTCTCAAAAATAAATGGAACATCGCGAATGACTAAGCCATACGTCAGGCAGTTCTTACCCGCTTCCTACAAGACACCGCAAGCTAAAACCCTTGCGGCTATTCTAAATGCAATAGAAGCTAACGAAGAGTACCTTGAGCAATTCCTTATTGCTTATCAAAACAATTTATTCGAGAGCCGTGCAGACTTCTCCCACTTTCTAAAACTTCTTTCGGCCCAAGGGGTAACTCTCCCTTCTGGGTCAGGTCTGAGCTTCCAGTCGTTTAGGCTTATAGCACCCCTTGTAGCCCACCTCCCGAAGCAGATCAATTCAACGGCGTCAGCGCTTATTGAAACGTTTTTTGGCCTAGGTCTTACGCACCCAAGTGTAATCTCAGGACGCGCAGAAAACTACAGTTTGCAGACGGGGGACGACCTCGTTGTAGAAACAGACGCAGGCACGGTAACAGTCGCAGTAGATGCGTCTGTGTTTTCAGACCCACGGAATGTTTCCGCTGCGGAACTTGCAGCGTACCTGACAGGTGCCCAAAATCTCTTTTTGTGTGACGCTTACGTCAACCGTAACGACGGTAAAACTTATATACGCTTGCTTTCAAAAGGGTCTGGGCAGGGCGACTGGATCGCTGTGAAAGGCGGGACGCTCCAAAACAGCCTGCTGTTTCCTCCCGTAGTGGATACCGCGAACACGTTTCAGACCCAGTTTCGGCTCGTCAAATCTGTACCGTATACGGACGTTTTACGGGTTGAGTGGGCAGACCCTGACAACGTTAGATTTGAGCGCATAAACCTTACCACGTCTACTTTTAATATAGGGTTACACGGGCTTGCTAACAACACGACAGTGACCTTTACCTCAGATGGTACCCTCCCCGCACCCCTCGCATTAAACACGACGTATCACGTAATAAATTCAACAGACAACGCTTTTCGCATCAGTGCCACGAGCGGCGGTCCATTTATAACCTTGACGGACAAAGGGAGTGCTGACTTTCACTACGTCAAGCGTGTGCTTCCTACGAACTCCGCCACAGACCCCCAACTCTACAAGCTTCAAACAGGGGACATTGTAAGTATCCGCGGACTTTTTGACGTGGGTGTTTCCGGTGTACTGAGCGTGCAAGTCGTGGACGACCAAGGAAACGACGTTGTTGACTTTACGACAGGTTTACCTGTAGTTATCGACATTAACTATAACGCCGGAAACTACTCTGTCCTTAACGGCTCACGGGACGTAAGCAACGTTGGGCGCGACTACTTTTACATTCAAGTACGCGGCCTTGAACTACAAGGCTTACCGCCTTCCACGGGTACATTGGTCCAACTTGGACCTAAAGATGTTGTCTTTACAAGACCGTTTCAGCATCGGGTGTACGCTCAAGATGAATACGTTACAATTTCCGAAACAGAGGCTGCTACCCTTACAGTAACCGTGCCTGCGGTGCCACCGATTGTAAAACGTTTTTTACAAGGGTCTATGAACATTGCTGGCACCGACAATCTTGTTAGCGGGTTTTCTCGGACAACTATGGACGTTACAGGGACAACTCCCATTTCCAACGGTAGTTCCGTTTACCTTTCATCTAACCAAGTAGACGCTGACTTCGTCGGGAAACCGCTAAAAATGGTTACTCAGGTCGGACCGACATACATAATCGATGATGCCGATTTAGCCTTCGACGTGCTACCGTTTACCACATCTACACCTATTGGCGTGAACGACCCCTTTGAGGTCACGCTGGATAGTGACTTAATTGGCGTAACGTTTACCTACCGGCACGGGTTTAAAGTGGGACAAGCGGTGTCAATTAATGGCGCTACTGCAAACTTCGGCTACTCCGTCAACGGTGAATGGATTGTCGTAGAAGTTCCTTCGGAATATAAGCTAGTTTTCAAACAGCACACAGCCGTATACGCAGGGCGAGTCGTCCCCTTGGCTTTACAAACTGCCTCGGTGATAAACGTGACAGGTCGAGCAGACCACGCCGACGTCGCAATCGTATTCCCTTCTCCCGCAGCACTTGCTCCGTTAGGGGTAGAAGTCGGTAAAGCCGTCAAATTATCGGTCACAGGCTCTGAAGTTGTGATCGCTCCTGTTGCTTGGGCTGCGCTTGTACGGGTCCCACTAATCGTGACAGAAGTGTCTGGCAGCACTGTGTATGCTCGTTCGAACGTATCTTATCCCTTTGCTCTCACGGTAGCCACCGGAGTAAAGTTCAGAATTCCAAAAACAAATTTTGGAAACGCCTTTGCCAGACATTTTTTGAATTTAACACCCTCACCAGTTAAATTAAATCTCTTAGACGGTTACAACTATGACCGTCTCATCAGAGGGCTGTTTGTCCAGGTGTTAGGCTACCCAGCCGCTGCGGTGACGAACGCCAACTGGCAGGGTCCCTTCATCTACGATCCTTTTGGCGAAACAGGGATACGCTATCAAGTGGGACAACCTTTTGGTACGCTATCCTCCCCTATCGTAATTGGCTCAAATAACACGACAATTTCGCTCACGTCGTCGGGCACGCTGTTTAGTGATTCAGGCTACCTTGTTCTTTCCTACGGTGGATTAGACGCCGAAGGTCCAATCCGATATACTTCCGTAACTACAGGTAGTTCTCTGACCACTATTGAGCTTGACCCCAGTTACACGTTTTCCGGATCGCACGCCCTCCAAGCACAAGTGCGAGAAGTTGTTAGCCTAGAGCCACACCAACCTCTCGACAACGGGCAAGACTTTACTACTTACCTCACTTCGGCGGCTCCGACACGAGAAGCTCTTTTTACTTATCTAAAACAAATCTTAAGCGTAAGCGTATTTGTAGAGCAAGACTTGAGACTTCCTCAAGTCTTGTGGCAAGATGCTGGTATACCAGTCTACGACTGAGCCCTGCGGCCTAAAATAGACATAAGAACAGCGGAGACACCATGGCGAATCTTTCAAGCGTAAACTGGATACCGAGTCAGCGAGTAGACGTCAGTGACATGCGGGCTATTGAGTCCTACGTCGCTAGTGACCTTCGCGCCCTTGTCAACATGATCACTGGCCCTAGCGAACCCTTCGTGGTTAGAGGCTTTGAGGTTATCGCAGCAGGGAACGCCCAGATCTCTCTTTCCCTCGCTAATGCTATGGTTTTTACGCCCGCAGGCGGTGTAGGGTCTTTCTACCTAGGTACCGCAGCTCAAGCCGACCTCGTTGTCCCCTTGGTAAAAGGCGCAACTAACTATATCCAACTCGTATTCAAACGCGAATCTCAAACCTCAGTTACTCGCGGTATCTGGGATCAGACTTCTCCCACAGGCGACTCCCCAGCGGGAACCCAATTTACTGCGTCTGTGAAAATCCAAAACGTAATGGTCCCCGACGAAGTCAGCCTCGTCTCACAAGCAGGTCGCATCGAAGGCGCGGCGTCAATTGCAATTGTAGACGTTGCTTCAGACGGAACAGTCTCAAACTTTAGAGACGACCGCACTCTTTTGTTTCGTCAAGGTCGACCAACCGATCCCACGTACCAATTCCCCTGGGCAACCACAAGACAAGAGCCAGTTCAAAGTACAACACTCGCTTCAAACCTTGCCGACACCAACACAGCGTCTGTCTATTACGCACGAGACGCAGCTACTGGTAAAGTTGTCAACGACAAAGGGATTACTAACCTTAAAGATTTCTTTGACGCCCTTATGACTTCGCTAGGCGAGATCAGAGGCTCGTCGGTATGGTACGCAGGTTCCGGTTCCTCTGTTTATTTGAACAACCTTAACTTGAACACAGCGTACATGGATTCCGAAGCAGGGCACCACTGGGAGCCTAAAGCTAATGCGTTCATTCAATGGTCGAAGCCCGACGCAGCTACCGGTGTACCTGACTTTAAACTCCGGGCTTCCGCCACTGACACCATCTCTTGGGGTCTCAACTACGGAAACGTAAGGTGGGAACTCGGCGGCGCTTACACTTCAGACGTGTCGACTAACGGCTCACTAAGCCGCAGGTCTTTTAGCGGAACCGCTGCGGATAACTTATTCGTTTCAGGGGTAATTGCTAGCGGCTTAAACGTTTACCTTGCGCTTGAAAGAGACACCACTCCCGCAGGCGCATCAACCAATACTGTGACGTGGTCGCCATCTGTTCTCCCGTCGTTTTCAGCAGCCGCTCTTTGGGACGTAGCTTACACGGTCTCGGGTATCAAAGGCGACTTTACCGGTATCGCTATTGGTGACTGGGTAAAAAAGGCAACAGACGGGCAGTGGGCTTACTACAAAGTACGCCGCTTACTCGTTGATAACGGAACATCTTCGGGTGTGCAGGTAGGAGCCACGGGCTCTTCCGCAAGCCCTACGATTATCGCAGGCGACGATGGCGCAGTAGCAAACAACAACGTGGTTGCCCTAGAGCTTGACCGCTCCCTTGTCCCTGCTGGGACAGTAGTCCAACAGCTTTTTTGGTTTCGTTCTAAATATGCGAGCGGTGACGTCATTGTGGAAACACTTGCTCAACGCAACCAAGCCATTCCACCTTACCGGTCTACGTCGTACTACTGGCTAGGCTACGCCTACGACAACGCCGGTACTTTCACAGGCCGCTACTTCTCCCTTCGCAATTACGGCACCATGTCCCCAGGTGAAGAAGTACAGTCGCTCGATGATTCGGACCAAGCGATTGACTACACCGCAGGCAACTCCGAGTTTGCGATTGACTTCCCAAATAATATTGCTTATAGCGCCTCGACGCTTACCGGCACTTCATTTCTCGCAAACATTGCAAGACGCCTTACCAACAACCTTATCCCGAATGCTGGCGGCGCAGCCAACAAAGCCTCAATCAATTATCAAATTGTCGCAGGGGGATCTCTTGGTATCAGTGTAGGTCAAGAGCTGTGGGTAAACCTACAGGATTCTTACTCTGCTAGCGTAATCACGTTGATAGCCGGAGTCGTGACAGCCACAGCGAACACGTACGAAGTGCGTTCAGCCACAGCAGCACCCATTAGAAGCCTAACCAACCGCAACGTGTTTTGCTTAGGCCGTGTCACAACGGACGGTTATTTTCAGTTTATTGACGGCACGAAGGTCGCTTCTTCGGGCTTGTTCGACAGAAGCCCAAGGCTTATAAACAACGTGCTTGTAGGCGGTAACGCAGTTGTCCCCTTGACGGCTACAAACACCCTGACGCTTGGATCGGCTACAGGGGTGACTAGGCTCTCGGGCGGCCAAATTATTAAAAGACGGTTCACGAACACACTTAGCACTCAACTCACCCTTGCGGACTATCTCATATCCGTAGACACAAACACTATCGCAGCAGTGGGGATTACCACGATTCTCCCCAACACGTCGACATTGGTTGCGGGTCAGGTATTTTGTATAAAAGACTCTACTGGAAAAGCGGACCTATACCCAATCGACGTTGTCGGTTTTGCGGGCGAGCTTATCGATGGCGAGGCTTTTCAGTCCATTAATTCTAATTATGAACAAATGACTGTCGTGTGGACTGGAAGTTATTACGAAATAGTTTAAAGTCGTGTAGGGTTGTTCCGATAGTACATTTGAGGTGCGCATGGATTATCAATATGTATTTTTACTAGCCGCCAAAAATGGCGATTTAGGCACAGTAAAGCGATTGGTGGAAGCAGGTCTAGTTGACCCTAAAGATAGTGATGCTCTCTTGTTGCGCTTGGCTGCCAGTAACGGTCACTTAGAAGTAGTTAAGTTTTTACTCCCGCACTCCGACCCTAAAGCTAACGCTACTGAGGCTTTTCGCCGTGCTGCGGCTTACGGTCATTTAGAAGTAGTTAAGTTTTTGCTACCGCACTCCAACACTAAAGTTCAAAATTCTCAGGCTTTTCGCTTTGCTGCGGCTCACGGTCATTTAGAAGTAGTTAAGTTTTTACTACCGTACTCTGACCCTAAAGCTAACTATTCTGAGGCTTTTCGCTTGGCTGCGGCTCACGGTCGTTTAGAAGTAGTACAGTTTTTGCTACCCTACTCTGACCCTAAAGCTAACGCTTCTACGGCTTTGCGTTGGGCTGCTAAGAATGGTCGTTTAGAAGTAGTACAGTTTTTGCAACCACACTCCGACCCTAAAGCTCAAAATTCTGAGGCTTTTCGTTGGGCGGCTTCGTACGGTTACCTAGGCGTAGTTAAGTTTTTACTACCGTACTCCGACCCTAAAGCTGACAATTCTCAGGCTTTTCGCTCGGCTGCTGCGAAGGGGCACTTAGAAATAGTTAAGTTTTTGCTACCCCATACCGACCCTGAAGTGGTAAGACAATTTATCTGAGGTGAAACATGGAATACTTATTAGCGCTTGCTCTCGCTCCGATACTGTTCGCGGGTGGGTTTGCAGTCGTTATGGCGTGGCTGGGTAAGTTTGAAACGCCAGCGCGAGGAAAGGGAAGGCCCAAAAGCAGCCTGGGGGATTACCCAAACATATCTGTGCGCGCAGCTATGCGAGGTGCCTTAGATACGGTAAAGCGATTTGTGGGAACATATCGATTTGACCTAAGGTCCGATAACGGTTCCGCTTTTCGTATGGCTGCTGACAAAGGTCATTTAGAAATAGTTAAGTTTTTACTACCATACTCCGACCCTCCAGCCCTAGATCATGCTTTTCGCATGGCTGCCTGGACCGGTCATTTAGAAATAGTTAAGTTTTTACTACCACATTCCGACCCTGAAGCTCACTATTCTGAGGCTTTTTGTTGGGCTGCTGAGAATGGTCACTTAGAAATAGTTAAGCTTTTGCTACCGTACTCTGACCCTAAAGCTCAAGATTCTCAGGCTTTTCGCTTTGCTGCTGAAAATGGTCACTTAGAAGTAGTTAAGTTTTTACTACCGCACTCCGACCCTGAAGTGGTAAGAGAATTTATCTGAGGTGTATATGTATTATCGAGATGTATTTTTGCGAGCAGCCAACAGTGGCGATTTAGGTACAGTAAAGCTGTCGGTGGAAGCAGGTCTAGTTGACGTGAAGGCTCATGCTTCTGAGGCGTTGCGTTGGGCTGCTGAAAATGGTCATTTAGAAGTAGTTAAGTTTTTGCTACCATACGCCGACCCACAAGCGTGTGAATCTGAGGCTTTTCGTTGGGCTGCTGCGCATGGTCATTTAGAAGTAGTTAAGTTTTTGCTACTTTACTCCGACCCTACAGCTAATAATTCTCAGGCTTTTCGCTTTGCTGCGGCTCACGGTCACTTAGAGATAGTTAAGTTTTTGTTACCGTATGCCGACCCTAAAGCTAACGCTTCTGAGGCTTTTCGTTGGGCTGCTAAGAATGGTCATTTAGAAACAGCTAAGTTTTTACTTCCGCACTCTGACCCTATAGTCGTAAGACAATTTATCTGAGGTGCATATGGATCATCAAGCTGAATTTTTGATAGCCGCCAAAAGTGGCGATTTAGACACAGTAAAGCGATTGCTGGAAGCAGGTCTAGTTGACCCTAAAGCTAGCGAGGCTCTCTCGTTGCGCTGCGCTGCTGTGTACGGTCACTTAGAAGTAGTTAAGGTTTTACTCCCGCACTCCGACCCTAAAGCTAACGCTACTGAGGCTTTTCGCGCGGCTACTTTGTACGACCAGTTAGAAATAGTTAAGTTTTTACTACCATACGTCGACCCTACAGAGCAAGAATCTCGGGCATTGCGTTGGGCTGCTTCCCATGGTTATTTAGAAATAGTTAAGTTTTTACTACCGCACGCTAACCCTAAAGCTAAAGATTCTCAGGCTTTTTGCTCGGCTGCCAGTCACGGTCATTTAGAAGTAGTTAAGTTTTTGCTACCATACTCCGACCCGAAAGCGCAAGAATCGGGGGCTTTTCGCTCGGCTGCTGAGCAGGGGCATTTAGAAGTAATGCAGTTTTTACTACCGCATTCCGACCCTAAAATTGTAAGGCAATTTATCTGAGGTGCGTATGGATTATCAAGATGAATTTTTACAAGCAGTCCAAAGTGACGATTTAGATACAGTAAAGCAATTGGTGGAAGCAGGTCTAGTTGACCCGCAAATTTACGGCCCTGAGGCTTTTCGTTGGGCTGCTTGGTACGGTCATTTAGAAGTAGTTAAATTTTTACTTCAGCACTCCGACCCTACAGCCCTAGATCATGCTTTTCGCATGGCTGCCTGGACCGGTCATTTAGAAATAGTTAAGTTTTTACTACCGCATTCCGACCCCAAAGCTCACTATTCTGAGGCTTTTCGTTGGGCTGCTGAGAATGGTCACTTAGAAATAGTTAAGCTTTTGCTACCGTGCTCTGACCCTAAAGCGCAAGAATCGGGGGCTTTTTGCTTGGCTGCCCGTAACGGTCACTTAGAAATAGTTAAGTTTTTACTACCGCATTCCGACCCTGAAGTGGTAAGACAATTTATCTGAGGTGCACATGGATTATCAAGATGAATTTTTACAAGCAGTCCAAAGTGGCGATTTAGATACAGTAAAGCAATTGGTGGAAGCAGGTCTAGTTGACCACACGCTCGATGGATTTGGCGCTTTTCGCGTGGCTGCTTCGTATGGGTATTTAGAAACAGCTAAGTTTTTACTGCCATTTTCTGATCCTAAAGCTAAAGAATCTGCTCCTATTCGCTTGGCGGCTTCGTACGGTTACCTAGACGTAGTTAAGTTTTTACTACCGCATTCCGACCCTACAGCTAACAATTCTCAGGCTTTTCGCTTTGCTGCGGCTCACGGCCATTTAGAAATAGTTAAGTTTTTACTACCGCACTCCGACCCTAAAGCTAACTATTCTGATGCTTTTCGCTTGGCTGCTTTGAACGGTCATTTAGAAGTAGTTAAGTTTTTACTACCCCATACCGACCCTAAAGTTGTAAGACAATTTATCTGAGGTGCATATGAATTATCAAGCTGAATTTTTACAAGCCGCCAAAAGTGGCGATTTAGGCACAGTAAAGCGATTGGTGGAAGCAGGTCTAGGTGACCCCAAGCTTCACGAATCTCACGCTTTTCGCCGTGCTGCGGCTCACGGTCATTTAGAAGTAGTTAAGTTTTTACTACCTTACTCTGACCCTAAAGTTTACGAATCTGCGGCATTGCGTTGGGCTGCTGCGAACGGGTATTTAGAAGTAATGCGGTTTTTAATACTTTACTCCGACCCTGAAGCTAACAATTCTCAGGCTTTGCGTTGGGCCGCTGCGAACGGTCATTTAGAAATAGTTAAGCTTTTACTACCCCATACCGACCCTAAAGTTTACGGATCTGCGGCATTGCGTTGGGCTGCTGCGAACGGGTACTTAGAAGTAGTTAAGTTTTTACTACCTTACTCCGACCCTAAAGTTGTAAGACAATTTATCTGAGGTGCACATGGATTATCAAGCTGAATTTTTACAAGCAGTCAAAAGTGGCGATTTAGATACAGTACGGCGGTTGGTGGAAACATATCGATTTGACCCAGGGTCCGATAACTGTTACGCTTTTCGCTTGGCTGCTGACAAAGCGCACTTAGCAATAGTTAAGTTTTTGCTCCCTTATTCCGACCCCAAAGCTTACAATTCTGAGGCTTTTCGTTGGGCTGCTGACAAAGGTCATTTAGAAATAGTTAAGTTTTTACTACCATACTCCGACCCTAAAGCTTACGGCTCTGATGCTTTTCGCTTGGCTGCTTTGAACGGTCATTTAGAAGTAGTTAAGTTTTTACTACCCCATACCGACCCTAAAGTTGTAAGACAATTCATTTGATGCTATTGAACAAGAAGGACAAGATTATGCCGATAGATAGGCATCTAAGTTAAATAAACACTCCAAGGAAACTTCACATGACAAACGTAATTAATCTAAGCTCTCGTAGAAAACCCGCGTTAACAAAAACGGATGCAAGAGACTACAACGGAATGCTTTCAGCCGAAAAGCCAGCACCGACAACAATTGAACGTATCCTTCTCTCAGAATTCATGCTCACCGACCTAGACACCGCTGTGGTAACCCCCGCCCAAATTGTCACGGTTCAAACAGCGATAGCAACAGCTTTTAACTGCGGGGGTGTGTTCATGGCGCTCAACAACACTGGCCCAACAATTGAATTAATCTGTATCCCCGTAACCAAAAACCGCAAGGGGGAGTGGCGACCTTTCTCTTTTCTTGCGTTTTTTACAAAAAAACACACAAAAACAGACGTCTTTGGTGCGAGATATACGCTTAAACAGCTCACCGACCTTGTGGGACGCTTTACAAAACTGCCGCTGACTGTCACAATAAAGGTAATCAGGAAACCCTCTCAGACCTTGTGGAGCGAATTTCAGAATGGCAGGAAAATCAAACAATAACCTCCCGAGGCCCTCTGCGGAGCTAGCCGATGCGCTCTCCGAATCTGTAGAAAACCATTTCATTTCTGAAGAAGAGGCAAACTCTTGCCGCGCCTACCTTACATTAAACAAAGATCCTAACAAGTGCTATTTCGGTATCGACAAAGAAGCCAACTTATTTCAAGCCTTTGTCCTCGGTAGGTCTTTTCATCAATTAGCCCGCTCTTGTTCCGTCCCTGTGCAGATGATTGTTTTAACCGCTATCAAGCACAAATGGGACCTAAAAGCTCGCTTGCTTCAAAACGCAGGCGATTCCGCTGTAGTCCAACACGCAACAAAAGACCTCGCTAACAAGATTCTAGAGATAAACCTGATTGGTATGGAACGCGAGCTTACTGATATCTACACTGGAAAGAAAGACGCTAGAGACAGTATCTTTATGTCAAAAACTCCCCAAGAGATGCAGAAAATGTTACAGATTGTCATGCAAGCCAATGATATTAAAAACGCCCTAGCAGGCGGTACGTCCGCTAATGCGCCTACCATCAACATCACAAACCAAAATGCCCAAGTGGCACCTCAAAATAGTCCTCAAGTCTTAGTAACAGACGCCGAGACCTTAGACGCCTTACCGGAGCCGTCAAAACTAGATCAATTAAAAATGATCCGTGACTCAGAAACACTTCCCATTTCCAAAAAGGATGCGCCATGAAATTTACTAAGAAGAACTTTAACGTCCCAGACAACTACAACCTCAACTTCGACAAAGAATCAAAGAAGTGGCGCTTGCGCATTAAGCGCGAAGGGAAGTGGGAGACGGCAGGACGCTTTGCAACAGAAGAACTCGCTGTTTCGTTTGCCAACCAGTCGTCAAAGTTCAATGCACAAGTCAAGGCCGATAAAGTAGAAAAGACAGCAAAGCCCGCTGCACCGAAGCGCGTTACAGAGGTTCCTCAAGAAAAAGCTCCAAAGGTCTCTACGTTGGAGAAAGTACGTGCCGCTGCCCGAGGGAAGAAGATAAAACAAGTAGACCCAGAACCTACTCCCCCATCCAAGCTTAACGACGAAAGCCTAGAAGAGGTTGTAATAATTACCGATACGCTTCCTCTAACACTACCCTCCTCGATGCTAGCGGGAGTACCTGTCTCGCTGGGGAACACGCAAAACAACTTACAGCTTTTGAAAATGCAAAGTCGAATTGCCGACCTACAGAAAACGGTAACCGCCTTTTCTGATGCGAGCAGACAAGACAAGGCGCAGGCGGAAGTAGCTGTACAAAGCTTAGAGATTCTTAAGAAAGACGTGAAGGCTGCGCTTCAGGACGTTAGTCGTGTGCGCGACAGTCTGCGCAAGATTATAGACGATAAGCTTGAACCTCAGCAGAAAGACATCATCGCATTGTTTGGTCAGCTTAGTCAGGTAGATTCGGCGGTATCTCTTTATTCCCACGAAAACCACCTCGGTGCAGTAAAACAACAAGCGACCGCCGCAGCTACGGCAAAGAGAGTGGACAAAGTGGGACGATTTCTCATATTACTGCTCATGCTTCAAGTCGTCGGTGTAATCATAGCGGTTCTTCTACAGACAGGTGTGTTGGAATAACGCATGCCTAAGCAAGTGGTGAACATCTCCGAACTCCGTAGGAAACTCTTCTTTGAAGTGTGCGACACTCAAGAGGAGCTTCAGTCGTGGCTTCAAACGTTTTTAAACCTAGACTTCCCTGACTGCACGGTAGACGAAGAGAGCACGTCCAATCCCATGCAATTTGTCTGGGAGTGCTACAACTTCATGAGAACAAACAAGGGACCTCCTGAGCACGTGGTAGCCGCAGGTAGAGGGTTGAGCAAAACATTAGGCGCTTCCGCTGTAGAGTTCTTGGGACTTGTGCACTTCAGGCGCCAAGAAGTTCACTTCAGTGCGCTGAAAGCGCAAAGTAAACTTGCATTAAAGTATCTTCACAAGTTCTGTAGGATTCCCGAACTTGTCGGGCATTTTGAGTCTAAATCCGCATTCGAAATTACACTAGTAAAGCTTCCACCAAACAAGTTTACGAGTAAACCCGATGCGTTTATCGCCGTGGTTGCGGCCACAATAGAGGCAACTAATGGATATCGCTCAAATTGTATTGCGGCGACGCAGCAAATACTGGCGTTGCCCCCTCTATCTAGTCAACGAAAAGTACAAAAAACAGCAGGAAAGTGGCACAGGTATAGCGCCGAAGGGATTTGGAAAAAATTTCAGAAAGGGGAGGTGATCGAAGTTGCCACAATCAATGAAAATACCCTTCACATTGAAGCAAAGCCTGTTCTTTACGCGTCACGAAAAGTAAATCTAGAGCAAGTAAAAGTTACAACGGAAAGCGGGCATTCGTTTTGCGTCACGAACGACCACCCGATCGCTACCTCAATTAACGACAATCACACAATCACTTACACCGCACTGAATAAGTTGAGTTTGGGTGACCCAATTTTATTAAAAAACTTATCACCAGACGCAATAACAAGTGGACGTCTTTTAAATACTTTAACGTATGAAAAAATAACTGAAATTGCTCCCTACAGCGTAGCACCAAGTGCCCGCGCCCGATGGGTATACGACTTCCATGTTCAAGATAATCATAATTTTTTCTGCGTTCGCGGACTAGTCCACAATTGTAATGTTGGAGACGAAATTGACCTTACAAATCGGGATGTTATATCTGAAGCCAGCCTCATGGGGATTCCAACATCCGACGAGCACTCGTTTGACCCCCTGACAATCTATCTCTCGTCTCGCAAAACCAACGACGGTCCCCTACAAGACCGCATGGACGAGGCCGAAAAATCACCCGAAGATATTCGAGTGCATAAGATATCTTGGGTGGATTGGATGCAGAAGTGTGAACCAACGACACACGGTGCATTCGGTCCGACCGTATTTATTAACAGAGAAAATTTGCAAGTGCACTGGGACGCCCTACCCAAGTCAGTTAGCACTGTGGATCAAACCCAATTCATGGAGCGTAAGGTCTATGAGGGGTGCCGGACATGCCCAGCCCTCTTAGTGTGTCAAGGCCGTGCACCCAATCAAACGTCCACATCTAAATACTTGAAGTCCATTCAATTTGTGGGACGTGAACTCAAAAAAATAACCGACGTAAATAAGATCATCGGGCAAATTCTTAATTATAAACCTGAAAGCTCTGGCATCGTCTTCAACACTTTCGCACGTCACAGACACGTAGGCGATCTTAGACAAGCCTATACATTTATAACCGCGCAAGACTGGCAAGGTGACGTTCTTCCGACCAAGCAAGACCTTTACAGCGTTGCCAAGCGGGACGGTTGGAAATGTCTCGTAGGTATCGACTGGGGAACCAGAGACCCTGCGATAGCCCTTACGGCGCTCTATCACGCAGGAGCTAAGCGCGTCCTGTTTTTGAGCCTTATGTACGCAACGGGGTTTGCCAACCACCTATGGGCGCAATACTACCTAGACAACGACGCCACGCTTTATCCACCCGACCTTATAGCACCTGATATGGCAGACGCCTCCTCTGCGTCTTACTTTTCTAAGTCCGATTTTCGTGTAAAGTCTAAAAAGCCGCAACGGATTGAGACAGGCGTGTCACAGATTAACGGCTTGATGTTCAACCCAGCGGATCAGTCATGCAACCTGATGGTTCTGGACACCCCAGACCTTCAGTACATGATCGAAGCGTTTTCCAAGTGGCGCTATAAGACAGATGGGCAGGGGCGCTTCGTTATAAACTCGTTCGATACCGACGGTGAATTCAGCCATGGACTGGATAGTTGTCGTTATTTATTAGACGCTTACGTCAAAACACCGGTTGCTATCACTTCCGGTCTGAGTACCACACCACCCCCGCCACAGCCGGAGCAAGCTTCTCAGATTCCGACCGTAGGTTCCACAGTGCAGAAGCACCTGATAGCCAGTGGCGTACACCCTTCGGCGTTTGACCAAGCCGCTCTTTTCAACCAGCTTAAAAACAGTGGGTTACAGCACCTCGTCCAAGAATACACCCTCCCAGAGCCTCAAAAGAAGAAGGGCCGTTTCAAGATTTACTAGACTACCTTGAAACTTTGCCCGCTATCCCTTAAACTTTAAAATGCGAACTACACGGAGGAAACCTACATGACCGCCTCAATTACTTTTAACGCAACGTCCATCCTTTCCGAAGGGTCGTCTTCAGACCCTGTACGCCTCAGCTCACCCCTAGCGGTGGCTTTTACTGGCTCAGCTTCGCAGATGCGCCCGATAGATATGATCCTACGCCCATCTCAAAGCGCTAGCTTGATTGACGGCGTGCAACCCATTACCTACTCGTCGATCACGAATTGGACGGTCTCAGTGCCGAGGGCACTTGAGCCTTCGACCGTAAGACTGACCGCCGATTCCGCGGTCTTTAGAACAAAGCGAGCTTTGGCACTTTCAAATACCACACTGATTTCTATCGTCAGGCAGTCCACTTCAGTTGTACGCGTACTCGCAGTGAGCGGTACGTTCGATACCACATCTGTGGTGATCGGTGACACGTTTCTCGTAGAGAAGACTACAGACGCTTTTACAAGCCCTTTTGCAGATGCAAACCAAGGGCTCAGCCTTACGATTGTAAACAAAACGGGTACAAGCTTGGACGTCTACGACAACGGTGTGCTAGTCCCTGACAGCAACATCGACCTTAACGGCGTGTTTAACACAGCTATGAAAGTGCTCGCACCTGGAGCAGCGGCTCAAGATATGCTCTACGTTTACTCCACCACCCCACTGTTTTCAAATCAAGGTCGGTTTCTAATCGCAACGGCTTCAGACGACTACGTCGAGTACGCAAGCGCAGAATCCGTTCTGGACTCTTTCACATCTATCCCCGCTGGCGGGATTGTGGTTGCGAGAGATGCCGCGCAGTATGTGTTCTTGACCGCTTCGGGCTCCGTGGAAGTGCTCACAGGTAACCAACAGCTCGGCTCGGGTACCAAAATTACAAGTATCTCGGGCGCAAACGCCGTGGCTCTGCTTACGGTAAGCAGCCCAGTGTTGGTTGTACACAACCCGTCACTTGTAGACCAGATTCGAATTGTCGCACATGTTGCCTCTTCCCCAGCGTCGGAGTGCTAGAAAATGTCAGATGAAAAAAAGAAGTACGGTAAGGTTACAATTGGGAGTGCGAGCGTGCAAGGAAGCGAGCCGTTCACCCTAAATAACTATGTGGAAGGTATGTCCAAAAGCATGCCGTCGGAAGACAGGCAAGGTAAGACGTCTGAAGCGGCGCCGCAAAATAAATCAAAAACGTTGTTCAACTCTCCGTATACTTTACTCGGTGCCTCCCAAGGATGGATTGACAAAGCTCGCGATCGTCTGACGGACGACCAACTGCGAGACATTGCGGTTATTGACCCGTACGTATCCGCTATCCGTAAGACACGAGTTGCTCAAGTATCCCCCTTAGCCGGTCGAGCAGTATCACGCTTTGACAAAGGGATTCGCATAGTAGAGAAAAAGCCATCAGTAAGAAAAGATTTTGAGAACGACGAGGAGTACGAGCAAGCGAAAGAGACCGCGGAAAAAGAAAAAGACAGCCTCGTGTCTTTTTTGCTCAACTGTGGGACTACGGATAAACGCGCACTCGAAGACCTGTACGATGGTGTCGATAAAACCTTTATGCACTGCTCGTTAAAGTCATATTTTCAAGCTCAGGTAGATAATCTTCTTACATTTGGTCGCTACGGGCGCCAATCGCTTCGAGACGAGGAAGGTGCGCTCATTGCCTTTCGACCTGTCCCTGTGGAGACTATACGCGTAGCAGACCCTGAGCAGAAAGCTTGGTTATCGTATTTCGATAATCAGGAGCGTGTGTATTTTTCGAAAGAGGTCGAGGACTACAATTCGCTACCTGAAGACGCGCGCCCAATAGCCTACTATCAAGTCCTTGACGGGCAACCTCGCCGGTTCTTTACGGACGAAGACTTAAAAATATTTCAATACCAGCAGCAGGCATATGTCAATCTTCTAGGGTATGCGAAAAGCCCAATTGAAGAAGCCATTACCGTCATTTTTTTGCACCACAGCTCTCTTCAGCAGCTTCGGAACATGCTCGTGAAGGGCCTTCTGACCAAAGGCATGATCGCCCTCAAATCGATGAACCCTGAAATCGAAGTGCCCGACGAAGTCGTCACGCAGTTTAAACAGGAACTGACCAACTTTTCTTCCGGTACATCGAACAATACGGCTGTACCCATTATTGCGGGACCCATAGAAGTTCAATGGGTACCTCTTGCGCCTTCGTTGAAAGATTCCGCTTGGCAAGAAATTGAAATGCTGATCATTCGCTGTATTCACAGTGCGTTCCAGATCAGCCCAGCAGAAACTGGTCAAGGAGCACTCGGTGATCCAGGCGGCGGGATAAACAGTTCTGAGAAGGATAACGACCTTATCGCTGGCGAAGAACGGGGACTAAAGCTTATAGTCGACATTCTTCAAGAAGACTTAAACTCAATTATCTTTGAGATGATGCCTGCGGCTGCGTCTAAGTATGAAGTGCAGATCTACGGCGTAGGTAACGAGTCACAAGAGGGCATGTTGCAGCGGGCTCAGGCGGAAATGAACTTAACCGCAACTTATAATTCGCTGCTAAGCATGAGTGAGAAGAACGAGACGCTGTCCTACGGCGGAGACGTGCCTCTCAATCCTCAGTGGCATCAGTTAATTAAGCCTACTATGCGCGTCGGTAAATTTCTGGAAATCTTTATGGGAGAAGAGGGAGCTGGAAACAATCCACTGTACGATTTCTTTTTTGACGAAGGCTTAAACCAGCGGATTGACGCTATGAAAGCGAAAAGTCTCAGCGCGCAAACCGCATCAAATGCGGCACAAATCGCTCAAGCAGAGCAGTCGGTTCAACAATCCCAACAACCACCTCAGCCGGAACAACCTGAGAATCCCCCACAGGGTGCGCAAGAAGCTTCAGGCAAAGAAGAAGAAGTCCAGAAATCGCTTCGGGACGAGTATAGAGAAAATTTACACAAGAGCTTTGTGTCAGAGTGGGTAAGAGCACATGAAGAAGACCCGCTAGAAGAACTAGGAAATTAGACCAACTGCTGCACGTCAGCGTCTTTCAGTCTTTCCAGAAGCTTGTCCCGCCATTTTTCTGCATGCGCAATCTCTACTTCATTTTGGCCGTACTTGATTGCAGAGCGCAAATCAAGCTCTAAGAAGTCGTAGACTGCGCTAGCCAAAGCCGACCCCTTCAGTGCGTACCGCAACTCTTCTTGGTCTGCCGGTAAATCATAACTCAGTGTCGCTTTCATTTCGCAACCTTTGTGCTTTACGTTAATCAACCAACGATGTCGCGGTCCCATGTGTTTGCTTGGACTGTCTGCGCCCAGTACTCGCAGCTATCTTCGTCAATTTCACATCGCTGCTCCATCCCACTTACGTAGCGGACAGCCGCCACTCTTTGAACGTGAAAGTCTGAATCAACAGCTACGTTTAAGCCTTGGTATGTAGGTACGCGGTCTCTGTTCGTCTTGAACCCCAGCGCGCGCATAAGTTTTCTAAAGAAACGTGAAACAGTACTTGTCAGCATAAATTCTCCTTTAATGCATACTACAATGGTTCTCGGACAGATCCAACCGGACTTTAGCACTTTTTTACGTGCTAGATTTCTTTTAGGAAATCGTGTACTATTTAAAGACTTCAAACCCCTAGAAAGGATACGATATGACCGATTTCTTCGATTCCCTTAATAATGAACCGTCGCAAGAAGACCTACAGGCCGCTATCCCTCTAGCGCTGGCGCAACTAGTCAATGAAAACAACCTTGTAAAACAAGAACTCTTCCGTCAAGCGCAAGAGCTACAGCAGCTTAGAGTACACGCCGCCCTGTCACTCTTCCTCGTAGAAAAAACAATTGGCGCAGAAAGGTACGCGGAGATCGTCGTGCTCTTTAATGAAGCCGTGAGCGTCAAGCTTAACACTCAAGCAGAAACCCTTGCGGACAGTCAGGAAACCGTGTGAAAAGCCGCTTTCAAGAAGTCTGCCCGCGCAGGCTGAAAAACCTACCTACCGACGGACCCTGCCCCCTTGCACTCCGCTCTATTGAGGCATGGCAAAACGGTGAGAGAGACGAAACAAAACTCGCATGTCCTTTCTTTACAATGTCAAGCCAGTACTCTAATTGTTTCTTCTCTCAACTCGACGATCAAAACGGGCATGCCATCGAATCTGACAGAGAGATCGCTAAGACTCTAGGGCTCACTGACAAAGAAGTGAAAACTGCGACTGCTGAAGCGATAACGAAGATTAAAGCCGCAGCAGACGAAGGCAATGAAGACGTAAAGCTCTTGCTTGAGTCTTTAGCAGATGTGAACGCACTGCCCGCAGAAGCCGACATCTACGCTGGTGAAAACTGGTTGTTCGAGGGTGTCGAGCATCTGATCGACGAGCTTACGTACCGTGGACAAATAGAGACGTTACTCAATCAAGGGCGCTTGAAGGCACCTGTCGCTGAAGCCCTGCTGAAGAGGGGTCCTGGTAGACCCTCGGCGGCTATTCAACCTCCAAAGGGTACGAGCGGAACCGGTGCTGTACACCACAGTGGAAAAATTCAACTGTTTGCGTTGTCTAGTAACTGGAACAAAGTAGTAAAAAAATTCCAAGAAGGCCCTACGCCGATACGTATGGCTACCAACTCGTTAGTATCGCGGGAACGTAAGCTCAGTAAGAAGGACATGGAAGATGAAGAAAAATCTTAAGCCAAAACTTAGAGCTATAAAACCTCTCCTGAGGCAAGTGCTTTTTCTTAAGCGCTTAGAAGCAGAGATGAACGCGGCCTACGACATGATCTCTAGCAAGCTTGTCGACGATATCATGAAGCAGGTTGCGCTTGTAGAACCCCTAGCCAAGTCAGACGACGACCTTCCAGAGAACTTTTCAAGAAAGATTCCCCGCTTCGAGGTGGATCTTTCATCTATTAGCAAGCTCATAGAAAAATACACGGACGCTTTGCGCTACACGATTCTCGGTAAAGCCGCAGGGAAAGAAGCCGAAGACGCTGTAACAGAGCTTAGGCTGAAGACTAAGATTCCCGCAGGTGGGGTGGTGCAAGGCTACCTTTCAGCCCTAGACGCGCACGCTGCATACATGAACGGGGTCCTTGAGAAAGAAGGGTCTATCTCGGGACGCTTTACCAAAAAAGCGCTTGACTTTATTAAAGAAAAAACCGGCCTATTGGTAGATGCCAAAGTGCTCGAACTGAGGTCAAGGACCCTATCGACTTTGCAAGATTCTCTTAAAGAGATTGATATGCAGAATGATGCCGCTGTGCGTGAATACGTACTGGCTGAAAATACGCTTAAGGGAAACATCTCGTCGATTAAAGCTAAACAAGCACTCGTGAAAGAAGCTATCCAAGACGTGTTCGAAAAACGCACACCGGTCTACCTCGTCAAGCAGCGTCTCAAGGACGTTACCCAAGAGTACGGGACCAATTGGACACGTGTCGTGCGCACGGAAATGGGTCTCGCTTCCGGTGCCGCTTCACAGCAAGCCATAGCGGATATTGCAGGGCACGAAGATCCCGTAGTCGCTATTGTTGTTACAAAAGACGACAGGTTGTCACCTGAGTGCCGTGACTGGTCGTTAAACGAAGACGGGTCGTACAAATATTTCAAAATGAGTGCGTTGAAACCCGCAGGATACAACCTTGGGCGAAAGAAAGCGGAGTGGAAAAATAGCGTACCAAGTCGACACTTCAACTGCCGCTGCCATATCGCGTACGTCCCTGCCGGTTTCAAACTTGACCTGTATGGTTCGCTGATCCCACTCACAGACACCGAGGAACTGAAACTTGAAAACAACTCTTAATGATCTCGTGCAACGGAATGCAACCTCCACCACATTTCTTTGGACAATACCTAAGCGGACGCTTCGACGAAGAATTCGCGTGGCTTTTTACGTGTACGTTACCGGCCCTATACGGACAGTGCGGGTTGCCGCCGCGCATGTTTTCCAAAACCTCTGGCTGTTAAAGCACGTTTGGAGGTTCCGCCCTTGGGACGCGGCGTACAAGTACGCGCTCCTCTACGACATCTACGACAAAATGGTCATAGATTTTGAACGTGGAAACGATATGGTAGACAGCTCAAAAAGTATCAAGAGCCTTAAGATTTGCAGAGAAGCATGTAAGCGGCTGAGGGATCCTGTAGATACATACGTAGACGTGACAGAAAAAGCAAAGCTTTTTAGTGACCGCTACGTTATATGTTCTGCGGACGATACTAAAGGTCCGAGAGAAACGCTAGCTAACGAAATAAAGCGCAACGGCAACTGGTGGTGGTGAGTTAAAGGTCTGCGCGGTCAGGTACTTATCGTACACTTTTGTTTTTATCTCGTATAATAGACACTTCCACACGGTGCATGACGGTACTCACTACCAGCATCAACCCTAGAGTCATTAAAAACGGCGCGACGTCCCGCTCCATGTTGTCGGTAAACTTCAAAAGTAGAACTGTTGCCACAGCAAACGACAGGAATTGTAGCCCAACTAATGAATATAACAAGTAATATTTTTTCATCTCATACCTCTTAAGTTTCTAAATTGTGTATCGTCAGGGTCTGTAAAAACTTTAACACTATTTTGGAACAAGTCAAAAATAAAAGACTTGACGGCGCTAAACTTTAGTTAATTTTCATTGTCTTTGCTTCAGGAACGCGTCCACCATGTCAAACCAATAGTTGAGAAGCTGTAGGTGAGAAGGCAAGGTCGGGCTCATTACAGACGTATCGTCTTGCGTGTGGTCGAGGTTGTTGTAGGCGTGTCCGCACTCATGCCAAAGCAAAACTTTTCTTGTCTCGTAGCTTGCGGATTCCCAAAAAGCGCGTTTTAAATAAATAGTTCCAGACCCTACAAGCGATTTTCCGTTTAGTGTTCGGTAAGAGGCAAGTCCCACAGTTTCGGGACTTGATGTAGGTAGGTTGGCAAAGTTGTCGACTACTAAGATCTGCTTGACGACACCCGCTACATATACAGGATTATGCTTGTTCATATCCAAAAACTCGTTGAGCAGTTCTCTGATTTCAGGATGATTTTCAGGAACCTGTGCGGGTCTTGGAGCGTCTAAAAAGAGTGTGACGGAGGGCTCTTCGCCTCCACACGCTGTGAGAAAGACGGCTAGAACTAGCAGTAGTATTTTCATTCTGTTTCCCGTGAGATGTCTAAGTTTTGAAACTTATTGTTTTGGTGAGCCGTTTGCGCTAAAGCGCTTAATCGTTTTACCTAAAGAGCCTGCGGCACTTAGCTCTAGCTGCATGCCATCCGAAGGTGCTTCGTCGTAGAACGCCCAAAGCTCGTCACAGGTATCTAGAAAGCTCATGCCCGCCACCATACCTAGAATCCGTTCTTCTGGGTTGGTGTCGTCGAGCGCTTGGGGAAGGTAGGCGTGAGGAGCATAGGGCGCGTAGCCTTGGAGTACTGCTTCGCGACAATACATCAAGGCATTTTTTACATTTCTGTAGGGGTCAGCGGCAAAGGGCGAACATATAAACACACGTTTCATGTTGAGATTCCCATTAAGTATTCGAAGGCTTTTTCTGCTTGCATTGGAACCACTGCGTTACCGAGTCGCTTAATTCTGTCCATCCGAGAGGGAACCCCATAAATACCTCTGCCCATAGTGGGCTTAACAATGCGCCCGTTGGCACTGATGAATTCGTGATTTGCTGATATTTTGAATTTCGTCCAAGGGGTAAATTCACAAATGCAGTCAGCGCTAGGCTGTTCCTTCGGTACTCTGACGGATGAGCGCCGTCTCTGTAATCCCTGGCTGCTAACGTCGGATATACTGTAAGCCAGGCAGAACCAACGTTCCCGCTTGTGTGGTGCTCCGACTTCTTGAGCGGATAGCATACACCAGCGACTATCATACCCTGCCTTGGTAAGTTCTTCGAGCACTCGATCCATTCCCCGTGTTCTGATTGCTGGGACGTTTTCAAGGAATATGAACGCGGGCTTGATCTCTTCGGCCAAGCGCATGATCTCGAAAAATAATCCACTTCGCTTTCCGTCCAAGATTCCTGCGCCTTTTCCAGCGACGGAGATATCCTGGCAGGGGAACCCTGCGACAATGATGTCAATGACGGTGTCGAAGTGTTTTCCGGTGAGTGTAGAGATGTCGTCCCAAATCGGTGCTGCTTTGATGCTTTGATCACCCATTCGTGATAAGAGTACAGACTGAGCGTGTCGGTCTTGTTCACAGTAAGCAATTGTGTTGATGTATTCTCTAAGCGCAAGGGTGTTTCCGCCGATGCCGCTAAATAAATCCAAGCCATTTAATTTTTCCTTCATGCCGCGACCTCTTTACAACCGAACAATTCCTACACTCGAAAACGCTTCTTTAAACTTTTCACTTTCGTCTACAGAACCCGCAACATAGATAATGGCATTCCCATGGGAAGGCGAGGCATGCGCTCCGTGTTGGGAATCAAACCGAATTCTCTTAGCAGGAATACAGAACGAAAACTCAGCCATGCTGGGTACGCCCTTCCCTTGTGAGTTTTGGAAAGCTTCCAAGCTAAAGGCTAAAAAGATAGCGTGCTTTAGGTGCCCCGATGCTTTGTAGCGCATGAGCTTTTGCCAGAACAAAGACATGTTCGACTTGTTGCCCGTTTTTCCGCCGGGGGGATTGAGAAAGATAGAGCAGTCGATAGGCCATTCTGTCGTCAATCCGCCTTGTTCTTGATTGATAATCGTAGTGGCACCCACTCTAGCGTTGCCAAAAACGTCAGAGGCAGGGTCGAGGTCTATTGTCCCTAGCACCAGTTTCGCCTTTTCAACAATCAAAGTAGGGGTGTACCAAAGGTCAGTAGCAGAGCTGTGTAAGATGTTCATTCAACCGCGCCCACATCGCCCACGCGCAGCTCGTTTTCACAAGGACCCATGACAGTGTATTCAGCCGATCCAACCTTGGAAACCAAGCTTCGAAACGGAATCTCTTCACCAAGCTCAGTAAGGACAACAAAACGACTCTCGGAGATCGACACAACCACTCCTCGCAGCGACCGTAGTACGTTCTTCCCTGTGCTCATTGAAAGAAGCAAAGTGTCCCCTTGCTCAAAGTATTCTGGATGGCTCGGGTCTTGTAAAAAATTTACAGCGTTTCCCTTAAGTAGTTCAGGCGTCGAGTTCATTCAATTCTCCACTATCAATTCGTAGTTTTAGCTCTTCCATGGCGTTATCTTTTAACACTTTCTCTGCTACTATTTCAGTAACTTCACTGTAGGCATCGGTCAGCAACACGGCAGACTTTAGTCTCCATCTTAAAAAATCTATTTTCTTTAGGAATCTTTTAAAGTCTTCTGGTACATGGTGCGTATTCATAGTCGCGTCTTTAAGATACAGGTCTTGCCACCTCGACGGGATCTCAACAACGTCTAGATTTCCGCCAGTCATGTCTAACCAGTCGAGCGCAAGAATGACCTCTATTTTTTCTTCTGCCGCTAGCTTAAGCAGGAGGCAGTCACATATTGCTACTTGCTTCTCTTTAGAAAGAGCACTGTAGGCCGCGTTTTCAATCATTAGCGGGTTCGCCCACACCTCGACAAGCACCGCGTCTAGCACTTCTCTAGGCGCTTCGGTGGAATCTAGCTTTTTTTCTACTGCCATTTCGCATTCGTCGTAAAGCTGGAGTACCCGATAGTCTTGCTTGCAGCACAGCGAGATGTACTCAAACGTTTTATCAGCTAGTACGTCCATGCTCCAGCGTTCGTGCTGCTCCTCGATCTCCCACTTAACGTAGAGGTCTAGAAGGTCGTAGCCTCTTTGCGACCTTGGGGAAAGCTTTACGTACTTGGGGTGCTTGAATATTCGTGCCATGGTAATCCTTTTTCAAACGTCGAGAACTTGAATGTCTTCGGTAACAGTGCGGTAGACTTTAGAAGGTCTACCTCAGAAGGAGCTGAATATTAAGCTCAAGCCCCCCCGTCGACCAGCCGCCCACGTGGATGCCGACCAATCGCCCAGCACCGTCAAAAACGGGCGCGCCGCTGGAACCGCCCGCAGCGGCAGCGTCGGTTATCATCGCATTGCTCCAATAGACGCCCCCTCCTGAGTAGCTCTCGTCCGTCACTGATCCGGCGGCGAATTGCACATCGTTGGTCAAGTCTAGCGGAAAAGATGCTGTGACAGTCAAATCCCCTAATTTCGGAGCGTAGTCTTTAGATTCGCTGAACCCCTGCAACGCAAGTCCCGCAGTGTTCCAAGCGATTCCCGAAATTCGTGTAACGTCGCGCGAGCCATCTTGAAAAGCCGTACCACCCGCGCCTACAAGAGTTGGGCCGGAGTAGTAGAGCATGTTGGTGCAACCGGAGGTTACATGATGTGCTGTAAGGATTCGCCCGTCGTGTAGTTTTGTCCCTGTGCCTCGCGTCGCATTTGAAACACATTGCAAGTCAAGAATTGACGCGCGGTTTGGGATAATAGCCTGTAAGATAGAGACCAACGCTGCTGTATAAGATTGACCGTCCTTTCCTGTAATACCTGTATTTCCTGTTTGACCGTCCTTTCCTGTAATACCTGTATTTCCTGTAATACCTGTATTTCCTGTTTGACCGGCCTTGCCGCTCTCTCCAGATGGCCCTGGCCTACCGTCCTTACCGTCTGATCCGCACGCTGCGAGAAATAAAGAAGCCAAAGTGTACAAGCGGGGGTAATTCATAATGTTCTCCTAATAGCCTAATCGGCGGTTGTTTCAAACTTCTAGCACTTGAATGTCTTCGGTAACAGTGCGGTAGACTTTAGCTCTTTGTTGAGAGTACCCTAAGAATTTATCTCGATACCCGTAACCTTTCAAGGTGACGTCAAAGAAATATACGGCGTCCTTACCAGGACTCAGGCGAAGCCCTCGTCCTAGCACTTGTCTTGTCAAAGCTTCGCCGGAAGTATTCACAACTGATATCATGGCGTCTATGGAGGGTACGTCAATCCCAGTTCCCAACAATGCACTATTAGAGATCAGCGTGCCTACCTTCCCGTCTTTAAACATTTTGAAAGGGTGCCGAAACCCGCTATGCGCAACCATATGCTTTGTGCCGTAGCGCTCATTGTAAGCAGTGGCGAATTTCTCCCCTGGCTCTCTTGTCTTAAAGAGCACAAGAGTTCTCAGCCCTCTGTCTTCTAGAGCCTTCAGGGTGTCACAAAGATAATTTATGGCCGCAGACGAGCTGGCAAGAATGCCGTAAGCTTTTTGCTGGTTCATGGCATCGGGCAGGGTAGATTTTTGAGAGGAGAGATTAATCATAAAAATCCGAGGGGGTGTGAGAAACTTATGCTCAAGTCCCCAAGCGGAAGTCTTTTGATAAACTACAGGGCCGCAGAGGGCATGCACGCCTACGACTAGGCTGTCAGCTCTCACAGGAGTGGCTGTGAGCCCGTAGGCATGAGAAGCGCCCGAGCCGAGAATGGCCGCCGAGTAGGAATCCGATCCCACCCCATGGCATTCATCTGAAACCATGACATTGAACATATCGCAATAGCCTTTCGCCGAAGCGATAGTGGTTACTGCGCAAGGAGCACCTTCTTTAAACTTTGCTCCGCCGCCTATGCCACACGTTCCCGGGATAACTTCCTTTAATGCTTTAACAGTTTGTTCCACAAGGTCAATTGTAGGCACAATCACCAAAGGACGCTTCCCACTCTTAATAGCGGAGTGGCAAAGCATAGCGATGATCAGGGACTTACCCCCGCCCGTGAACACATCGAGCATTGCTCTCTTGAAAAGGAGCAGCTCTTTTACAGCTTCGACTTGGTAGGCTCTAGGCTGTTTGGCATAGGTGACGTCGAGCGGGTGGTATATGATTTCATTGTTCAGGTGTCCAGACACCTCCTCACAGAGCCACCACAGCCCTGGAGGACAGGACAGCGATCCGTCTGCGTTTTCGGCGTAGTAGCGAACGAGCAAGTTTTTCCCTAAGCGCCTTATTTCCCTCTCTACCCAACGCGCTTGCACGTCGCTGGTTGACGGCTTGTTTTTAAGGGCCTTGATTTGGTATTCCACGGAAGAATCTACGGCGGTGATAAAGCGTTTGAAAGGGTCGAGGTCAGCACCTGTGACAATGAGTTCCTGCCCGTCGGGTCTTAGGGTTCCTTTAGTAAACGGAAAAGCCGTAAATGATTCAATTTTTTTCACGTTATCAGCCTTATGACGCGGTTGTTAATCAGAGTTGGGCGGGCTGAAGATTGTCGCTATGACGCCCGCTAAGACGAGCACCCCGATGAAAATTGCAAAGAACAGGATTGGGGCGAGCAGAAGACCAATTAGAAACATGATCACGTCCTTTTACCGAAAAACTTAAACATCTCGAACTTCCTAGCCTGTTATCGCCACGCGTTCTTCAAACTTTAGCTTTTTCTAGAATAAATCTTACGATTGACTAAAGCAATAGTTGGAAGGTAAAATAGCACCTAAGTGTGTTAAGGAGTTAACGAATGGCGTATAGAATCTACGGGGTAGGCTCGGTTCAGTCTCCCGACAAAGTGGGCGAAACTGTAAATCTAGAGGGCTTGGATACGTCCAACCTCCGCTATTTGAGCGACGAGCACGCCACCGACGACGTTGGTGGGGGTATGTTCGCAATATTAGGCGCTATTACCAGCTACAAGAAAATATTTAAACAAGAGGACGCCCAAACGCCTAGACAAAAGCGCTGCTGGGACGTCGCAAAAGCTCCTTTCCTTTACTTTGAAGCTGAGCTTCTTCACAGCCACCCGAACGCGGCTAGCGCAGAAGCCCTTATCACATGGTGCGCACAACACCCTGAGAATGCTTTAAAAATTGGAGCTTCGATCGAAGGCGGTATCGTAAAGAGGGGTGACGCTGACGCAAAACACCTCGAGCAAACTGTAGGCGAGGGGATTGCCCTTACGATAAAGCCCATGATGCCGCGTTGCTCAGTGTTTCCCATGCTTGATTTACAAAAGAGTAACGTTCAAGTAGCTTACCCTAAAGCCTACGTAGCGCTCTTGCAGAAGTCGTCTAGTGATAAAGGGTTCATCGAGTTGAAGAAAAGCGAACAAATCCAACTTATTGCCGCGCGGCTAGCTCAGCTAAAGAAATCAGCCGAAGCTATGACATCGAGCATGAAGTGCAATCACTGCGGAAAACCAACGTCTTTCTTCATCGGTAGCGATACACCCAACCGCTGCCCTTCGTGCTCTGCGGCGTTTTCAATGACTTCGCTCTGGAAAGCTGTTAAAAAAACAACAAAGGATGGTAAATAATGTCTAGAAGTGTATTCATGGACCCAGCAGTGTCCGCTAACATCTGCCAAGAAGTGCTTGCTCAGTTCTCAGACTTCTCAGGATCTACTCAAGTCAACCCCCTTCGGTTGCTACAGATCACGGAAAACATCCATCAGCTTTCGATCTCGAACCAGACAGACGCGGTTATCAGAATTGTTCTTACCGCTCCGGGCCGTGTAGCCGATAAAGGGCTCACTACCGCAAAATTGGTCACAATTGCTGCTCTAAGCGCATTTACGTTTGACGGCACAGTTTTAGAAAATCTTCAATTTCCGGCTGGTTCCACTTTTTGGGTATATCCCGCAAGTGCCGTACCTACCCTTGGCTACCTACAACTCTTCTCAACGGGGATTTAACCATGAGCTTTGGATACAACGGCGTTGGTTTTGGTGGATCAGGCGGCGGTGGAGGGGGCGGAGGAGGCATCTCTGGCGTACCTTCATTTACCGTATCCTCCTCAGGATCACTTACTTCTTTGGTTTCAGCCGTGATTGGATCTTTGGGTCGAGTACCCACGGAGTCCACGACTTACGTGCTTCACTCACTTCCAGCCAGCAACATCTCGAACTGGTTAGCTTTGCCTTCTGGTTCTTCGGCCACACAGGGCGCAATAGTGTCCGCTTATCAGAACACATCAGGAAGCACGATTGCTGCTTTCTTACCAGTGCAGATCAACTCGGCTACCGGCTCTCTCGCCCTTGTAGACGTGTCTGTACTAGATAGTTCACAAGACACCTTCGGCGTCACTCAGGCAGCGATTGCCAACGGCGCATACGGGAATGTGGTCATGGAAGGTCGCTTAGAAAATATTACAGGCGGCTTCTTGGCTGGGTCTGTTCTCTGGGTTGCCAAGAACGGCTCGCTCACAGCCACAGCGCCTAACGCAGGGATCAATGGTTTTGTGTCCGGTGACTTAGTCATTAAGGTAGGGGTGGTTGTTCCAAACGTCGGAAACGCGCTGCTTGTCGACCTCGTAGTTGAAATGGACATTATCGGCGCTCTCTAAAGTATTTTCTCAAGTCTCACGAATCCCCACTGCTAGCGCAAGCCTCTTTACCCTACCCGAAAAAAATGCTACAGTGGCTTTGTTCCTGTTAACCGCTCAAGGAGAACCGCGTGACTGAGAAAAAAGCTAAGAAGCCTAAAGCTGCTAAAGTATTACCCGACGAAAAGCCTACCGTCACGTTTCCAGACGGGCGTGAGAAATACGTAGACGAGCTGAACGACGACGACGTTCAGCAGATTCAACAAATTATACGGGCAGCCGTAGAAGACGTTATCAAAGGCTCAGCCGCTGCCTTAGACAAAATGCTCAACCCTTTCGGACTGGCTTGTAAAGTCATAGCGTTTACGTACCCGCTCGGAGCGACCAAGGAAGAAGTAGACGGCCTAATGCTTGCTGCCGCTGGTCCACAAGCAGAATAGCTCACATTAAAGCATGCGGTCCAAAGACACCCAAAATCCACCCACTCAGTAAGAGCCGGTGGATTTTTGTTATTAAATACAAGTAGTTAAAAGATTTTGTAAGCTTTTGTTAAAGTTTTGTGGCAATTGTGCGATAACTATATTGGTAATGAAACCACAGAAGGAGATATCAGATGCGCATTCCCCCGAAGTCTCGTACTACTCTTGATCCTGCATCCGTGGCAGAAATAAAAGCTGTGGTGCCAAGTGGGTCTGAAGACACCGCAGCTGCTAACAAAGAAGATTTGCTTCAGATGGCGAGAAAAGCCGAAAGCAGACCTCACTGGCAGAATCCTCTGGCACCTGTTCTTAGCAACTACACAAGAGCTACTAGCCAGGGCTACGACCCCGACTTTGCGGCGAAGATTAAAGAGTTGGCGCCAAGTTGGTTTAAAGGCGCATCGACCGCAAAGAAATAACAATTTAAATCACGTATAGGTGTTGTATGATTCTCACTGTCAAAGTCTCCGTAAATAGAACCCACTTGCTCTGGGCAGCCTGCTTTCTTCTATGCCGCAATGAAAAGCTGTCAAAGTCCGCGGTGCTTAAGTTTTTGCGTGAGCAAATGGCAAGGTTTGGCGAAGACGAAAACTCGTTGTGCGGGTTGACGTGGCAACAGGATTACTGCGACCAACTCCCAGAAGCTGAAACATGGCTGAACAAAGCCTTTGATCGCGAGTAGCCCAGTCCAACCCTCCCATGGTGTTTCTCGGCATCCCCTACCGCGAATTGAGTAAAATAGCTTGGTGTATACTCACCAATCACCTCAAAGGGGTTCTCCACCATGGCGACCAGCTCTAAGTTGTTATATCTAGCGTCCGGCGTAAACCGCTCGCTCGACCTTCTCAATGCTTCCAACGTGTTCCAAATCCGTGACAGCGTTCTCAAAATTGCCGCTGACGCTTCTGCAACGAACGTTATGTCGTTCAACTTGGCTGCATACTCGGCAAGCCGCTCTTTAACTTTCCCTGACAGCAACATCAACTTCGGTGCTTTTGCCCGTGGTTTTATCGCTGCTGGCTCGGCTAACCATGTCGTTATCAACGATGGTACAGGCGCTCTCTCTAGCGAAGCAGCTCTTGCGGCTTCTCGCGGTGGTTTCGGTGCTGACGTTTCTGCTTTCACAGGCGTTCTCAAAGCGTCCTCCGGTGTGTTCTCTGCTTCCGCAGTCGTTAACGCTGATATCAGCGCTGTTGCCGCTATTGCTTACAGCAAGTTGGCAGCCCTCACCTTTAACCGCGCCCTTATCTCTGACGGCTCGGGCGTAGTTACCGCTTCGGCAGTGACTTCTACTGAACTCGGATACGTTGCAGGCGTAACTTCCGCAATCCAGACACAGCTTAACGGTAAGCTCAACCTTACTGGCGGTACATTGTCCGGCGCGCTGGACTTGGGCGGCAACCTTCTTACAAACGTGGCTACTCCTGTATCCGCATCCGACGCTACTAACAAAGCTTACGTTGATGCCGCTATCAACGGACTAAGCTGGAAGTTGCCAGTTGTTGCGGCTTCGACAGGCAACTTAACCCTCAGCGGAGCGCAAACCGTTGATGGTGTTAGCTTAGTTGCAGGTCAGCGCATCCTCGTAAAAGACCAAGCTACTACTTCACAGAACGGTATCTACGTTGTAGCCGCTGGCGCATGGGCTCGCTCTGCGGATATGGACTCGCTCACTCCTCTAAACGAGTTCAACTCGGCTGCTGCGTTTGTCCAGTCCGGTACAGTCAACGCCAACCGTGGATTTGTTCAAACTGCTACAGTCACTACAATCGGAACAGACCCTGTTGCGTTTGTCCAATTCTCCAGCGCATCTTCGCAGATTGCCGGAAGCGGAATCAGCATCTCTGGCTCTACAATCTCCATCAACTTGGCTACTAACCCGGGTTTGGAATTCTCTAGCTCCGCTCTCCGCATCAAGCTTGCTGACACTTCCCTCGCCCTTTCGGCAGGTGGCGTAGCTCTGGCTTTGGCTTCCTCAAGCGGTTTGACTGTCGCTAGCGGACTTTTGGTTAAAGTAGAAGCTTCCAACCCTAGCCTCCAGATCAACGGCTCGAATGAACTCGGCGTTAAACTCGCAGCAGCAGGCGCAATCGTCTCCGGCGCTTCTGGTGTCGCGGTTCAACTCGAATCTTCCCAACCTTCGCTCCAAATCGTAGCCAACGCTATCGGCGTTAAGCTCGACACCGCTCGCGGTCTTGCCAAAGACGCTTCTGGCGTATTCGTAAAAATTGACGGAAGCTCGCTTACGTTTAATGGTTCTGGAGAGTTGCAGGTAGGTTCATCCGACGCTACGCTCATTTCCTTTACCTCGGGTGAAGCCCTCACAGCAGGCGACAACGTGTACATCTCAGCAGCAGGCACTGTGTCAAAGGCACGTGCAAACGCTGAATCTACGTCGCTCGGCTATGTTGGTCTTGCTCGCACCACAGTTGGTTCCGGTGCAGCGGTGCAAGTAATTGTTGGCGGACGTCTTAGCGGATTGACTGGCTTAAGCGCAGGCAGCCGTTACTACTTGTCAGCAGGAACTGCGGGTGTATCGACCACTACAGCTCCTTCCGCTTCTGGACAACAAGTTGTGTTGGTTGGAATTGCAATGAGCGCTACTGAACTCATTGTTTCACCTGACTATAAAGTATCTATCGATTGAGTTTTCACAGTTAACTTTGTGTCCTGTTTACAGGCGCGTCGGGCTGGGTCTTTCGACCCAGTCCTTTTTTTATTGAAACTGTGCTAAAGTCTGAAAGCAAAACGGCGATGAAGAAATAACGGAGGTGACTATGGCGGCGGGGAAAAAATTAACAGCTGAAGACGTAGCAAAAGTCGCACAAGCAAAAAACCCAAACCTGCGCTTGGTCGAGAGTTCTTACGTTGACTTATCCACCCTGTGCATCTGGGTGGAAGAGGGTTGGGGTGAGTTTGAGCGAAAGCCTTCTATCATTCTTTATTCGAACAGCGTGTATCACCCTGAACACGGCAGGTTGCGTAAAAATGCAATTTTGGCAAAAGCGCAACAAAAACCGGAAAGCAAACAAAAGCGTAAAACCACTAACCTTGCCAAGTATGGACACGAATACATTTCACTCTGCCCACATGTACGTAGTAAAGTTTGTGCAACTAACTTAGAACGTTACGGTCATGAAACCCCGCTTTTGAACGCCGACGTTCAAGCTAAGATTAGTGCAACTAACTTAGAACGCTACGGTCATGAAAACCCCCTTTTGAACGCCGACGTTCAAGCTAAGATTAGAGCAACTAACTTAGAGGCGTATGGCGTAGAAAACGTCCTGTCGAGTAGTCTTATACAAGACAGAGTAAAGACTACTAATCTACAGCGCTACGGGTTTGCAAACGCTGTGCAAGCCGAGGCGGTTCAGAGTAAAACGAAAAACACTAATTTACAGAGGTATGGCGCTGAATACGGTCTGTCAAACCCTGATGTGCAGCGTAAACGGAGACTTACTAACGTTGCGCGCTACGGGTCTGCGCACGCTACATTACACCCTGCGGTCAGAGCAAAACTAAGTGCTACCAATATCGCGCGATACGGCCACCAAAGTAGTTTCGGTAATTCAGACGTCCAGAAGAAAATTTACAGAACTAAGATGCTTCGCGGGCTATACAAACAGTCTAAAGGTGAACTAGAACTGAGAGACTTTTGTAAAACACTGGACCCCGACGCCCGTACAACCATGGCGTATTTAAACAAGAAAGCTTTCCAAATTGATATTTTTCTGCCTTCTAAAAATATATGCATCGAATACAATGGGATGTTTTGGCATTCCGAGGGGAATAAAAAAAATTACTCCGAAAAACACTTAGACAAGACGAAAGCATGCGCTTTACAAGACAGACGTCTCATACACATTTGGGAAACCGAATGGCACAACAAGCGCCCTCAAGTGGAAAACTACATCCGAAGCGTAGCGGGTATTTTTGAAAGAAGGATTCCTGCAAGAAAATGCCTAGTAAAAGAAGTTACTGATAAGGCGCAAGTTAAAGCGTTTCTTGACAGCAATCACTTATTAGGCGCGTGCCCGTTTTCAAAAGCGGTGGGCATCTTCTTGAATGAGGAACTCGTAGGTGTTGCTCTTTTGGGGAGGCACCATCGAACAAACGTCCTTAACATTGCTAAGCGATTTGCTTTTTTAGCGGGTGTTCAGGTGATTGGCGGCGTGAGCCGTCTTACCAAACACCTTTTAGACGTCTGCGAATCCGATTCCCTCGTCACTTGGGCCGATGTCAGGCTAGGAGCGGCGTCGGTCTACACGTCCGCAGGGTGGACCTTAGATTCCACGTCGCGCCCTGACTATTTTTACTGGCACGAATCTCAAAAAAGAGTTGTTTCAAAGCAGCATTTTAAAGACCACCGAAAAAGTTCAACCGGTGTTTCCGAAAAAGATTTTGCTAAAACCCGGAGATGCCTACGGATCTGGGACTGTGGAAAACATAGGTTTCGTATCTATAAAGGCGGAATTCCTACATGCTCGCTTTCATCCCCGTAGGTTTGTCCGCGCCCTGTTCTTAGTCCTCATCCTTATCACGCTCAAAATATTGCGCAATAGCCAACAACCCTAGGTCACACGCTAGCATTAAGCCAGCAAACGCTAAAATATTCGTAGGCATCTTAAATTGTAGGACAAAAACCAAGACGAACAGGTTAAAACAAGCTAAAAGAAGAAAAGTTTTCATAGCACCTCCAAACAAAAGATACCCTGTGTAAAGAAAAGACTCAAGTTTTAAAAGAAACTTGCGATACCTAAGCTAGAAGGAGGGCAAACATGTACGAAGTTCTAGTTACAATCATAGTTATCCAAGCGGTTCTAATCTTAGAGGGTCTGGTCATAGGGGTGTTGCTAGCCCGCACCGCTAAGGTACGCTTGAGAGACCGAGTGCAGATGGTAGCCCACGTTATGCTTTTCGTAGCGTTTTTCTACCTAATGCTTTGCGGCTGGTTAGTTGACCGTGTAATGTCTTTCTGTAAACGCCTTTGGAGCGCCAAATGAAAATTTTTCTTTTTTTAACAGCCTTTCTTCCACTTCCGGCACTCGCTTCGACGCAGGTGTTTTACCCGACCGGTAAGGACGCTGGTAAGCTGCTCCTCTCCACGGTAAATGACCCCAACGGGTTTTGCACCGACGGGACACGAATCCGCAACAGGCAGGGCGTGGTACATTTCACTTGCTTTGGGGTCAACGGCACAACAACCGACGCTGCCTTGATACTGATGAAATCGTCTTTGGGATTGCACCCGCGAATCTGTTTCTCTTTTCTCGACTCACAAAAGAGCTACAAGATCACGCTACCTACCCCGATGTTCTATTACAAGGCTTCCGACGTGGGCAAGGTGTTGGACACCAGCAGTGCGCACTTCATCGATGTTCGCGAGTTAAGCACGGTATTTGACAGTTCCCTAGAATGTACAAAGCTTCCGGTCGATTTCGTTGCACCTACACAACAACAACCAGCAATTTGATAATTTGTAAAATGAATTTTTAGGGGGACTGCATGAAGATATACGCCGGACACGCTATCGGAACAAGAACTTTGACTGCGGATTTGCAATTTTTTAAGAGAGACATTCTCGATTTTGGCTTTGAGGTCGCTTACGACTGCCCTGCCCTGGGGTGGACAGTGTGGGTGTCTCGGGCTTCGAATTTTAAAGAACGGATGGAACTCTGTAAAAAGTTTGACTATCTAGTAACGCACCCTGAAGGTGTAGCCGAAGACGTAGTGTGCAGGTTGACACAGATCGTAAGTTTGTAAAAGCGTTCCCGATCTCTCCTTACTCGCCTCTAGACGTTCTGTCTAGAGGCTCTTTTGTTTGGTTTAAAATACGGATTGAAGGAGAATCCATGCCAAATCAACCAGTTATCACGTTTGACGACACAAAACTTATCAGAGATTCCGAGGGTCACTCGCTGACCGCTTACCCAGACCCCGCAACGAAAAACGATCCTATTAAAAAAGGGCACCCTTGGACAATCTCCTATGGGATTACAGGAGCATGGGTAAAGCCGGGCGTTGTGATCACACAAGCAGAGTCCGAGCTTAGATTTATGGAACTTATTAAAGTCTTCTGTAAAGATCTCGACGCATGCCTCACTGTAGAGCTTGGTAAAAACCAATACATCGCCGTCCTTTCTCTCTTGTGGAACATCGGCAAAGGTAACTTTGCAAAAAGTACCCTGCTCAAAAAACTGAATGCAAAAGACTTTGCGGCGGCTGCCTTGGAGTTTGTAAAGTGGAATAAAGCAAATGGTGCTGTCATGAACGGGCTAACGACCCGTAGAGCCAAAGAAGCCGCGCTATTCTCTACCCCATCTCAGGCTCCTAAGCTGTCTAAGTCTCTCACGGCGCCCGCTGTAATCGATTTTGAGCAGTTTACACAGACAACATGCCCTGTCACAGACGAAACAAATTTACCAAAGAAATAAATGCTTTACCGCTTTCTTTAAAAATTTCTTTTAAACGTCAAAAATAAACCTAAAGTCTGACCAACTCTTGGCGATAACAAAGCTAGGAGGAACAAACAAATGACTTGTTCAATAGATACAGCACCGCCGCCAGCGATAATACGCCACCTTCCCACCAAGTCTGCCTGTAACGGCAGCCGGAATTCATCCGCGCCGAAGGGCGTCATGATCGCTCCCGCCAAAGTTGCTAGCCACAGCAGCCAGAGTTCTTCTGGCACTCCCTCCCACTCACCCGCTGACGCAAGGTCAGCGGCAGGAAGTAAGGCCAATGCTGAAACAGGTCAAGTCACCCAGAATCTAGACGTCAGGGTGTTTAATGTCACTTCTAAACAAAAAGCCTACCGACCGAAGAGAGCAACGTCCAGCGGACGCTATTACTCTCTAAAACCCGCTCCCGTGAAGCACTTCCACCTATTCGTGCTTGCGGGGGTGTCCCCTACCTCCTACACAATCGCAAACAACTCATGCGACAGGGCAACTTTGACCTGCACAGTAGACGTAGACCGCAAGCGCGTTTTTGACATCGGCGCTGGTGGCTCATTCACGACAGGCAGCGGTGCTAGTATCGGTATTATCGGTACCGTGCAAGGAAACATCTACGGAACTTTGGGATTCTCTTTTTAATCACGCATTGAAGGACTTCTTGTGAAAAAACTACTCTTGCTTTTACCTCTTTTTCTAGCCGCTTGCGGCGCAGACGACCAGTCGACGCGCATGACGACGTCGTTCGACCCAGAATGCGAGGATGCAATTCTATCTTTAACTGCTACAAACTGCTCGACACCCGGCCCTACGCCTCCTCCAGCTCCGACGGGTCCAGCATCGACGCTGACTATCACCGGCCCCGTACCCGCACCTTCGGGTGCAGGCTGGACAACTGAAGGGTTTGTACGCGTTCCAACGAGTACAACGTTCCTAGGCTGGCAGAGCCTTGGCTTGTCCACCTCCACAGTGGCAATTACCAAAGTTTATGCTAGCTCAATAACAACGTCTGGCTCTTGCCAACAGGTAGACCTCAAGATGATTACTGGTTTGGGTGCACCGACAGGGCTGCGAGGTAACTTTTACAACCAGAGCAGACCTGACCGCTTTAAGTATTGCGTCGAGAGCGGGTCGGTTATCGCTGGATATGAAGACGGAGCGGACACAAACTTCTCAGACTTTAAAGTGAAGATTAGCTCAAACCTCGGAAGTTTGAACTACGAGCTACGGGGTAATAACCTGTTCGTTTGTCTCGATTAAAAAAAAGAAATCGTCCCTGATTTCTTTCTGTGATTAGCCTACCAGTCCTTGGTAAAAGGCGTCAACAAGCATCTTACATTCTGCGTTTTGTAAATCTAAAACTTCTGGAAGAATTTCTGGGAGTTTTAGGTCTTTTAGAGGTAGGAGGCTTGGTACTTTTTCGAAAATCACACCGATGATATTCTTCTTCTGAATCGTTGCGACGATGATCGAAGCAATCGCTCCACCTGCCACAAAAATCTTCTTTAACTCTGAAATGTCTTGCGGAAAAGAAGCTGCACTCATTTAAGACTCCTTGTCTTATTAGGTTGTTAAGGCCAGATAAAGCATAGCAACTTTTACTTTTTGATCAAGTGTCAGACCTTTGACGCCTTTTTACTTGCCAAGGTTCTGACGCATTTGCGTATTCAAAATTTGTTCGTATTCTTCTCTTGCCCAATAACGGGCTAAGGAGATTTCGATGCGCGGTAGTTATTTGGATTTATGGAACACAGCAAAAGTGCTCGGTAACTGGTCAAACGAAACGAAACAAGCCGTCGATGCTATCGTGGCGAACAGAAGCAGATACGAGGAAGTACAGAACAAAACAGGCGTACCTTGGTACATAGTAGCGGTGTTGCACAGCCTCGAGTCGAGCAGAGATTTTGGGTCATGGCTTGCGAACGGTGACCCTTTGACAGCTCCCACCGTACACGTTCCCGCAGGGCTCGGTAGAGGAATGTCCTTTCCAGTGTCGTTTGTCAAAGGCTGCGAAATTAGCCTAGCACACGCGGGTGTCCGTGGTTCCACACATTGGGACGACCTGACTGTGCTTCTCGAAACACTAGAGGCATACAACGGGATGGGATATGTCCCGCGGCGAATTAATTCGCCCTACCTTTGGTCGGGTACCCAACACTATGCAAAGGGCAAGTATGTCGCTGACGGAGTGTGGGATTCTAACGCTGTCTCTGCTCAACTCGGCTGTGCCACTCTTCTTAAAGAAATTCAAAACAGGGGGCTCTTGAATATGGCAGACGTTACTCCCGTGGCTACATGGTTTGATTTTCAACGCGACGCTTCGAGAACAACAGTAATCACTGCGTATGCAGGACCGACACCTGTTGCGCAAGTAAAAACAAACATTAAGAAAGAGATTGTGAGTTTTCTGAATAAGTTTCCTCAAGCGGGATCTGTGCTGGTAGGGCTGCAAAGTAAGCCCATCCCTGTGGTAGCCGCTGCTCCCATTGCCGCTCCCATTGCCGCTCCTGTGCTCAGTTCTGTGAATTCAAAGATGGTCGAGTTTTACAAAGTCAAGTCAAACTACGACAGAGTGTTCGACGATGTCATGCAATGGTACGGTACAACGTCGAACGGATGCGTCGCGTTTATGAGCACGGCTTTGCGAATGACAGGGTATTCCGTCCCGATGGGCGAGATCAGTTTGGTAACCACCCCTTTCTCGGACTTCCTTATTTCAAAAAGATGGAAGCGGATATCACTTGACCAACTCCTTCCGGGCGACGTCTGTTTCAGTATTGAAACGGACTATCCGGGCTACCCTTCACACACATACTGCTTTCTTAGTTGGGCAAACATCAGCACCAAAACAGCTTGGATTATTGACAATCAGGGTTTTACCCACGAGCGAAACATGCTTGCTAACGGTCCGAAAGATGCGTTTCAATACGCCCTGAGGGCTGTGTGAGACGAGAAACCTTAGAGACGCTGAAGACCAAAGTCTCGTGCTCCTTTGAGCCGAGTAAGTTCTTAAGCTTAAACTGGAGCGAAGTTGAACAGTTGAAGAAAGACCTACTCGTAGCCGCTTTAGAGATTTGTAAGGGTAACCAAACCCACGCCGGTGACTTGTTAGGGATATCCAGCATTTGTGTCTCGAAGCTCCGCGTAGAGTACCACCTCTGAATCCATGTGTCTAAAACATTTAGACACTGGTGAATCCTTATACATCCCTAATTATCAAAAACTGAATGAAATTACTCTTGACGCCTTGGCACGCCACATGCAATAGAGGTATTGAGCAATGAAGCTCTTAGGAGAATTTGAAATGTTGAACACACGAGCAATTTTTAACCTATACCCAAAAAACCCCGTCGCTAAAACCGTCCTCGACCACATGACGCTCAAAGGAAAAAACCAAGAAAAGTTTTACGTCGACGTATTGGCTAAAGAACTAAAGCTCGGTCGTTCGGACATCATCGAAGTCTTTAAGCTTTTGGAAAAGGACTGCAAAATGGGGTCATGGTTGCGGGGCCGAGTAACTCCGGGACAGACAAGATTCGAAGCAGTGTATCGGATGGACGACGTAGAAAAGGCGATGCACAACCCAAAATTTGAAGCACCAGAGCCTTATAGGGCATCTCCGAAGAGGATAGTTTTTACAAAAAAGACGCTCAAGCAAAAGAAGACGCCTCTGCAAGTAGCTCCTCGCGTAGCTCCCGTGGTTGAGCCGCTTCCAGTTGTAAAAGCGGTCGAGCCTGTCGCTACCGAGCCCGTGCTTATGAACATGCTAGTCATTCGTCCTGGTTTTGTTTTGCAAATTCCTTCTGGGCTTTCCGAAGCGGAACGTAAGAAAGTGGCTGACTTTGTACAAATAGCGAACTAGAGTACTCAATCAATTAAATACCCGACCTTCAGCCCTTAAGGGGCTTTTCTGCGTTTTCATTTAGAAAAGCCTGTGTTAGACTGCAAGTAAAATCTAACAAGAGGTGATGAATGGCAACAGGCGCGTTAGGCAAACCAGTAATTCAAGTAGTAAGCGGAATCTTTCGGTCACAGCCGCAAGAATACACGCTTACACACAACGCTACATCTGACTGGGGGAGTATAGCAGCAGGTGACCTCTATCAAATTATCGTATTAGCTTCTGCTCACGGCCTCGGTACAAGCCCAGTTGTAGCCTGTTTTCTCGATACAGGCGCCGGTTTTGTACTAATTATCCCTGACAGCATTACTGTCGCTGCCAACGGTGACGTCGCAGTTAATGTAAGTCAAGCAGGTATTGACGGGCGCTACAGCGGCCGCATTCAAATCGCTCGGTCATAAGGAGATGTTATGGCTCGAGTAAAGGGCGATTTAAGCTCTAGGGTAGTGAGCACGAATTCGTTGGCTGTGGGTGTCACCACAAGCGTAACGTCTTCTTCCGGTCAAGTTGTGCTCAATAATTTTGCAACAGGCGTGCAAACAGCCACGGGCGTCGCGTCCAACTTTTCATTTAAGTTTGCAGCAGCTACACTATTTCCGACGGTGGGCTACCAGTTCACTATATATAATAAAAGTTCTCAATCTATCTCGGTACTTAACAGCGCAAATACAAGTCTAGTAATTATTCCAAGCGGTTACTCCGTGATTGTGACGCTTCGCGACAATACGACGTCTAGCGGAATCTTCGATATTGCTGCTTTTTCTAACACATCCTTCTCCGACACGTCAGCAGAGCAAACGGCTCTTTTTGGGCGCAGCGGTCTTGTTTCGGTCGACGCGTGGTTGCTTCTGAGTGGGGTGCCGTCAAATTCGGTCGGCTACCGTACTTCTGTGACCACCGCGCGAGTGGTCCGGTTGTTTACCAACACGGGCGCAGCGAGCACATACACACTGGGCCTTTATTCCCACGACGGTGCCTTGGTAAACTCCTCACTCATAGCGACGTTAGCAGTCGTAAGTGCCCTTGGCGCAGAAGTCTCTATCTCAGCGAGTGTGGCAAACGGTAAACAACTCGCCGTAAAATTGGAAAGTGGCGCAGTCACGGACGTTCTTGCGGGCGTAGTTCTGAAAGGACTTGTTTAACATGTCAAAAATTCTAAAAAATACCACGGGGAGCCCTGTAACGATTACGGATGTGGGAGTGACCATTGGCGCTAGCAGCCAAATCACACTCGCACCGCAGGACTATCTTCTGTACGCTGCTTCAAGCAACGTGCTGACGTTCATTGGCGCAGGCACAATAGTTGTTAACGACGGATCATCTGACCTTAGCATCAACCAGGGCACATCTTTAATACAAGGGAACTTCCCTTCTTCTATATTGAGCAGAACCCAAGACGGAGCGGGCACAGCGGTAACGTCCACTCTAGTTAGTGGCAAGCAAAGCCTTGACGCAAACATAACAGCTTCCGCTTTGCCAACAGGAGCCGCCACTTCTGCCAATCAGACAACAACTAACTCTTCTTTGTCGTCCATCGACACAAAAACACCGGCGCTTGGGCAAGCTCTTGCAGCGGCTTCCCGTCCAGTGGTTCTGACCGCTGCTCAAATTACAACTCTCACTCCTCTGACCACAGTAGCATCTACACAATCAGGCACTTGGAACATCACAAACATCACTGGGACAGTCTCTCTTCCCGCAGGTGCCTCTACCTCTGCACTACAAACAACTGGCAACGCTTCTTTAAGTTCTATAGACACCAAGACACCTGCTCTTGGGCAAGCCCTTGCGGCTGCCTCGGTGCCCGTTGTTCTCACAGCAGCTCAAATTACAACTCTCACTCCTCTGGCAACAATTGCGGCTACTCAATCAGGCACTTGGAACATAGCCAACGTCACGGGAACAGTCTCTCTTCCCACAGGCGCTGCCACGTCTGCACTACAAACGACTGGTAACACTTCTTTATCTTCGCTAGACACCAAGACACCTGCGCTTGGGCAGGCTTTGGCAGCAGCATCTAGTCCAGTTGTTCTCACAGCCGCTCAAATTACAACGCTCACCCCTTTGACCACAGTGGCTGTGACCCAGAGCACCTCGCCTTGGGTGACCTCAAGAAACTGGAATCTAGGTAGTGGTACAGACTCAGTGGCTGCGGTGCAGTCGGGCGTTTGGAACGTTACAAATATTTCAGGGACCGTCTCTCTGCCCACGGGCGCGGCTACGGAAACCACTCTAGCAGCGGCAAGTGCAAAGCTTCCCGCTTCTCTAGGCGCTAAGACAGGCATCACCTCTTTTAGCGTAGTGCCCAATACAGACACACCTTTTCCGTCTTCTCAGTCCGGCACTTGGAACATAACCAACGTCACGGGGTCAGTAAGCTTACCCACCGGAGCTTCCACGTCTGCCAGTCAGACAACCGGAAACGTGTCCCTAGCAAGCGTCGATGGCAAGCTCACAGCAAGCAACACTTCTCTTGCAAGTATTGACGGGAAAATTACTACCGTGAATACAGGCGCGGTCGTTATTACCTCCAGCGCATTGCCCGCAGGTGCTGCCACTTCTGCCAACCAGACATTAACTAATGGACCTGTCACCCCAGGCGCTGTGGCAACTCAAAGCAACCTAGCGGGCGGACAATTCAACAGGGTAAAACCCGCTGTAACCAATGGGCAGCAGGTCGCTGTTCAAGTAAACTCACGCGGAAATTTGATGACCGCATCGGACCTCGAATCACCCAACTTCGATGCAATGAACCGCATGCGTGTGTCCAATCCCGTTCAAATCCTCGGGTACACTTTTTCCCTGTCTGAGCATAGTCTTTCATTCAACTACCTCCTAACTACAGCGGGCACAGTCACGCACGTCCCTGACAATGCCTGCCTACGCCTCGCCGCAACTACCGCGTCTGGGAGCAGCGCCGTGGTTCAGTCAAAAATGTACATACGTTATACTTTGGGCGTGAGCCACGTGGTTCACCAATCGATTGTTGTAGGTGCCGCAAAAGCCAACGTTAGAAAGCGTTGGGGTTATTTTGACGCAGAAGACGGATTGTTTTTCCAACAAACACTAGCCTCTCTTTCGGTGGTCGTGAGAACTTCCACATCAGGATCAGCAGTGGATACTGTTATCGACCGAGCAGCATGGAACATTGACTTACTGGATGGCACAGGGCCTTCCGGCTATACCCTCGATGTGACGAGAGGCAACCTTTATTTTCTTGACTTTACTTGGCACGGAGCCGCTCGAGTGCGGTTTGGGGTATTGTTCAACGGGCTCAAAGTTTACTGCCATGAATTCGACGGCTCTAATACGTTTACCGTACCGTACATGAGAACGGCATTTTTGCCGGTGCGTGCGGAAATCACAAATACAGCGGCTACGGCATCTGCGACCTCGCTGGACTTTATCGCAGGGTCAGTATTTAAAGAAAGCTCAGAGCCATACCTCCCTACATACAACTTCGGGCGTTCTACAGCGAGAACGTTTAAAAATGCGAATGCTACCGCGAGTCCGTTCCTCAGCATCCGCCCTCGCACCACTTTTGCCACTATCACGAACAGAATCATTACAGAGCCTACTGAGTTTCAGGTGTTTGCCGGTGCGGTTGCGGTAGTTGCCACTTTAGTTCTGAATCCTACGCTCACAAGTGCCTCGTTTGCAAACGTAAATACTGCGTCTAGTTCGGTTCAGGTTGATACGGCAGCTACGGCTTTTACAGGCGGGACGGTGATCGGTGACTACCTGATACAGATAAACACCACAGCGACTTTTGACCTTAGGGCCTTTTCGGACGCTATCCTTCTCGGCCTAAACATTCCGGGTACAACGGCGGACATTTTAACAATCGTTTTGCAAAGTACAGCGGGTAACTCTAGCTGCGGTGCTGCTTTCAGGTGGGGTGAATTCCAATGATTAACATACAACAGAGGGCGTCATAATGCCGTTTAACATAAATAACGAGAGCAATGTACCAGTCACCTACCAGGGTCAAACAATTGCCCCTGGCGCTTTCTACACAGTAGCCGACCCCGGAACAGCTTTTGCTCTGGACTACGTGCTTATCAACGATGTGATCTACGGGGACACCTCTATCACGGTGAAGACTGCCACTCATAGGGGACAAGACGCGCTCGCCATCCTGTCGACTATCCGCAGCGCGTTTGTGTCTATAACAAGTGCACCCTTGCAATCGCCCTTTGCTGCGAAGAAAATCGGAACAAAAAACCTTGTCGCCCGTACAACGGGTGTGAGCTACGCCGTCACCACGGGAGCAACAACCCTCTTGTTCACAATAGCGTATCCCTGGGTAAAAATTAACGGCGTCGAGATTATAGGAGCCGTGGTAGGAGATAGTTGCAATTTCAAAGTGTTTGACACGGCTGCGGGTACATATTCCACGATTCCTAATTATCAGCTCAATCAATTCGGTTTTAATGTTCAAATGGCACCCGGCTTTTACCAACGAATCTCCGACTTCGACGCCGACCTCTATGAGGGCATGGTGCTCCAAGTCGAATACACCTCGGTCTCAAATAAAAATGTAGGGATAAACTACATACTCACCGAAATGAAATAAATGCAAAACGGTGTTGTTTTTCGTAGAAGTAGAAAACTAGGGTCGAGATTAATTCGCTGGGGTACCCAAGAAGCTTGGAGCCACTGTGGGGTTATCATAGACAATGAAGCGTATCATTCAGATAGTAGAGGCTGTCATGTGTCTACCGTGGAAGAGTTCTGTCTAGGCTCTGAAACGTTTTTCCTTGCCGTCGCCATCACAAAAGAACAAAAAGATAGAGCTATAAAAGCAATAGGTTATCAATATGATTGGGCAGCTATCGTCTGGTTTGCGATCGTCTTGTTACTGAAAAGAATCGCAATTATCCTACCGACGACTACAGTCAACTCAAAGTGGCTCGTGTGCTCTGAGTACGCTTCGTACATCTTTTGGGGTAAGGGTCAAACCGTAACTCCTGGCGAGTTTTTAAACCGCGTCCTTGCTGAACAAATCGTAAAATAGAGAAAATACCCTCGTTGCAGAATACTCTGCTGTTGCGCTAGACGCAGATAGGAAGACATCATGGCGTTCTTTACTAGAGGTAGCGTCTCCATCCAACGCGACCTCGCAATTGGTCGTAATTTGACGATAGTCAATCCGGGCTACGTCCAGTTCAACGACGCAGCTTCAAACTTCATACGTCTTCTTGGTCCAAGCACCGTTGTCTCCTCTTACACTATCACTTTGCCTGCCACTGCTCCAGGCACCAATCAAACTTTACAGTTTGACGGGACAAACTATATCTGGTCTTCCGCTGGGTCGGGTACAGTTACATCTGTAGCCCTCACGGCTCCCGTAGAATTTAGCGTGTCGGGATCGCCTATAACAGGCGCGGGCACACTAGCAATAACCAAGACGACACAACCAGCCAACTTTGTTTGGGCGGGACCCGCAACAGGTGGACCGGCGGTGTCTGCGTTTCGTGCGCTTGTTTCAGGAGACATCCCTGTTCTGTCTTACGTCAGTTCAATCACAGCGGGTACTGGACTTTCGGGCGGAGTAATTACAAGCTCGGGTACTATCAATATAGCCACTACGGGTGTGGCAGCAGCGGCCTACGGGTCAGCTTCCTCTGTAGCCACTTTTACAGTGAACACCCAAGGGCAACTCACAACAGCAGCAACCACAGCCATTCAAATTGGTCAGTCGCAAGTTACAAGCCTTGTCTCAGACTTAACAGCAAAAGCTGCCACCACCCTTCTGCTAAACACGGGTACTGGGCTTACAGGTGGCGGGGACCTTTCGGCTAACCGCACTTTCTCCATAGCCAACACGTCCGTAATAGCGGGCTCCTACGGGTCTGCGACTCAATCACCGACGTTTACAGTGAACGCGCAAGGGCAACTAACGATTGCGGGCAACACGACAATTGCACCTGCTTTCTCTTCGCTCACAAGTACTCCCACTACCCTTGCGGGCTACGGGGTAACCGACGCTATCCAAAACGTCCTGGGTACTCCAAGTATCTCTTCTAACGCAATTGCGAGCCGTCCCGTTTTTGGGACGGCGGGTCGTCTTTTTGTTTCGACCGACACAAAGCTGTTATTTCGCGACACGGGATCAGCATGGGAAGCCATTGCGGGCTCTGTTACGTCGATCGCTACGGGGACCGGACTTACCGGTGGAACGATTACGGGGACAGGGACTATCGCCCTAGCTGATACTGCGGTAGTAGCTGCCGCTTATGGGTCGGCTTCTGCGGTCGGTACTTTTACAGTAGACGCACAAGGTCGTTTAACAACAGCAGCAACCACAGCCATTCAAATCGGTCAGTCGCAAGTTACAAGCCTTGTCTCAGACTTAGCAGCAAAAGCTGCCACAGCAACAACAATCACAGCGGGTACTGGGCTTACAGGTGGCGGGGACCTTTCGGCTAACCGCACTTTCTCCATAACCAACACGGCAGTGACCCTTGGAGCCTACGGGTCTGCTACTCAAACACCTACGTTTACAGTCAACGCGCAAGGGCAACTTACAGCCGCTGCAAATGTGCTCATCGCTCCTCTTTTTTCCTCAGTGGCATCGAAACCAACTACCCTTGCGGGCTACGGGATCACTGACGGTATTCAAAACGTCCTAGGTACTCCGAGTATCAGCTCAGACCTTATTGCAAACCGCCCTACTTTTGGAACAGCAGGGAGGCTGTTTGTCGGAACGGACACGGCACTCATTTATAGAGACACGGGCGCTGCGTGGACTGTTCTAAGCCCTTCGTCAGGTGGAACAGTTACATCTGTGGCTTTAAGTCTACCTGCAATTTTTACAGTCAGTGGATCGCCCGTCACAACCACTGGCACACTGACAGGGACACTAGCGACACAAACGGCAAACATCATATTTGCGGGGCCTTCAACTGGCGGAGCTGCTGTTCCGACTTTTCGCTCGCTCGTTTCAGCGGATATCCCAACCTTAGACTTTGCGAAAATAACATCAGGTACGGTACCAGTAGGGCAGGGCGGGACAGGAATAACCACCACGCCGTCAAACGGGCAGATCCCGATAGGAGACGGAACCACTTACTCGGCGGCGGCTTTAACGGCGGGTATCGGGGTCGCTGTTACCAACGGTGCCGGTAGCATTACTTTAGCTGCCACAGGAGCTATCCCTGCCACAGTTTCGACAAGTACCTCGTTAACCCTAACCGCAGCTAACTGCGTCGTCATTCTCACGGCAACTACCGCGAGGTCGGTCACTCTTCCTACGGCGCCCGTAAACGGGTCTCAGATTATGCTTAAAGACGGAGCAGGTACTGCGGCTACTGCAAACATTTCGGTTGTAGCTGGTGGCGCGGACACCTTAGAAGCCCTCGGCACGCCGATAGACGCAGATGGAGCTGCGGTGTGCTACGTTTATTTAACAAGTACGACAAGGTGGTATGTAATCTAAGGTTTTTTGGTCAGTTCTTCCATTAGACGCTTTACCTGTTCCGTGGAGTGTTTAAGCTGTTTGATACGTTCCTCTAAGGTCATGTGAGGAGGCGGTTCTTTGATTTCTTTGGTTTTTTTCCATGCGTCTAAACTAATCACTTTTGTCATGCGGAACCCTAAGGTATTGGGACGGTTGAGTATTTTTGAAACCTGTAGTGGGATACGATTAACTTTACAATTCACTGACGCGTGCGGTAAAATGTGAAAAGACTTTACAACTAGGAGACTATAATGCCAATTACTTCAGATACACAACAAAGACTCGAAATCGCTCTTGCTAGCTCTACAGCCGCGGCTGACCTTCTCGCCTTAGCAAGTGCTGGTTCAGTTATTGCCCAGACTCCCCCTGCGGCAGCACCTACGTTTACCCCCGCATCTGCTCTCACAGGTGTTGACGGTACAGGAAGCAACGCAGCTCCTTTGGCTGGAACTAACACACGCCTCGGTGGTCATGACACCCAAATCGTAGCTTTGACCTCTTTGGTCAACAGCTTGCGGACTAAGTTGATTGACGCTGGAATTCTCGTTTAATCACTTGATCCTGTAGCTTCGCAAAACATTTTTATTATTTTTAGCGCGCGCGAGCTTCATGTGCTCTTGCGCTTCTTTGTTTTTTGCTATTGTGCCTTCGAGCGTGCTGGGTTGGTTGGCTTTGAGATGTCTTAGAGCTTGCTCAAAGCTCGCACATTCGACTACATCGTCAGCGCCCTGGTCAAACTGGTCATACGAACCCCAGCGTTTAGTCGACCGGTCGTACACATCTACGTTGTGTTGACCGTCTTCTCGGTACACCTTTGCATTGTCGGCATAGTAAGTGTAAGCGCCATGGTCGGCGGCTTCTTTATTAAAGATATTTATCACGTCGGTCATTATTCTTTCCAATCAAAAGCGAACCACAAGAAAAATAAAATCCCAAAAAGCAAATAAAAGGTCAAATGTTCCACTGCGCGCTTCTTTCTTAGTACTCGGAGGGTTCGTGCCAGACTTTAGTTAGTTCTTCCGAGAACCGCCCGCTGGTAGCGTACTCGGGGTCTTGCAGTGTAATGTCGGGCGAGATGGTGCAGCCTAGCGCCCTCGCTTGATCAAGCGCATGGTTGACAGCAGAAGGCGCATAAGACATGCGACCGTCTGCGTACCTACGAGCCCAAAAACCCAACTCTTCAACTAAACGTCTTAGTGCGTCTTCATGTGTCATGTAGCACCTTTACTTGATGTTCTGCTTGTTTAATCAACTCGTCCATAGCATCCGTTTGCCAAGTCATGTAAAACCGGAGTGTCCCAAACTTCTCTTTTACTTGAGACGCTTTTGGGCGCGCACCCTCCTCGTCCGCTGGTTCATCTGCTATTAAGCATTCAAGCTTTTCACTCAGTCGCCGAATGGCAGGTTCCCAAGCGTCCGGTACGTCAAAACCCCAACACATACAGGTGGATCTTGCACTTGCTTGGCGGTCTGCGTAAAGCAGCGGGAAGTCTCTACAGAGAGCGTCGTCTAGTTCAGCCTTCATGTCCGTCCTCACTGTTTGGGTAGTCTGTCTATGGGAGGTTGGCGGCTTTTAAATCCCGCCTTGCCTTGGCAATACGCTCTTTTAGCACTTTACGGGTTTCGTCAGATGGGTCCTCGTTTAGCCAACCTTCATTCTGTTCTTGAAAGCGCTTTAGCTCAGCTCGCTCTGTTTTGGTCAAAGCCATTCTCGAAGGTGCTTCTTGTGCTATTGCGAGAGCGCTCACACGAGAAGGTTTTTTTACCTTCTTAGGCTTCTCTACTTCTTCTATTATCCCAGTTGCTCTATAAGTACCTAAACTAATTATCTTTGTCATGCAATCTCCTGCTTGTTTCAAACTCTACCTATGGTTTCGGACGTGTCCGTTCAGACTTTAGCATTATTTTCAGTTTACTGAAAAAAAGCTAGCGGATGTGTCCATGAGTATTCCTGTGCCCATTCTCGTGGCGTTAACGGTCTAGTAGTCCAAGAGAGATTTGAAAACTGCGCACCAAGCAATTCTGGCAAGACTTGGGTGACCATCTGCGTGCGCTCGGTGCTGTGTTTGTGTGTGAATGCGGTGCTCACAATCGACAATTCGGCAAAGCCATCAGTCAGGCCGTTTGCGCTATGGATTACGATTTTTACAAGAGGGTCGCTCCAGTACGTAGACAACACCTTTCTAAGATGTTCTTCCAATTGACCTATTACCACTTCTGTTGCCGATACGTCGTTGAAAAGCTCAGTCATTCGACTCCCAGAGTTGTTCCATGCGCTCGGTTAATCTTACGACTTCCCGCGCAGTGTCCGTTCTAAATTCTGTAGAAAACCAGTTAGTAGGGGCTTCGTTCAAGAAGCGAAGCAGAGCCGCACGCTGCCGCGCCGTGTGTAGGTATTCCGAGGGTATGTATTCCGTCAAGATGCCTGATAAACTCGACGGGTAGTGATGCGTCATTCTTTCTCCTTCATTAGGTAGTCTAGATAATCTTCTTGCCCTGCCGCAATATACGCTAGCGTCTCATAAGGAATTGATGCGTAAGCCTGTTCGTGCGACATGCCCTTCATGCGGTTTTTAATATAGTACGAAAGATAGGAACTGTAAAACTTAAGCCAGCCAATTTCTCGCACCTGCAAGCAGTGAACATTTTCGTGGGCGCGCACCTTGGGGTCAATCTCTACCTCAAAGAAAAACACGATAGGGTAAAGTACGAACCCGCTCGGTATTTTCTTACTGCTAGTGGGTAGATGTACAAACACCGAGCACGCTTCTCCTTTTAGTGGAGGCAGAAATTTTAGCTCAACCATTGAAAGGTTAAGCCACAGTAACAACGCTATTAGTATCCACCGCTTCATAGTACTCCAAGTCCTTAACAATATTCCGTGGAATCGTCTTCGTCCGTAGGGGTGGGTGCAAGAGGTTCAAAGAATTTTGCTGGGTTTGCCGTGCCGTGTACCTGTTTTAAGTTGGTGACGTCTAAGTTGATACCAAGCGGCACGCGGTCGCCTTTCATATTGCAGCACGCAATTCCCGTCACGTGTGCGCCCGAAGAAACCGATGTAGTTTTAAAAATTTTAAAGACTAAACGGCTACGTCCCATTTCATGAGTGGCGTAGAACACCTGGGTAGTTTTAGGGTTTTGGAGCTGTATGCGGGCGTGTGTGAAACATTCTGTCAAGTTCATAAAAATCTCCTACGTGCGAACTAAGTCTACATTAGTTATCGGCAGGAATTTTCAAACTTGAGGAAAATTATTTCTTTTCTTCTTTATTTCTGTACTTGAGAAAAGTCTCGTTTTGTTTCGCCCAGATAGCGTGGAAGGCTGTAAGTTCTAGCTCTTTTACGCGCTTGTCGAGTTCTTTAATAATTTCAAGCAGGTCTTTAACGGTAGGCTTGGCGGGCAACTTCACGATAACTCCTTAAGAAGATCAAGATGGACCTATATTGGGAAAGACTGGTAGGGAGCTAAAGCCATTTTTTGGCTTGCCCGATAGCCGGAAACTGTTCACAAAAAACGTGTTGTATAGCCAAAGCGATATCTCTGTGTTCTTTTTGCGTTGAGACATCGGTCCTAAGGTCGAGGTAGTGTATCCAGTTGCGGAGGTTGTTTGTCATGTAAAGAGTTGTAGAGGTACCTAAAGGAAGGAGAAAACGCGCTTGCTCTTTAGCAATGTTTTTATCTAACGCCTCTTGGTAAAGCCTAGTGCTTAAGCTCTGAACTTGAATTTGCGCGTCCAGAAACCACGCAAGGTCTTCTTCGGACATATCATCTAAGGAGTTCTGACGGTTTTTCTTATCTTGCCTGCGGGCAGGGTAAGTCTCAAATTCAGTAACCGCTGCGTAGCGCTGCGAAAACTCTTGAAACGTTGCAGACCTATGCCGAAGAATTTGTGCAGCTATGGCGCGTGAAGTAGTGATCTCCACTGTCATGTAAGCGTGTTCAAAGACAGACCAGTGGCTGTGCTCTATGCAGTAGTTCAAAAGTTTAGAGGCTGTTTCGTTGTTCATCTGGTTCGAGGGGTTAGACACGCGCGCCACGTAAGCTGAAAGCTGCTCTGCTGACATATGCTCTAGGTCACCCACGCCCTTGGTCACCGATACTAGTTTCACTTTCAAAATATGATCTCATTTCTTGCTTTGTTTGGGGAGCGTGTCCGGCTTTTTAACGTCTTTCAATTCGTTTATTGTTTCATGGTCAGCGTTCTCTAGCGCATTGTTAAACTCGTCGGTCTCATTCTTCGGATCGTAGCTGTAGTGCCCGATTTTTGAAATATTTACACCGTGGTGATTATTTAAGTGATCGATCACATCATTTGCAGCAGCCCTGTGGGTGCCTGTGACAAGAGACCCATTCCCCATCTCACCATCGATCATGAAAGGCGGGATTTTGTTTTCACCTTTTATTTGAGACACGACCATTTGATGCACGTGCGGCCAATCGTGCACGACGTGGATCGGGTTGAAGTTTTGCGGATAATAAGGTTTCTGTGAGAATTTAGCAATAGTCTGTTTTAAAGCATGCGGTAAGTTGTTTGATTTTATGAGAGGGTTCTTCGGCGGTTTTGGAATTGCAATCTTTTTGGGAGCTTCAAAATCTGTTCCCGAACTCGATTCATCACGGGGATGCCCAACTTCGATATCTTTGCTGCTCACTTTGAAGTGTGCCTCGGGGTGTGCGACGACGATTTCTTCTTCACTTGAATGGACTGGGTTGTGCCCTGGATAAAGTGAATGGCCGCCGGTGTGCAGCACGTCTCTTAAGGGGACGTCCTTTTTCATGATGAGGTGGTGAGGGTGATCTTCTGAATCGTGCTCCCCCCGCCCTGTAGCGAAACGCGTAGCCATGTCACGACTAAGAGACCAAGAGGACATGTGAGCCGAAGGGATTGTTACGGTTTTGTGGCGGTCCACTTTTGAAGCCTTCCCTACAGTGTAGGGGGACATACCGCCTTCGAGGTATTTTTCCTCGTCATGGTCTGTTACACCTAGTGAATCTTTCACCCGCTTTGCATAGCTTCCACCCACACCTCTATAGACCGTGATGTGCGGCTCGCCGTTAATCATTTTCTTGTTAATGTGGCTGTCGTTCATAATCGCTTTCTGTGAAGCAATCATGTGGTTAACGAGGTGAGGGGTTTGGTGCTTATGCTCGTCTGAGTGGCCCTTGTCACCTCTATGCGTTTCAATGTGTTCAGGCTCCCCCGTGTACATCGCTTTAATAGCCGCAAAATGGCTGGGCTCCACTTTTCTCTCGTATGAGTTCCAGAAGTCCCCAGATTGCTGCTCACCTTCCTCGGCGCCTCCACCTTGGTAGTTGGGGTGCGCTAAGATGGCTCCTGTGGAAAATTGCTCGTCAGGCGCGTGGCTCCATGCGTGTCTGAGTTGCTCTCTTGAGAGGTCCGGGTGTAGGTTGCCCGCTAAATTGTACAGTACATCCGATATTTGATCTTTGGGCGCGTGCTTCAGGTATTTTTCAACGTGACTTGGGGGAATAGGGTGTTCTTGTGCAGCAAGCATTTGAAAACCGCTGTGGTGTCTCAGTTTGTGTGCCACTGCGATGGCTTTGTCCCAGTCCTGTGTCTGGGCGTAATGGTCTAAAAGTTGGTAGTCGTTCATTTGGCACCCCTGCGCCCAATCGCATGCGCAACTTCCCGAGCTTCATCCCAGTCCACGGTCACTTCGTTGTCTGATTTTTTTAGAGAAGGCCCCTTTTGCCTAAACTGCCTAAACTTCCAGAGGTGTTCGGCATCGTGGCTCGTAGAACCTGCCTCTAATGGAACTCTGAAATGTTCCTCTGCATAGTCGTACATTGCCGACGCAACCCCTTTACGCTGGTGCTGAGGAAACACCTCTGTCTCGTAAGACATAATGTGGTCGGTGGGCTTTTTAGAAAAAATAGGCACGCCCTCTGCGTCTTCGTTATTGTCCCAATCATGGTAACCTATGCTTGCAAATCCCGCATGGTTTCCTTGCTTATCGTGGGCATTAACGTAGATGCCGCCGTGTGGGGAAGTTGTGTGAGAGAGCGTGTAACCCTCTTTTTGCCAATCCCCATTTTCACCTTTGCCCAAAGCAGCGACCCCCACTTGCCCAGCACTCTTTTTTATCTCTGGCTGCGGTTCTAGCAGCGCATTCTTTTCAGGAAGTTGTGTAGTTTGGTGTGCGGTTTTCAACGAGCGTAGCACTGACGCGTATTTTGCAGCGGCATGCAAGACACTCGTCTCGTTTCCAAACTCTAGCTTAGCCATTGAGGAGTTTCTAGCAACACCTCCAACGCCCTTTTGCGAACTGTGGTCCGAGTGTCTGATTTTTGGATGGTCAAATGGGAAACGTATGTATCTTGAATTCGTTGTCTCTGCCTTTTCTTCCCCGTGAGGAATACCTGAATCTTTGAGTTGACTTAAAAAGGCGTCGCATTGCAGGCTGCGTGTCTTCTGAGACGCAATCGCAAAACCTTGTTTTTCAAATTCGTCAGGTTGGAGCCCTTGGATGTACGCATGAGCGGAAGGAAGATCAGGAAAGCTTTCGGTGACCCCCTTTTTATTAGAAACTTTCACGGGTTTGTTTACGTGCTCCTCGAGCCAAATACTACGGGAGACGCCCAAAGGACGGTCCGCCGGTGTGAGCGGAACGTGAGTAATATGCAAAGGCTTACCCAAAAGTGCGTCTTTTTTGTGCGGGTGGCTGTTCCTCACGGAATAGTAATTTGACATTGCGCGAAGTTTTTGCAAGCCCGTGCCTGCTTTGTTCAAATCTTTCGCCCAAACAATCGGAGGTTTTAGTGGGTCGCCCTGCACAACTTTTCGCGTTTTCCCGTCCATCGTAGGCTCTGGTAAATCTTTCGCATTTAATTTAGACCAAACCCGTTTCGCTGCGTTTGACGTTTTGCCGGTATCTGACGCAAGGCCGCCGTAATGATCTGCTAACTTTTGATAAACTTTTTGTCCTAGACCCTTACCCCTGTGAGGCTTGTCTATGAAGGAATGAGACATATGCATCCCATCGTGGCTTTTGTCGTGAAATTCCGAGTGGTCGACTAAAAATTTCCCAACCGTTTTGTTTTCGTGATGTAATTCCCAGTAGTGTCTTTTGGAAGTCCCCCGCTCTCCTGGTTCAGTCCAGTTTCTGTGATGGAGTGTATACCCGTTCCCAATTTCATGCATCGTGAGCCCTTGAGCGTCTTCAGCTTTGTTGAGCTTCTCGCCGTTCATTTTGGGAAACATTTTCAGTATCAGATTGTGTTTTGCAGCGACGTGAAGGTTTTCTAGGATTTCTTTCGGTAAACGCGCATTCACACTAAACCACTTAAAGCCTAGAGCTTCCTTGTCAGGGTCGTTTTCGTTTGTTATTTTTTGCGGGACTTTCTCTAGTTCAACTAAAAACGCCTTGACCACTTTGCCGTTAGGTGTTTTGCACCTCAATTTAGCGTCTGTAATTTCAGCTAAGTCTTGTATGCCTGTCTCTTCCCTAAATTCCCTTATTGCGCCTTTTTCAAAATCTTCGCCGTTTTCGACGTGTCCGCCAGGAAAGGTCCACTTTTTATTGTCGTTTCTTTTCATCATGAGAAGCTTATTATCCGCTTTCACTGCAAGACACGCCACGCGGTTACTTTCCGATTTCCACAGGCGGGTAGACTTCTTGACAGGCTCCGTCGAGTAATCCTCAATTTCGCTTTGATGGACACGTTCAGGGTGACCGCCTAAAGTGTAGAAATTACCGCCGCCTTCTTGGAGACTTTTTCCATTGTCTACGATTTGAAGCACTGGATACCACAAGCCCTTGTACTTCGCTGTGTGCCCTTTGGGAGCCTTGTTTGCATTTGCTTTAGCTCGTGCAATTGCGTCTGCAAGGCTTTTTGCAAGTGCCGGATAAGACTTTGTTAACTGCGTGGCAGTGCTCATTGCGCTTTTTGCGAGACGGCTATCGCCGAGCTTAAGAGCCTCCTCTGCAATTTTGAGGGCTTCGCTAAAAGCTTTTAAAGCGTTTTGTTGAATTTGGGTAAGTGGTTGTTTTTGCATAGGCCCCTCAAAAAGGTGTATAATCAACATTTTATCGCAACAGGTCGTAAAATACAACTGACAAACTAAGCTTGAGGGGCAAAACAATGGCCGGAACTATTAGTCACGCATCGCTCGCGTCACTTGGGTCTTTACATAACGCACGCGTCGATCTGGTCTCAGGTGCTCCCGCTGGGTCGCCTCTTTACATTGGCCAAACTGCGTGGGACCAAGTCAACTCCCGCTTTTACATAGCGGTCGGTACCAATCCCGGAGACTGGGTGACTACTTCTATACCCGACGCGGTCTCCGTAGCTGACACCGCAACGGTTAACCTAACCCTTTCGAGCGGTTTATTATCGGCGGACGTCATAGAGGCAGCACTTTCGCTGCTCTCGACGCAGATCAGCGACTTTACGGCTGCGGTTACCACTAACAGTGACGTCGCGCAGAACACCGCCAAGCGTCACGAGAGCTTGACCATTCCTGCGTCTCACACCCCGACTAGTATTGTCAACGGGTTAGAGCTTAATTTCATCAACCAAACTTTAAAGCTTTCTCAAAACCTTTCGACCGCAGGTTCTCCCATTTTTCAGGGCGCTACTCTCTCTACCCTGAGTACAGGTTTACTCCATGCAAACTCTTCGGGTGTTTTGTCCTCCTCTTTAGGAGTAAATGCGGATATTTCAGCTTCCGCTGCAATTGCAGGGACTAAGATTGCGCCCAACTTTGGATCTCAGACCGTACAAACCTCGGGACCCATTTTAGGGCAGAACTTTAACATCCAAGCGGGACAGACAGTCGTTACGCTTTTCCCAGACGCATTAGCCATTCAAATCGGTCAGTCAGCCACCCCCAAGGTTATTCAAATTGGTGGACCAAACGACATTGTGCAGATTCAGGGCAGCGCAATTATTAACCAAACCACAAACACATCGTCGAGAGACTCGACCGTGGTGATCAACCAGGGCGGCCTTGCGGGGTCAAGCGGGCAGGCAGGGCTTTACATTGAAGAAGCTGCGGTTGCTCTACTCCCAGCCACTACGAGCAATTGGCAGTCCGCCAATATTGTCAGAATGGCGATGGCTTCTACAGGAGCTATCACCGTAGGTAGCTTGGTAAATGTGCTAGGATTTAGCAACGCCCAAAACAACGGGACTTTTCCTGTGACGTCCGTCTCAGCAAACGTCTTCATTGAGATTGACAATGCTCTGAGAACCGACGCTGCTTTAGATGAAGCCAGTGCGTCTGCCACCGTGACCAACCCAGATTCAGCTAAAGGCTACGCCCGCATCTCGGCTGATAGAGCCTCTTGGGAATTCCAACCTTCTGGAGTTTCCGGACAGTTCATTTTTACCCCTGGCGCTTCTACTTTTACGTTTAACCAAGGCGTAAACTCCGCAGACGCCGTGTCTTTTTCTTCTCTGGCTCTCACAGGCGCGGGTACGGCTCTCTCTGTTACCAACAACTCGAGTCTGCTAGGCGACGTTGTGCTCGGGGTCGATAACACTAAAACGCTAGTCGTAAACTCGACAATTGCTTCCAATCTGTCTTTGGGCACGGGCTACAATATTACGCTATCTAACACGGGTCGGCTCGACGCACCTTTGGATCTCAATCTAGGCACCGTGAACGCCACGGTCGTAAATTTAGGGAGCGCTGGTACGGCTGTCACTCTGGCAAGTTTGACGGACGGTGTAGTGCTGTCTAGCAGCGGGGGTGTTCTTTCTTCTGGGCAAATCGTAAACACTAACGTATCTAACTTAGCAGCAATAGCTTACTCAAAGCTTGCTCTTTCTAACTCTCTAGTCAATGCAGATATTAATGCTTCAGCAGCTATCGCTTACTCTAAGCTTGCTCTTTCCAACTCTCTAGTCAATGCAGATATTAATGCTTCAGCAGCTATCGCTTACTCTAAGCTTGCTCTTTCCAACTCTCTAGTAAATGCGGACGTTGCTCCGAGTGCAGCTATTGCTTACTCCAAGCTTGCTTTAACAAACTCTCTAGTCAATGCGGATATTGATGCTTCAGCAGCAATAGCTTACTCAAAGCTTGCTCTTTCCAACTCTCTAGTCAATGCAGATATTAATGCTTCAGCGGCTATAGCCGGAACAAAGATTGCACCTGACTTTGGCGCACAAACGGTAACCACGACAGGTCTTACTCAAAGTGGCTCGTCGCGCATAACGGGCGCCGTGTACAGGTCCGTGGTTGCCACGCGGACGGCAAACTACTCTATCGCCGCAAACGACTACGTTGTGAAGACGGATAGTACAAGCGGAACCTTTACGGTGACGCTGCCGAGTGCCGTCATAGAGGAAGGACGAGTTGTGTTTTTGAAGGACGTGTCAGATTCTTGGGGTGTCGCACCTATTTCGATTACAGCTACCGCGGGACTAGTCGGTGGACTTTCAACGTTTGTAGGAGACGCGGACAGGCAGTCGCTTCAGTTCATTAGTGACGGTGCGAATTGGCTTATTCTGTGACGAGTGTAGCTTCGACTGGCTGAGCACTTACCAAGGCTTCAAGCACTTGCAAGGCTTCAATGATAATTTCATGATCCTTTCGCGTACCTGAAAAATTAGCTGTTGCTTGTCCTACTACTTTGAGGGCGTCTACTGCGGTCATTGCTACGGTCATGTAATTCTCCTAAAGAATTGGGTGGTTAGAAATCGTTTGTACCTTGGGGCTATTGCACTTTTTGCAGTAGAAATTACCAGCACTCTCAAAAGACCCTGAACATGTGTGACACTTTCGCACCTTAATCAAGATTAAGGGCAGTCCTACCATAGCACGCGCTTGGTTTTGCTGTTCAAGATGCTTTTTTTCACGCTGTAACATTACTTTAATCATACAAAAACTCCTAAATAAATAATAAAGCAGAGAGAGGAATTTGGCAAGCCTTTCTCGTTTTAACCTATCGGCTAGGCGGTCACGGACTTGAGGTAAAATTTAACTAGAACCTGTCCTCCCTGCTTTTGCAGAGTCGCGCAGATTCTGAAAAGTACTTGCCCATAGAGCAGGGAAAAGTAGGAGCTATACGCTCTGAACAGTAGGGACGGGTTTACAAAAACCTAAACAGAATAACCGTTAAACTTTTAGTTTAACAATATTGAGGTGTTAATTGTCATATCAAGGACGGAAACCCGCGCTTCTCTCGTTACGTACAGGTGAGCTTGTGCTACCAAAAGCTGCGGATATCTCGCTGGCTACAGGTACGTCAAACAATTTAAATATCCCCGCGTCTACCAGTAACTCGTACATCCGGTTTACACTCACTGGCGAATCCGTGCTCACCGGTGTCGTGGCTCCTACAGCGCCTTACGCAAGCGGTAAGCTGTACGTGTTTACCAACGCGGGCGTCGGTTTGACAATCACTTTGAACAACGAAGATATCAACTCAAACGCTGGTAACCGCTTTATCACCGGGACAGGAAATGACCTCACTATTGCTGAAGGTGCTTCTGTCTTTGCAATCTACGACGACGGCGCATCGCGCTGGCGTATCGTGGGCGGCTCCGGCTCCGGTTCTGGCTCAGGTACTTTCAAAAACTACTATTCTGTTTGGTTTGACTCGACCAAAAATATTCCGAGCACAAGCAACGGTACCGTGTCCGCTGCGGGTAACCGCACTGCAACTGACGTTCAGTGGGCTTCGACGAACACTTCGGACATCAGCGTAATACGCTCAGCAATCACGCCGCTTCGGGGAAGGTACTCATACATCTTTCAGGGTACTACGGCAAACGCAGCGGGAACTACATTCGTTGAATCGCCTACCTTTACATTAGACAATGTAGACCGAGCGACCTCAACTCTCTTACAGCCGATGTACATATCGTTTGAGTACAATGGTGTTGGCGCTGATGGAGATAACGATCTTATCTTAGTCAGATACAACTCCGCTGGTACGTTCGGATCTGTTCAAACTATTTTTACTGCCGCTGGGCAAAGTGCCACAGCAACGCCCGGCGCTCGAATCTTGTCAGCGGGTCCTCGGTTTTTTGGGTATGTTCCTGCGGGGATTACTGCAAACGTGGGCGATAAATTCGCTGTGCGGTTTAGAAACCTTGCGGCGGCTTCAGTCGGCTTAAGAATTACAGGCTTCTACACGGGGCCTAACGCCGACATCGGCTCTACTTCGCAACGGTTTGTCGGTGATAAAGAATTTGCCGACCGGTTGGTTGCACGGGAAGGAACAACAGTTCCACAGCAACTCGATATCGGCTCTACGACCACAATACTCGCAGGAGAAACAAGAATCGTCGGGCGCTTGGACATAGCTTCTGGGACAACTATTAACCTTGCGGCGGCTGACAGCTATCTCGTAACTGCCGGACCGATTACAGGACCTGGGACTTTAAGCGGACCGGGCGTTATCATAAGCGTTTAACTTTTAAGGAGAAAATCTGTGTCTTTTATACCAAACTTAACAAGCTCCCCGTCCCTCGCGGTAGACGGACTTGCGGGTACTTCTGCAAGTGCTCCTGTAGCCTTCCCAGCCGGATTCACCGGCGTAGGAGCTATACCGTTTGCTGCCGCTGACGCAGCGCTGACCATGACTGTCGCAGTGCATGGGTCTCTAGTGTCTATGACGCCCACAGCTACAAGAATTATTACTCTAGCTTCAACGGGAGTTGCTACAGGTTTTCCTGTAATGATCATCAATAATAGCGCAACGTTTAGTATCACGATCAATGCCTCGGGTGGTACGCAAATCACGGTATGCGGCCCTTCCACTAGTATCAGTCTTTATTCAAACACTGCTGCACCAACGTTAAACACGCAGTGGAGCATTGCAAACGGCGGCGCGTTTCTGCTTTCAGGTAACAGTGTCGGCGCTGCGATTACGCTTGGAACTAATGACAACTTTGATCTGAATCTCAGAACAAATGGAGTTGTCGGACTGACGTTAAGTACTGCGGGCGCTGTTACGATGGGATTCACCCCGTCAACAAACATAACGCACCGAGTAAACGGCAGGGAGCTTAGACTTATAGGCCCTACTGGCGACCCAGCCTTCTTTCAAACAGACCAAGCAACGAATAACGCAGGTAAAAGGTGGCGCTTCGGGCATACTGGCGGAATCGCAGGTTTTAACAGTTTCGATTTACAGAACGAAACAGATAACATCATTGCATTTTCGGCTTCGAGCGCAGGCGCTGTTACGATGGGGGCTAGCGCAGCAGTGGGATTGAAGCACTCGCTGATTGGGAACAACGTGCTTGTCCTTGGAGATGGCGGCACCGTTGACTTTAAAAACAGGGCAGAGACAACAACGTTTATGTCGATACAGACGACGACCGGCGCTGTTACGATTGGGCCACCGGTCAATCTGAATTACAACGGAACAGCACACAGTATTGCGGGCGGATTGAGAGTTGCTACTCCGACTTCGCCGAGTACCGACCAAGCTTACTCGTTCAACCTGACAGCTAACTCGCTTGGTGATAATGCAACGCATACTCGCACCAACACGGCAAACGGTGGTGTAAGATTCATTTTAAATCCCAGAACATCGGACAATGATTCCTGCTTTAATATACAGACAACACCTGCCGGAAGCTCGCTTGCGACAAGTCCCGACAAAACGGTTTTTGCTGTAACCGCAGCAGGCTCTGTTACGCTGGGGCCTTCTGCTGGTCTCGCGGGCTTTCACCTTATCCGAAACACCTCGACAACGTCGTCAACTTTATACCTAAGTAACAGCAGCACTAGTACATCGTCAGATACGCACTACAGTCTGATATGTGAAAAAGGTTCAACAACTGTTTCGACTTCACAGAACTACATCTTGTTTCAAGCCAACGCTGGCGCAAGCCTAAACGGCAAAATCAACGGTAACGGCGCTAACAGTGCCGCCTTCGGCTCAACGTCTGATAGCAGAGTAAAAGAGAACGTAGCTGATATGGAACCAATGCTCGCAAACATGGTTGCACTGAGACCTGTTACGTTTGACTATATCCAAACTGCGTCAACAAGCGCCGGTGAAGGCGTCGGCTTTATTGCTCAAGAAATGGAAGTAATATTTCCAGACGCAGTGAGCGAAGACGGCAACGGCTTTAAGCAGATTAGCGGTTGGGACAAAACAACGGCTCGGCTTGTCAAAGCTCTGCAAGAACTATCAGCTAAAAATGACGCACTAGAAGCTAGACTAGCAACATTAGAAGGAATAACCCTATGAGTTTTATCCCAGGCGCAAGCAGTACGCCTTCAACATTTCCCGACGGTTTTAGTCTATCTGCTGGTAGCGTAACTAACGCTACGCTGCGATGGTCCTCGCCGACAACTGGTCTGTACGAACCAGGAACTAACCAGATCGGCTTTACTAATGCGGGCGTGCAAACATTCTTAATGAGCGCTGCTGGAGCGGTTACGATTGGGCCGAGCGCTTTTGTGGGGGCGCATGTAATTAATGGCGCTCATTTATCAATACGAAACAGCGGGTCCAACGGAGGTTACATCGAGGGCCAGCAGGCAGGTGTGCCACAGTGGTTTATCGGTAAACACCCGTATAATAATTTCACTGGTAACAACGTTGGTATTGGTTCGGTAGTCGCGGGAGTTGGGCTTGAATTTGCGTCTGCAAATGTGTTGTGCGGAGCAGTAAGTGCAGCGGGCGCTTGGGCGTTTGGGCCTGCTCCTAGTGCGGGCGCTAACCTTGAGCATATCTTTCAATCGCAGGTACAAACACAACTTTCAATTAGGTCGTTAACCGGCAATTCGTCAATACTTAATTTTCAGCAGGGAAGTACAAACCGTCTTCAAATTAGGCACAACCCAGGGGTGAACAGAGCAGAGCTGCTTGTAGGGAACCCTGCGACTCTTGTAGCTGCCGAGATCAGCCCAACAGGAGCTTGGACGCTGGGCGACGGAACCAACAACACCGCATCGCATGTGTTCAGGGCGAACACAACAAACGAATGGGTTGTCAGAGTTCAAAACTTGTCGAATAGTAACCCTTACGGTCAAGCGATAACATTCACAGCGGCAGCGCCTAATGACACTACTCGACTGTTTTTTGAATGTGCGGACAATGTTGGGGTAAGGGCAACAATACGGTCGAATGGTGGTATTGCGAACTTTTCAGCCAATAACGTAAACTTGTCAGATGCGCGGCTGAAAGAAGCTATCGAGCCTGCGCCTTCTTATCTCGCAAAGCTGTTACAAGTTGAAGTCGTTAACTACAAGTTTAAAGACCAGACCCATGATGATTTCAACTTAGGCGTTATTGCCCAGCAGCTTGACTCGGTTTGTCCTGAACTCGTTGACAAAGATGGCTTTGGTACAACGCCCGCAGACGGCATTCCTTTAATGTCTGTATACCAAACCGACCTCCAATACGCGCTCTTAAAAGCACTACAAGAACTATCAGCAAAAGTAGACGCACAGGCTGCTGAACTAGAAATATTAAAAGGATTAAACTAAAATGGCATTCTTACCAGGAAATACAGCATCCCCGTCGACCGCGACGGACGGCATTGTCGGCAAGGGTCAGCTCGGCAATAACGAAACAATATCTGCTACTCGTGTACTGACTAACGCGGATAGAAGAATTCAAGTACTGACGCCTTCAGGTGCAATAAGAATAGTTCAGCTTCCTACTACAGCCATTGTTGCTGGAGAAGCTTGGGCTATAACATGTGCTGCAAGCTCAGGCTTTGGATTAACTGTTCAAAGTTCAAATGGAACAACAATCGTCACGCTTAACCCCGGCGAAGCGATGACTTATTCGGCTAATATTGCTACTCCTGTAGCTGCTACAGATTGGAGTTTTTCTGGGGTTGCAGTAACTGCTACTCTTGCTCAAACTCTTTTAAACAAAGTAGTTTCATCAACCGCCGCAATCACAGGTGCTCTAACATTACCCTCCGGAACAGTGGCTAACCGCTCTGCTCTAGCTACGGTCGGGATGATTAGGCATAATACCGACGCAAACGAGTTCGAAGGATTTTCGAATGGGACTTGGGCAAGTGTGGGCGGTGGATTAAACGAGCAACCAGTTAAAAACTACCTTAAGACATTCTCTAATGCCTCTGTAGCTCCTGGGACAGTATCTAACCTTGCTTCAACAACCGCTAACCTTGTTTCTTTAACTGCGTTTTACACGGGTACAGCGGCTAACGCTTCTGCTGTTACAAGTCCGGCGAATACTGAGCTGAGAGGCTCAACCAACTACCTTACAGCGGCGCTGACATCTAACCCCACCGGTACATCGTTTGTGCAGTTCCCCGCCTTCGCTTTAGAAGGCGCAGACCTCGGCAAACCCGTCATGCTCAACTTTGATATCCTTGGCGTTACTGCTGATGGAAATTGGGATGTAGTCGTAGTCAGGTACAACTCATCGGGTGTTCACCAGAGCATTATATCAGTTGCTGGGAACGCATCCGCAGCAACTCCTGCAAGTGCTAAACTGCCAACGGGCACGTCAAGATTCAGCGGCTTTTGGGTGCCAGACAGCATTACCCCTTCTGACCTCTACGCTGTGCGACCGAGAAGTTTGGCAGGCAGTGTTGCAGTGCGATTCGATACGCTTTTCTCAGGGCCGCAAGTGCTGATGCAGACGGGTGCTTTGACCGACCCAATCATAACCACAGGCATCACTGTTTCAGGTTTTGGCGCAACTCCAACGGTCGCGAGTGTATATTCCAGAATTGGCCAAAACGCTCACATTCGGACGGTAGTAAAAGTAACAGCGGCATCAGGTTACGGTAATCATGTTTTCACACTTCCGGCAGAATTAACGCCAGACTTTACCAAGATACCAGGGCAGGAAGGCGGATTCGGCACGACCAATGCTTGGGTAGGTGAGGCTAGTATTGTCAATACCTCAACGGGTACACTTTGGAAAGGAAGGGTTCTTCTTAACACCTCAAGACAGATGACGCCATACGGGCCGAATGGTCAAGGCGACTGGAACGGAACGGTTCCCGTTGCGCTGTCAACTAACATGTCAATAACTCTTGATGTTATAATCCCAATAGTCGGCTGGTCGAGTAACGTAACAGCGGGTGATAGGAGTGTCTCAGAGTACGCTAGTAACTCAGGTGTCGGCGGTGTAGCTGCGAATACAATTTACACCACAGGAAGTGTACAAGGCGCTCTTGGTTCCCAATTTGTTTCAGTCAATAGTGTTACCTCAGGTGGTAATACAAAATACCGGCTTGATTGGGCGACAGCAATTCAGGCAACGGACACATTTATAATACAGACGACACAAGACTTCGGAGTTACTTTTCAAAATGAAGGCGGCTCAATTTCGTACATCGGACGAGGGCGTCAAGGCGCGTCAGAATACGGGATGTGGACTGAGCCCATTAACGCAAGCCAAAATTACATAGTCTTCGGTAACCAAGGGCGCATGATATCGAATGCAGGCTACGCAGGCTCAGGCGCTGCATGGTCTGATATTGCAGGCAGTGCGCAGTACCTATTCAGAGTATTAAAAGTAAGCGGCGGCGCAGTAGTCGGGTTTCCGATTGGCTCACCGAATATTACTGGGCGCACCGATGGAATTGCGCAGCCTGCGGGGATTGTAGGAGAGGTTATTAATGGAACGAATCTTTCACCTGCGCTTGGCTCATCAGGGGTAGTGGTTAACCACTATTCGATAGCATTAACAGCGGGGAACTGGCGCATCGAAGGAACTACGGGCTTTAACATAGGTACCACGGCGGTTGTTGGCTCGGACAATTATATAGTCGTCTCAGTTTCTTCAACTTCCGCGTCAGAACAAAACCCTCTGGGAATCACAAGTCTGGCACCGGTCGGGTCGGGCGGCGGAAGGCAGACGGGGACATCTAGGTGCATTTCGATATCAGCATCCGCAACGTGGTTTCTCACGGCAAGGCACGGCATCACGACAGCAGGAAATGCATCGGTTGATTCAGGAACAGGATTTTTTAGGGCTGTCAGAATCTCATGAAACACCTAGCCGATAGGCGCAGAAAGCATAGCGGCTTTCAATTAGTTTAGAACTTGCATGGTGCGAGAATACTAGTTGAGGGCCAGTCTTTCAGACGCTGCTTCATTTCTAAGCTCAACAGCCAGTCTATAATAGTCGTCTGCATCCAGCGGTTCTTCGTCGTCGCTCAGACAGCTCGGGTATCCTTGAGATGCTGCGTATTCTTTTAATTGATCCGCAATTTGTTGCATCGGGGAATCCGGCGATAAGCCTAATTCTTTCATTGTGTTAAGAGCCGAAAGTGCACTTCCCGTGAGGTCTGCCCAATAATTCACCATTTTGATTTCCTTTGCAACTACTGAAACTTGTGAAACTTGTGACGGCTTAACCCTCACATCTCCTGTATCGGACAATCATCAGAACAAGTAAAGGCTTATTTCATATTTTTAAACGCCATCTCAGACCAGCGCACATACACTGCCGAAGGGTAGATGTGTGCAAAATGCCCGCCTGAACTTGGCGGCCAGCCAGCAGCCTCTCCATACTTATTCAAAGTAAGCATTGAGTTGCGGTTGTCCGCAGCGGTGCCCGCAATACCCTCAACACGTTCCTTGGCACCCTTCAAATATAGAAACACAACATCGTTTTGATTTCTGACATTCTCAAGCGTCCTCATGGTTTCACGAGTCCAATAGTTGTCCACACCGTGCTTTCTAAAAAGCATCAGCGCGCAACAAACAAGGTTTAGCTGGTACGGCTCATAGACTGTAACCGCTTCTACGAAAGCTATAAAACCGAGGAGTGGTTTAAAAATCTTCGCGAGAATAAAACCTTTTAGGCCCATGTGTGCAACAGTGGCATCTTTACCAAGCGCTAGTCCGAGTTGAGCCCAGCCCATGACGCCCACTCTGTTACGGTTGTCGCTTGCCGTTGGTGAGAGAAGGCCGTTGTTGGAAGCGAGATAGCGCGCGATGCGTATCTTAGAGAGCTGAGAAGCGCCAAGCAGTGCGCCAATGAACATGTCGCGACTGTTAGAGTTGCGGTAATCCGTGTTTCTGTTCGCAGCTAGTACGTTGCGCCAAATACGACCGTTGCTGTCAATACAAGCGTCGACGTAGCCTTGCTGCTCCGTGTCCCCGACCGCCACGAGCATACCTGCGTACAGTAGCGAATCGCCAAAAACATCGGAATATAGTACTTCAGAATTCATTGTGTGTCCTTTTAATTGTTTAAACTGGTTAGGGTTTGCCGCTTTTAGTTCTGCTGTGAGTACTGGGTCGTAAGATCCGCTACCAACGCTTGCTTCAGTCCTCCTCAACTTCGTATGTTCCAGAAACAAACACACACGCAATGCGTGGGGTTCGTCCTTCAATCGAATCAGTGACTGCTTTTGCGGCGGCCTCCGATGGATAGACTTCGCTGGCCCATGTGGCGTATACGCTCACCCACCCCGAGAACGCTTTTGTTACCATCATTTTTTTCTTGACTATCAAACCTGGAATAGTCACATACGGTAGAACGTCATAGAAGATATGGGTGCGGTTGTTCTGCGCCATGAGCGAGGTGCTGCCTGCATCTCTTGCTACAGTCCAGGTGAGCTTGTGATCGGTGACCTTAGTTCCCTCAGGCAATGATTCCACAAATTCAAGTACCGTGGGTTCTCTATACGGTGGCCCCATGACAAAGTCACGCGGGTCGTGTGTGTACGTTCCAGTGGCGAATGCGCTCGCGGGCGTCTCGAAGGATAAGATGTCCTGCGACTGAGATTCGTCGGCAGCACGGTAATGCCCGTTTGATGTGTAGTAGTGGCGCATACCATTACCTCCCTCGAAATAAATACCATACTTGCTTCTGCGGTAGTGTTCCAAAGTACGAATAATGGTGACTGTCTGGGTCTGACCGTTTCGGAGAGTAACTACGTCTCCGACTCTTAAATCACTAAGGTCTACTGTCATTTTCGGCTCCATTTATTTCACCGGTGATTCAAAGGACACAATGTCCAGGTCACGGTCGTCTCCTTCTGCCCGGCCATCCACATCGAAGCTATAGGGCAAGCCCTGCTCGGTGAAACTAATACTAAAACTACTGTACGCGTATCCATCTGCGCAGTGGACATCTTGGTCCCACGTCTCTTCAACGGACAGAGTTCGACCCCCGCGCAAAGTGACGATATCTCCAATTCGCAAGTCGTTCAGGTTCATTTTCGGCTCCATTTATTTCACCTGTAGTTCAAAGGACGTTCAACGCTCATTCGTCTAGTGACGCTTTACATTGCGTTATCAACACTTGACATTCTTCGAGCGTCTCGTAGGTATCACACGGCTTGCACGCAGCAACGGATTCGACTTCGCAACTTTTCTTGACGCCATCCGACGTGCTTGTACACGACCAGTCACCAAGACAGGCAAAATACTCGCAAGACAGGCACGTGGTCATAGCGCGAGCTACAGCCGCCGACTCCCTTAGCAACCTTTCTCTTTGGTTCAAATCGTCAGTTTGTGTGTACACAGGACCGAGGAAATAACCACAACTCACCGCCAGCAACCCCAGTGCGGCTACAAGCCCTATTCGTTTACGCACGCGAGCCCCCAAAGTGCCAAAACAATTGCGAGCGTCAGCGCAACAATTGAGAGGTTGATGTAACGACCAACCAACAACCCCAAAGCGACGTAGCAGCAAAGACTGTACAAACTAAACAGGATATTATTCTTTGTCATCAGGCTTGTCTTTCTTGAATATCTTCTCGTCGCAGTACAGATAGGCTAGCCGCAGTGCCTGCATGCGTATACCGATCAGCTCGGGGTTCATCTCTTTCGATTTCTTGATCTTCTTTAGCGTAAGACCCTTTTTTACTTTTACTTTGTCGTCACTCATGAAGATTTCCTTGCAAGTCCGAGTTTTCCAATCCGTACAGCGATGTAGTCCCAAGCCCAGTTTTGAGGGTCCAAGTCGGCTACATGCGCTAGCCCCGTAGGCCAGTGCTTTAGAGTATGCCTGAATTCTCCGTAAGAAAACATCCCCCTACACGTCTCAGGAAGAGCAGTAGTTAGCAGATAGTGTGCAGCCATCTCACTCTCCTGGCTCTGAAGATAGCCGATAGTCTCGTTCACAAGCCCTTTGGCTTCTAGCTGAGACACAGCTTCAAAATTTAACTGTGTGAGCGTCAGTGGAAACACAGTAGTCCTTTTGTCAACGATATCACAGTACTGTTGGAAACGTGCGTTCCCATGCTCTAGGCCCATTTTGCCTACGAACACATGGCGAGTTTCATCTCGCGATAGCAGCCCTGTTTCCGCAATCTCAAGAGCTTGATCGAGTTGTCTTGGTGACTCGCTAAGTTTTACCCAAACTTCCTCTCCCGATCCCGGCTCTTTAAAAAGCTTTGGGTGTTTCTGTAGCATCTCTGTTGCCAACTTCGACCGCATGGTGCGAGCCACTGCGTGGACGCTTGGAGCATGCACCACGTGTGTCACGCGTTTAATCACGGCATCCGGTAGGTCACGTACACCGATGTCCTCAGTCTCTAAGTTAGCAGCCGCAAGAATAAGGACGTTGTCGGATAGCTTGTACGTATTCATAAATGTGCGATCGAGTAGCATTTCGGTAAACATTCCAAACGTCTGGTCGCTCATAGGCCGATTAAACTCGTCCAAAAACAACACGGTTTTGGGGACGACGTAGCCTGTGGACGGGTCGTCGCAGAGGTCCTTCACCCATTTGTCAGGGTACGGGATAAGTACCTTGTTTACTTCGTCTTTGTGTGGGATGCAAAGATTCAGCGGGTCGATATTTAATACGCGCCTCTCAATGTAGTTAAACCCGTGGTTTTGGGCAAACGCTTTTACTAGCGCAGATTTACCAAACCCGCTCGAACCATGTATCAGGATTGTCTGTTTGGTCTGGAAGTGGGCTAGAAACATGTTGTCGGTAATCATAAAAATCCTCTCGGTTTATTTCCTAGTGTAGTGTTCGGAGGGAGCGCGCAAAACTTGAGAGGAATTCACATATTTTTTAGCAATCATATTTTTATTAAATGAAACCTATGCTGCGTTCTCACCAAATCCCACGCAATCTCTAAGTCGGATAGCACAACGACATCGAGGTTGTTTCCGTGGTCTTTATAAATTTTGTTCATCATGGCGTCCGAGATTACTGTTCCACCCCCGCCTACAAACGCTTTAGCATCCAAACTAAATGGTCGGATATCCGCATCAAACGTGTAAGTCGCTAGAAGCTTACCGCTCGCTTCCATGTGCTTGCAGCCTGCGTAGAGTTGAGAGAGTGTCTCAGGATTACACATAGATCCCGACACGTCAAGTAGTAGGACCGCTTGCCTTGTCCTTCCAGGTACTCTCTTAACGCCTGGAAGATACCCGTAGGCGTGGTTAATTGCGCTGCACGTGTAATGCGACTGTGGGTTTTTGAGGCTTAGCCTTTTTGTTACAATCCGCACTTGCTCTAGCGCATCGCGGATTGTCTTCATAAGTTTCGCCCTAGGGTCAAACGTCAGGTCGCTGTCCATAGCTTGGTGACCAGCGGTAGTCCCCATTCTTTGCGCAACGTCTTTCGCTGTCATAAGCTTATGCCTAATTAAGTCACCCACACCGTCTTCAATTTCGTGCTCGTCAAAAGACGGGGGGAGTTCGTCCGCAATGTCTAAGATCCGGTTGTAATAGTACACCCAGTCTTGGTTTCGCTCCAAGACGACGTGGGTGACGTTTGAGTGCTCTTTTGCCTTCCGGTCTATGGTCTCCTGCAAAGATTCCACGGTAACCATACCACCCAGCACGTCCTTAGTGGCTTGGGCTTCCGTTGGAAATAACCTGATAAGGTCTTCATGCAACGCTGCGTCCATGGCCGCGTTCGCAATCCGCTTTTCAAACTTAGACATCTTTTGCATCTCTAGGTAAGTGGCTATCTGGTATATGTGGCGGATTTCGTGGCATAAGACAAACAAAAACGTATCTTTGCTTGAGCACACGGCGTCACCCAAGGTGATCGAGATCCCGCTTGGAGTAAACCGCACACTGGCAGACGGCGTCTCCGAATTGTGTGACACCGACACTTGCTGGAGTAGCGCGAGGGTGTGATACATCCGCATTCTTGCCAGGGTCGTTACCGCGTGTTCGCGCAAGTTACTAATGTCCATTACAAATCCCTTTCATCACGAAAGCCCAAAAACACAGGAAACCGCGGGCGACCTTCCGATCCCACACCCTGAAACTTAAACTTCACATGTCGACCTAGCAGCCGGTCTTTCTCCGACCAGTAAGACTTTCGAAGACCGTGGGTAAGCCCATCACCGGTGCCGAGCTTAAACTCCAAGCCCTTCCACGCCACGACTAACGCGCCGAGGGTATCTTTACCGACCATGCCGTCTTGGTGAGACGATCGTTTCGTAGTCCCCAGCTCAGACACTTGTACAACGTTGGTATTCTGCATTTGTTCTTCATACCCGACGACCAGACCTTCATCGTCCTCGAAAAACTTAACTTTAAGCAAAATTTCTTCTTTTAAAGTAGAGCGTCCGAATTTGTAGCGTCCTTTTGGATCTCTTAGCATCGCGCCCTCGAGCCCAAGGTCGACCCAATGCTGTGCTTGAGCAAGCGCCTCTTCGGCACCGGTCACAGTGAAATAAGACAGAAAACATACATGCGGGGGTTCCTTCGCCGCAAGAATGCGTGCTAAGCCCATCGCCCGCTCTTCATAATGTGCTTCGCCTATCTGGTCAAAAACCCAATACGTAAAAAATGGAGTTCCGGCTACGCTCATGACCGCTGATTGTGTTTGGTTGAAGTCACAACCGTTCACCATGATTTCACCGTCCATGCCGTCAAGCTCGGGCATCAAGTAGACAAGAGCTTCGAGTTGCTCGCGTATGTATGTGTTTGGGATAGGCTTCAGTTTGCGGGATACGGCTTTACCGTTCAACAGGATGCAACGTATACCATCCAGCTTTGTCGAGATAAGCTTTGGGTATTTGAGTTTTGAGAGGTCGTCGGCTTTTTCAGCGAGTAAAGGTTTAAACTGTTTCGTCATAACGCACTCCATTAAGGTCTATCAGAGGTATCGCCAGTCTGTGCCAAAACTTGAGAGAAAAGTTTTAAGGTTTTGATCATAGCTGAGGTTTTAGTCAAAAGTCCAGCAATTCTTCTCATTTTGCGCTCTTGCCTGACACTCAGCTCAAAGATGTTGTTTGGGCACCTAGTCAACTCTGGCCGGTTGGTAAAATGCTAAATAATAAGAGGGGGGTCGGCGTGGACGTAATTGATTGGATCTTTAAAAGCATTCAGGGCGGTAACACGGCACTCGCCATAGCTATAGTATCAGGTGCCGCGTTATACGGTATTTGGCAGCTCGCTATGCGCTTTTTAAGGTTTTTAACTACCCTTTTTAAAAACACGAATGCAGAACTATGCTCTATGAAAGAGATGTTTGTCGGCTTAACCAAAGAAGTCGAGAAGTTAAACCTCGTGTTAGAGAAAACCGTAGAACTCAGCTCTCAGCGCTTTGGTCACCTCGAGCACCGTGTCAGCCGCCTAGAGAATCGTGTCGACGTTTTACAAGATAAAGACTAACAATATGACTATCATCGGTATTTTTGTTGCCCTCTTTATCGGTTTAGGTGTGTCTTCTGTTGCTGGCAGGTCAGGGTACATTGACCCTATCATGCTGACCGGCGACGGTATCAGCGACCCGTTGATTAAAGCCGAAGCTGCCGAGTTCATTCAAGCTTGTGAGCGAAGAGGGGTAATGGAGCCCTGTGAATTGGGCGTGGGATTTATCACGCGCGGCGAGTTTTGGCATGAAGACGCATTCAACACGCTACCAGGATCGGACGGCGCAGCGGGTATTACGTACAGTTCGTTTGTCACACCTTTCAAAAACATCTTTATTCAAGCGCACTTGCAGTATGCGTTGACGGATCGGGCCTTAAAAAACCTGATCTGGCACGAACTAGCGCATGCCGTGTTTCAGGCGGAGCACGACGACTTGTCCCCGCATCTCATGAATTCCGGTTTTGGGATCTACGAGCTAGAAAAAGAGCGGATGTCGTGGGATATCTTGGAAGAACACTTGTTTCGCAACTACGGGTTTCCCAACACTCAAAAATTAAAGTTTCATTGTAACTTAAACGACTTACGGGCTTTGGGTACCCTTCTCATTGCGGGCTACTGCACAAACCCCTAGGCTTCATTTCACACGCTGTAGCTCAACTAGTAAAAACTTAACACAGTCTTCCACCCAGGCTTCCCACGTCTCTAGTGGAAGCCCTTGCTTTAAGTGTAACAGCGCAGCAAAAGCTCCGCTGCCGTAGTCCCACCAAGAACAGCACGACACGATAGCTTTTACAGGTGCCGAGGGGTCTGAGGTAAACATTGTGAACGTCTGTTTGTGCGATTGTTCCGCGAGTGCTTTTTGAAGCGCCATCAATGGCTCTGAGCAGAGAGAATCTTTTCCTACTACCCGTTTAAGCTCTTTGTAAAGCAATTCGGTAAAAAGACCCTGTACTTCTGAATAAGTACGTATTCTTTCAAAAATGAAAACACAGAGTTTTGCGGAAATTTCCTCTGGGAATAGCGTAGGGGTACGCAATATGAGGTCTAAGCGACCTAGGCACGTAAACTTGTAGGAAGAGAGCACATCCTCTATCGTCCCCGCCCAACTTGGAGAAAAGGGAAGGTTCAGCCCTGCTGGGTGGTAGCGAAACGACACAGCAGTTAGGGCGCGATCAAGCTTTGGTGGATTTTTTTGCACGTTTTGGGCTTTTTGGTGGAGGTGGGGGTAGATTTTCAAGCATTTCTTCGAGTTCTGTATCCGCTACACCGTCTTCTATACCATCGTCTGCACTGTCAGCGCCGTAGACGAGGTTAAAGGGTAGGCCGAGGGCAGGTGCTTTTGTGGGGAGTTGTATGAGTTCTTGGCATTCGGCCACCGCTTGGACGAGCTTGGCAATTTCTTTCGGGTCGCTGACGTAAGACATGTTACCGGCAATGTCGTATACGGCACGGTATCCCCGCCCTGTGTCTTTAATCAAAGAAACAAACTGGGGGTTAATATAAAGAGTCTTTTTCATGGAGTCTTGTATACTCAGTATCATTTTTTCGCCTTTTTCTTCTGGTCGACAACCGGAACCTTGTTGCGCTCTGTAAGCCTTGCACCGCCGTGGCATAAGTTCCACTCTTTTCCTTTATGCATTTCGGTCATGGTAGCTATAAAATCTTCCCAGGTCTCATGCTCTTCTTTGAAATACTCCGTAATCACTATCAAATTTCCGTCCGCTGTGGGTCCGTTGAGCTGATTTCGGTGTACTCGCAATCGGTTCTCCTTTGTGTCTACAGCTATTTTAGGCTGTCGGGGGTAAAATGGCAAGGAGGAGAAAACTATGAATATTACTTGGAAAATGGCATCATTGGGTGCTTTCGTTGCTATATCGTTGGGCTTTGTAGCCGGTCGTATGACCAACCAAGCGACTACCACTTCTGTTGTCGACACAAAAACGTCAGAAGTGAGGGAAGTTGAAAATAAACTTGTTGTCGATGTAGTAGCAGACAAGGTGGTGGTGGTCGAAAAAGGACCTACAAGAACCAGAACAAAAAAGAAAGTTACACGCCCTACAGGTGAAGTCGAAGAGTCAGAGACTGTGGTTGAAGAAGGACCTGTAAAAGTCGTCGAAACTGACAAAGGTACGTCTAAGCTGGTTGTAGACGAGAAGTCTAAGACAGCGATAAAAACCGAAACACGCACAGAGACGACGAGTACGCCACCGAGAAACTGGTTGGTTGGTGGGTCTGTATCTTACGGATTGACAGATGCGCTTCAGCAACAATGGCAAAAACCCGACGTGGAAATCCACGCGGGCTATCGAATTTTTGGTGGGTCCTACTTCGTCGTACAGACTGGGTTTGATGTTTCAAACCAGAACGTGAAATTAGGCGTGGGTCTGAACGTCACGTTCTAGTGTTAGCCGCGTTTCTTTTTTTCAATGAACAATGCACAGACGTCTAAAGTCGCTTTTAGCGGGTTAGTAACATTCTTCAAGGCCGCGTTAAAGTCTTTTACGATTTCTTTGGCGTCTTGAAATCCTTTGTTATTCTCCACTTGCTCGGTTTGCGCGTTAATCTCAATCCAAGACGCAGCAGCCATATTTTCAAGTTCGGCTACGGGCTTGTCGTCCAGTTCTTCAATGCTACCGAATTCGAAACTTTTGGCGATACGCTTAGCTTTCTTTTCGGAAATACCAAACAACCCGATGAGCTTGTCCGCCGTTGCGCGTACGTCTTCAGCGTGAATTTCTTTAGTAGGTGTAATCTCGTTAACAGACATTATCGTATCCTTTACAAATTAAGTGAGGGGCCAGAAAGAATTGAGTTTAAAATATCATTTGGAATTTCGCTAGAGCCCGAAGCGGCGTGTTGTCTTTGCTGCGGGCGCTGAGGTGCTTGCGAATTTTGGGCAACTTTACCCAACGCGCCTTGCACAGTTTGTGTAAACATTAAAAGATGCTTGTGAGTGGCGTCATGCGTACTGGAGATAACAGATGCCATATGGTCTAGCATCTTGTTCAGTTCCCCGACGTCTTCGAAAGTTTGTTCGTTAGTTTGCAACGAGATGATTTCTTTTTCGACGGACGCTAAAAACAACTCCCACACGCGAGAACCGCTAGGCTTCGCTAGAACCAGACTTTTGATGTTGGCGTCACGGATAACTTGAACCATTTCAAAAGACCGTTCGACTCTTTCAATAGCAGATAGAGCTACGGACTTAGGAGGGGCTAGCTCGGGCAAAGCATTTTCTTGTTCTGTATTCGGACCTAGATTTTCCGAATCCAAAGCTTCTAGTTTTTTGCGTACCGCCACCTTACCCTCCCAATTCCATATCAATAATATCGTCGTCTGGAGTATACCCGTTTGGATTTGCCATGCAAGCGGCGACGACCGATCTGTACGCATTCTCGTCGTCACGTAGAGCTTTCAGGGTTTTCTCTTCACCGTGAAACTTGTGTTCTTTACCATCTACCTGAAACGCCCACCATTGCGGGTTAGATTTTCCCGTATCGGGATTTACAGGATGATATACAATCCCGAGTTTTGTAGCGAGAGAAAAAAGGCTCTTGTCTTGCCGAATAATACGGCAGGTATCAAAGTCAGCCATGATCTCAGCGACCTTCCCCTCCATTGTCCCCCGCGACTTAACGATCTTGATGCGGACGGTCTTGCCCGTAGCGACTAAAGAGTCACGCTCTTTCGATTCAATGATATTACCCGTGTTATCGACCTGCGATTCCTTACGGTTTACCGTCTCTGTAAGGAGCATACACTCAGCCTGAAACCGTAGTTTCTGGCCGCCTGTGATGATCCACTTGTTACCCGTTTTCTGGAAATCCATATCTTCGATTGCGTGCTGGATCAGGAAAATAGTCACGTCGTATTTAGCGGCAAGGTCGTTTAAAAACTTAGACAGGGTACCAACAACTTTTGCCATACCGCCGAACTTGTTCCCAGCGTCTTCGATGTTCCCTTCTGCGATCTTTTTGAGTGCGTGAGGGTCTTGTAGACCCCCTAAAGAATCTACGATAATAGCTGCTATCTTACCTTCGCCCGCTTTTAGACTGTCTTCAATAGTCTGCAACGTGCCAAAAACTTCGTCCACCTTTGAAGACGAAAAAATGGCAGTTCTTTCGAGGTCAATGCCGAATTTACGGAGACGCGATACACGCTCGGGCATGTTGTAATAGTGTTCAATGTCTTTGATAATAATGATGGAATCCGGTATTGCTCTCTGAAGCTTTGCGGCGGCAAGAGTGGCAAGAAACGACTTACCCGAGCCCGAAGGTCCGGCCAGTACGTTCAAACGGCCTCGGAAAAATCCACCCCCTAAAGCCCATTCTAAAAACGGCTCGTCGATCTTGACGAATGTAGGCGGGCGAGATGTGTCTTTTTCGATTGCGGCGGCGCTTGTCGCACCGTCCATTTTTTTAAGCAATGAACTCATAAACTTGGGTGTAGCCATTCACAAACTCCTAAAAAAGAAAGAGGCAAAGCCTCTAGTGTTACAAAAGTGCAAGCTGAAACTATTTACGAATTCTCGCCTGAGTAGTCACGTTATCACGTATGTTCAAAGAGTCAACAAAGCTCTTAAACTGCATATCTGTACCTGAAAAGCGCTTAGCTTTTACGTCCAATGGGGCTGAGACTAGGGGACACGCAGACCAAGTCACTTGAAACTGGCCAAAAGGCGTATTCAGAATCTCCTCTAGGGTCTCTTTAAAAGCTTTCTTGGAGCAAGTAAGGTTAGCGTTACGGTCGGTCACACCTTCTTCAGCGAGGTCCGTACCAAACGACCACCAGTCACTTCGTGTTTTTGCTTTAAAAGCCGCGTACGAAATACCGATGCGCTTTGCTTGCGCAATATCCATCAGCTCTGCCATGCGTGTGAGAAATTTAACGAACGATTCTGCATTCGGTGCTTGCTGCTGGTTCAGCCCGTAGGACGTAACATGCTGCATCGAGATCGACGAGTAATTTGAAAGCCTTAAGTCGCACGCTTCAAGAATTACAAATGCCATGGAGATTGCGATGTCCGCAAAACATGTGATCTTCTTTTCTGACGCGCGAATATAGCTGATAGCTTTCATTCCGGCTAGAACTGATCCACCTGGAGAAGTGATAACGACAAACACTTCGTCGCTAGGACTATTGGCGATGTCTTTTATTAACTTTGAGACGCTCTTGTCGTCTACTGGGCCTCTCAGGGTGACCGTGTTGCTAGGGTCAAGCTCGATGGTGTCTGGAGTTTTTGGAAGATTCTTTTTTTCCCTAAACTCAAACCCCAGGGCGGTACCGGAAAACAAACTCATTGCGACTAACGCCGAAACGCAAAACTTGAACATACGTGTCCTTTCTAATGGAAGACTACTTAAACATTACCATGTTTTTGTGAAATAATCAAAATTGGAAAACAGAGGGTGGGTGCGCCACCCTCTTTGTTAAAACCCCTTGGAGCCGGATACACCGGAGGAGTCACGATAACCATAGGCGATAGAGCGGGTAGAACTGAGAGCCATGGTGATCGCTAATTTAATAGAAGCGAGCTGTTCAACCAACGCTTGAAAGAACCCCTCCTGCAAAAAGAAGCCTTGTACTTCTTTATCCATTGCCACAAAAGCCGCTCGCATGTCTGCGGTACCCTTGTTCCCTGTAGTGTTACACCAGTCGGGAAACTTCTCTAGAGCGGCAATAGCTTCGGCGTTCTTACGAAAGACTTTCGTCTCATTTAGTTTAAAAAGCGCCGACGCATAGTAGGTGCCTGCAACCATAAGACCTTCTGAAAGAGTAGACAAAGCCACGGGCGCCGTGGACTCGGTCACATTTGTAAGGTCCGAAGCTTGGACAACATATCGGGCTAGAGCTTCGTGTGCCTTGTCTAGCGTCAGGCTTGCCTGCTGCGGGTTGGGGTACACGTTGTTTAGGCTCAACGAGCCAAGCGTTGTTAAACTCATTACCCACCTGCTTTAGGAGGTAGGTTGGCTGCCATAAACTGCGCCAAGTTAGGCACGGCAGACGGTGCCACTGGAGGAGGTGTAAAAGCGGGAGCCTGCGCAGCGACGTGTTGCGCAACAGGTACTGCATAGGTCGGCTGAGGCGCAGGTACTGCATAGGTCGGCTGAGGCACAGGTTGTACGTATTGTGGCTGTGCCGCTTGCACATGTTGTACGGCTTCTACCTGCAACACATGCTGTACATGTGGTACATGTGGTACGGCTTCTACCTGCAACACATGTTGTACATATTGTGGCTGTGCTGCTTGCACGTCGTCTACCTGCAACACAGGTGCGGTAAAGCCAGCGGGTGTAGGAGGAGGCGTTGGTCCGGTAGCTGCGACAGCACCTTCTGTTTTCAAGTACTTCGCTATGCGCTCAGAAATGGATCGCGGTAGCGTCTTAAAGCCGTTCTGTGCGTATTCGTTTACTTCGTCGACAGACCACGGGAAATTATTGACGTGCGCCACTGGGTCGGGAAGAGTAGCGGTATCTAATTGGAGGATCGCAGGATGGACTGGCGCGTCAATTATCATTGGTATGCTCATGGTCTGACCTGTTGCCGCATCGGTAATAGTGCGTAGCTCTTTTGCTGGCTCTGCGTGATAGCGCGTGTCCATGAAGGTAGAGCCAGTACGCCACAGCTTTGCCCAACCTTTGGTTGCATTTAGGTTGAAAAGATCGCCTTCATTGTTTTTGCGCATAGAATCTGTAAGAGATTCAACCGCCGCAGCAGTCCCCCAAGCTGGCTTGCCAAACAACTGATCCGTGATGGTTCGGCTCGTTGTGAGGACGTGCACTTTCGGGTCGTTTGGGCAGATAACCAAGATAGCTACTTTAGTCTGCGGTTTAATAGCTTTATGTTCGTTTTTCATTTGGTTGTATTGGTGAGCATATTCGGGAAGCTTGTCGAAGCCGCCCTTTTCCCACTCTTTAATCGTCTTCTGGAGCGAGTCAGCATACTCTTTTTGCGGGTCTTTGAATCCGCTTAGCTCGAGGGAGGGACGTGTCCAGTTTTCTGCCTTACCGTTGCGGACGATTGTGTAGGGCATTTGGTCGTACTTAAGATACTTCAGGAAGTTTCCCTGTGCATCTTTCTTAGAAAGGATCGGAACTACCTTGATGTAGATAGGATTGTCTTTAATTGTCTTCGTCTCAAGGCGGGTCGAAGAAGACTGTGTGCCGGAAACTTCTGAAGCGTTGTATGCAGTACCGAGAGTAGTCATTGTATTTCCTTATGCCTATACGGCTGGTGTGAGTATGGATGTCTATTGTTTTGACTTCCGTGGTCGTTTATCGGAAGTCTTTTTTGGGACTTTAGCTTTTTCTTTTACCTCCTTTCTAACAACACCTTCTTGGTTAGTTTTTAATAGGTGGCAAGGTCCGCAGAGTAACTGTAGCCGATGCTTAATTGAGTTGTAAAGCGCAAGACGAGAATTTATTTTTGGGTCCCATACTTCTACGTCTACAAATTCTCTAGCTATCCAGGTGTTGAAATCGACGTACCCCGTTTGCGGGTTTATGACAGGCTCGACGTGGTCTACCTGTACCTGTGTAATTTTATTAATTTTTTCAGGAAACCACTGCTTGCAGTGATTGCACTGGTACTCGACTCTTCGTGCCTTTGACGGAGACCCGTCTTGTTTAGTAACCAGACGCTCGCGTTTATTAAACTCTTTTACAACGGAAAAAAGAGGACTTCGAACAAAGACTTTTTTCAAAGCTGAAATCACGCTAGCGCGTAAAACAAACTTGTACTCTTTTTTCTTCTTTTTGACGCCGGTATCTGGGTCAGTTTTCTTTTTCACATGCGCCGCCACATTCTGTTCGCAATACCTAAAGGCATACCTCCAAATTGTTTTGCTACATCTACTTCTACAAATTTCGAGTATCCAACTTCTTCACGCCACTCTTTAGCGATGATACTCAACGCCTCTCGGCTATGCATTGCGTCCTCAGTCCAGCATTTAGCAATGTAGTCGTCACCCCAGATACGGAAGTTGTCGCCGTGGTTGTCACGCCCTTGTGCCCTACATGCGGGACACGGAAGGTCGACACCCGATGGCTTGTACTCGACACTGTTCTCCTCACAATACCAATCGAGCATAGCTATGATGTCTGTACGGTCTTCTTCTTTTTTAGGCGCGCCCCAATTGTGCGAAAAAGGGTCAACCGCAAGCTCTTCTTTGGTGCGAATGACTGTGCTGTTCTCTTGTGGGAGGTCGGACAACGGTACCGCGCGCCGCACTTCTAGCACTGTCTGCTCAACGTCCCCTCGCCAACATCCAGGAAAGCGAGACCACCGCGCAGGGTCGTTACAGCCTTGGTCATTCATTCGATTAAGGCGTTTTGACAAAAAGAAAAAGATTTTCTTAAAAGTCTTTTCGTCGATCGGCTTTTGCGCTCCACCAAGAGTAAAGATACGGATCAGGTAGTGGTAGCTTTTTCCACCCGAAAACGTTTTAGTAGTCCACGGTATACCGGAGGCTTCCATAATTTTTTCTTGTTCGTCTAGCGGAATTGGTTGACCCTCTAGGGGATGGTGCTTTGGATATTTGTCAAACTCGATTAGGAACGTGCGCGAAAGAGCGGCGGAGTTAGCTCGAACTTGCGTCGATCCAGTAGACGGATTACCGCAGAGGAAAACGCCCTGCGGTCCTTTGTGACCGATCCATCGCCTAGCTTCGTGTAGAGGGATAGAAATACACGCTCTGTTCAATTCGTCGGTGACCCAAACAAAATCGTCGGGATCAAATAGAACGTCTAAGGCTTGTTGTGCAAGGTCATTCGCTAACATGCTGGGTTTCTTGAGGGATGTAGTCGACATAGATACCAAACTCTCCTAGTAAATCTAGACCAAGACCTTTGAATTTTCTAAAAACTACGCGCTTGATACCCACGAAAGCGATGTGCTTGGCGCAATCAGGGCAGGGCGAGTGCGTTACGTAGAGTGTAGCACCTCGAGCGTCGTCTATGTTCGTACAGGAAAAAAAAGCACGCATCTCTGCATGTACAATTCGAGGATGCTTGTAGTCCGACTGCATGTCAATCGGCCAGTAGTTAAACAATGGCGGAAAAGAGTTGTAGCCTTCCGCGACTACGTAACCTTCTGTATACGCATATGGAGCAGGGGGGACACGGTAAATAATTGCACCTACCTGCGTCTTAGTGTCGTGGCTGCATTCTGCGGCAGCTTCCGCTAAGTCTAGCATTTTGTTGTCGAAATCCGTGTCGTAGGTAGGTTTATTTTCGGCCATTTTTTTTCTCCTTCTTGTCTGCTTCCACGTCTAGTTCTTCTTGCTTCTTGCCGAATTTAGACCAATCATCCGGTACCTCCTCGTTCTCAAACCGCTCTCTGCTCGATTCGTACTTAAAGGCGCTCACCGCAGTATAAGGAATACCTGGATAGCGGAACTTATCACACTTGATAATTGTGTAGTTGTCTACACGCCCGATGATCAGTACGTGCGTGGCATCCTCAATTGCACCTTTACCATTTCGCGCTACGGAGTATGCGTCCCATGTTCGGGGGTGCTTCTTTACATCTGGGCTGTACCCTTGCTGAAACGTCACGATGGGCGCGAGCTTTAGGCGCTGGTTGCAGAGAATCTGAAATCGCGTGGTAATAAATTTTATCTGCTTGAAAGGGTCTTTTATGTTGAGCGTTTTAGAGTTTTCGGGGTTGTACGTGTTACCCGTGTTACTGAGTTGGTCAAAAAGAGTAAGTTCAGCGCCGAAGTGCTGCGATTGCTCGACGACGTAGTCGGCTACCGAATCCCAACAAGTTGTAACACTCATAGACGTCGTAGTGTCGTAGATACGGACGTACTTTACAGCGTCTTCAGCGACTTTACGTAAGTCAGCAATCCCTTTGATTCTGCCGATAATCGTCGAGATCGCGTACAGGTACGAGTATATGTCTAGCTCGTTACTAAAAACCGCAACCATACGCTTCTGCATAATCATCTTAGCTGCCACATGGTTAGCAAACGTGGACTTCCCATGCCCTGAACGTGCAAACACAACTGTTAAGCTGTCGAGGTGCACGGGGACGTTAAAGTCGTCATGAAATATTTTGAACGCAGAGGCTTTCCGCTCTTCTACGTAAGTAAACCCCTTGTCGATCTCTTCTGCGGTCTGGTTGCGAATCTCGTTTACACTAAAAGGAGAGACTTTAGGCGCTTCGACGACGTAGCCGCCCGCAGGCGACCACAGCGAGTCGATCTCGGATTCGGTAGGTACACCGGTGTACATTTCAGCCATGTTATTTCGCTTCATAGAAATTGTTACCGACAGCAAATCCAAATCTCATGTTTAAGCTCCATTTAAGCCAAGCGTTGACACGGTCTTGCGCAACTTCTTTGGCCTTTCGGCAATCCTCTAGGTCGACTTTAGGGCATTCTATAATTACTTCATCGTGGATGATGGTCACGAACTTAGCATACGGTGCTTCTTCTAGCAAGAATCTGGTAAAGTTCTGAATAATTGGGTTCACAGAAGACTGTATCATCCAGTTGAATGCTTTTCTAGGTTCGGGGGTACCTCTGTATCCTAGAGGGTTTACAAGAAACTCCTGACGTTCGACGATCTGTTTTTGTTTGTCGGCGTATGCTTTAATGCCCGAGAACACGTCCCAGTAGCGATACCAAAATTTCTGCACGTCTTCAAACCGAACATCAAAGCCTGACTCGGTAACTGACTTATGAATCTTTGCAGCGCCCGCTCCATACGCAATCGCCAACGCGCATGTCTTGTGGATGTTTCTGATCTTTTTCAATTTTGTTTTGATCACTTCATCGTCAGCCAACCACTGTTGTGCAAACGTCTTACCCGACCAGTCCGCCGCGAAAGCTTCGCGAAGAACTGCGGCACCGAATGGCGAAAACGACATGGACATTAGGTACAGATCGCTAATCAGCATGACGTCTTTTTCGTAGTAAGGTTCTTTACCAATCCCCGTCAAAGAAGCGTGTGTGTACAGCCGGTCTCCCGTGTACACACTGGTAATTGTGGGTTCACAGCCTAGGGCGTCTGCACTGATCAAAATATTATCTGCACTTGAAGGGAGCAATGCAGACATTAAGCCGGAATCCCTGCGCCCTAGAGCTTGAATATTTGCGCCGCCGCCACCTGCGTACCTCCCCGTGACAGTCCCACACAAGCGCAATGTGTGGTGCCAGCGGTCGTCTTGCGTAGATAAGAGTGCAAGTTTAGCGGCTTGTGTTTTAATCAAGAGGCGCTTTCCTCTGTTCTGGACAATTTCGCCAGGACGACCCCACTGATGCATGTGAGCGCTTCTAAATGACGGAGAGTTCTTAGGCGTGACCAGAAGCTCTGCGCCATGTACACGACCTTGTTCAGTTTGAATTATCTTAAACCATTTCAGTTCCGTTGCGTCTTTAACTTTCATGAGTACCTTCCGAGCAAGGTCAAGTTGATTGACGCACAAGGCTTCCATATGTGTTTTAGACGTGATGTTAAACTCAGGAAGGATCTCTACAATCTTTTTCTTAAACTTAGACTGCTCTTTGATCTTAAGCGCTTGCCGCACTGCCATAATAGGATCAGCGAATTCTTGAAAAAAGACTTGGTCAATATCTGCTACTTCTTTGTTTACGTCTTTGACGTATTGCAATAAAGCCGCGCGATCGACGTTAATCCCAGTTATTTGTGCGTCTACAATTAAATGCGCCATGCTCATAAATAGCTCGTGGTCGGTTTCCCAGTCGTACTTCTGTGCAGCGAAACTGTTCGCTATAAACCGCGCAAGCTTAAGCGTGCAGTCAGTGTCACCAACGTTGTACTCCTCAAGCGCCGTATCGTCAGCGAGATAGATGTACTTCATAAGATTCTTTTTAGTCATTTTGATTTCCTTGGTGACAAATTTTGTCTCCCAGGTACCGCTAAAAAAAATAGCGTCGTCGTGCTCCACGCCGTCGTCGAGCCAGACACGTTCACCATCGTCGTCGATAATTGCTAGGCGTTGGTCTTTTCCATTGTCGTCGGGGGTCCAAGTTTTTTCTGTAAGGGATTTGTTAGTCTGGGCAAGAGCTACCTGTTGTTTCAGGTGCTCATAAAATTTTTGCTTGTGCCCGACGAGGTGCGGGAGGATGCGGGCTAGCGAGTCGTCTAGACCGAAGCCCTCACCCATTTCGTTTGCGTGACCAAAAAGCTGCGAAAGGCGCATGCTGTCGTATTTAAGATTTAAGTTTAGCTCGGGAAATCGGCACTTAATAACGAGTAGCTCAAAGCCCACGTTGTGGGCTACAAGTGGAATTTGTGCGTCCGAGAGCATTTTCAAGAAAGCGCGAACTTGATCTTCACCTTTGGCAAAGTATGTCTGCGTAATATCGTCGTCGGGATCGCCGACAAGCCAGCTTGCTGCTACGGAGAGTACGCGAAAATCGGGCTCCCACGCGTTTAGTCCAGTCGTTTCGAAGTCTATGCATATTAAATTTGAAAAATTTATCATAGAGACCCGCTTTCATTTATTTAACATCTCTAAAAGATAAGTATGTTTCGCCACGTAATTCGCGGTTTCCGTGTTAATTGCCGTAAGGGCTTCTAAAGATTTTAGAGATTTGGAGTACAGACCTGCGTTGTACGCAACAAGCGTTAAGGCAACAGATCCATTTACTCTTTCATTGATCAGGTTAAACAAGCACGCAGAAATATTTAAATTCACGACAGGCTCGTTTAGATCGTGTGCATCGAGTTTTTCTTGAAACCCGCAGCGCAGCGAGAAATCAGATGCCGTAGGTGGAGTAACTTGCCCGACGCCTCTAGCGCCTGCGGAAGATTTAGCGTCTGGTGAGAAGGCACTCTCGATAGCGAGTGTAGCAATCCAAGCATTCCTAAGTTCAATGCTAGGTAGGCGCTTTACAGCGGTCTGTGCAATTAAAGCAGCCATTGATGTCCTCTGATACGTCGACAAGGGCGATCTAGATATTTCCATTGCGTTTAGCGTAAGACTAATAATACGCAGAAATTCTAGGTCTGCAAGACGCGCCGTCTCTTCTTTTTTCTCGAACTCGACCACCTTGGACTGCAACGCTTGAACTTTCTCGTCTACGCTAGAAAGAGCTAAAGTTTCGGCGGAGAACCTTAAAGAATTATAGCCGAGCACTATAAACACGCCTAAGATAAGAACAGCAACACCAACTCGAAAAAACCGTCGCAAAAAAGATCTAACTTGAATATATAGCATACTTGATGCCTCCTAAATACAGTGTTCGGACGGGATGTCCGAAACTTTAGCAAAAAATGACGTCGTCAAATGACGAGTCGTTAACTCCATGTTCTACAAGTAATATTAATTTTGACTGCCCTACCACACGCAGATGGTCTAAGATATCATCTCGTAGTTCTGTGTGGCTTCCAGTGAGTGCTTCGTCGAGACAGAGAATAGGGGATGCGAACATGTCAGAAATAGCTAACTGCGCGGCTAACAAGCACCTATTTTCGGCGCCACCTGAAAAATCTTCAATAGCCATCTCCAAGCCTTTATGAATAATCTTGAGCCCCATCTTAGCTCTGCGCTCGTCTTTTTTCGTAAAACTCTCATTTGTAATGAATATGTGTGTACCAGCATCGGGGAAAAAGAGGTCGATATAGTGTTTTAAATTTGTGTTTATGGCATTCACAATTGCGCTAACAGAAGACATCGTAGACTCGTCGCTGAGTTTTTTGAGTTTCGTAGCCGTTGTCACACTCTTCAGCAGAGAGTTCTCGCCCTCTACGACTTTGTTTAGGGATTCCTCTAGCAAAAGGTGCGCCTTGAGGGCAGCGCTAAAAGCTTGGTCTAGTGTAATGGCACGCTCTCGCGTTGCTTTACGAGCCAACCCCTCGGCTTGCTTCTGCTCTAGGTCTTTTAAAAAAGACCTGTGGTCGGCTGAGCGGATGTTCAACGCATGCAAACTCTCTCTTATTAGGGTTTCATCTGGGAGATCTTGAACCCACTGCGCTGACAGGGTGCGCAGTTGATTGCGCTTAGACGCTAGGTTTTGTTCCAAAAAATGCAGATTGTTAATTTCTTGAACAACTACGGTCATTTCGGCATGTACATCTTGCTGTTTTTTAGTCGTGAGTTGTACGAGTTCTGTAAAGTCTGTGTCAGACACGGGGTGCGCTTTCGCTAAGAGCCCAGTACTCTCCTCAAACATCTGCCTTTGGACGACGCTTGCGGCCCTGTAGCGTTCCCAGTCGAGTACAAAACTAGCAGCCTGTTTCTCTTCTAGCTCTAAGGTATTTAGTGTCGCCACGAGTGCAGACTTAGCCGTGCCATCGTGTGAATGATGTAGTGTATTCGACGCTAACGTCAGGGGTGCTTGGCATGCAGGGCACTCATAGATAGACGTCATTGCATGAAGTGTTTGCGCTTTTTCAGCGGCTAACGTGGCAATACGTTGGCGAATCGCAGCAAGGTTAGCGTCTGCGGAAACAATCCCTTCCCTAGCTTGTTCGAGAGTTGTCGAGAGACCTGATTGAAGGGCTATCTGTAGCTTGTCGCGGGCTTGCTTCTTTAGCTCCTGCCTGTTGATTTGGTCAGATGCGTCCGCTAAAACGGCAGCCGCCTGTTGAATCTCAGTGGAGAGGCTAAATTTGCGGGCGTCGAGGGCACTTCTTGTAGGTAGTGTATTCTCTAATGCCGCAATCTCAACTTGCAGGTTGTGAATAAGGGGAGCCAGCGTGCGGCTAGGGTGGTTTAGAAGGGCGGTTTGAGCCTGTATTGCGGAATCTACTTCGCGTATCTGTTGTCTAGCGTACTCAAACGTGTCACTAGACCACTGGTCGGTGTCCGCAGGTGGAACCGGAGGGTGATCGAGTGTCTCTAAGTGCGCTTTGCTGCGGGTTACGTTTTCTTGCGCCTGTGCTCGCAAGGACGTCTTGATGGTAAGATTCTGGGTGTACGACGTTAATTTGTCCTGTATAACTTTTTTATATTTCTCAGGGTCGTGGGCACCGAAAGCGAGCGTCTGGATAAAGCGGACTTGATCCGCCGCACCTAGCGTAAGGAGTGACCCTCTAAGCTTCTGCTTGACGTAAGAGGAAGCAGAAAACTGCTCATGGCTCATACCAAGCACCCGCTGTATCTCAGCTTGTCCCACGTCGTTCTCAAGGTGGTCATTCACAATTAACCGACCCGGACCTTTAAAACGAGCTATGGAAGCAAGACCAGAAAAACCTGTAAGAATAACAGAGGCTTTAGTTTCACCCAACGGGGCGACCGCACGTATGGCTTCATCGCCGTAGAGCGCCCAGTTGATGGCTTGCAGTATTGTGCTCTTACCGGCCTCACTATTCCCTGCGATTCTTACTAACCCAGTCTGGGGTAATTCTATAGTTTTGTCTTTAAGTCCCTTAAATGCTTTAATCTCTAGTCTCAAAATTACACTCCTACTGCTGTTACGACCTCTTGAAAAAGGAAGTTTACGTCATTATCGGCGAGTTCGTCCACCATATGAGACAAAACATCTAAATAAGTTTTACGGTCTGTGGAACTAGAGGAGAACACGACGTCGTCCGCCGCAAGTATTATTTTTACACCTAGCGCGTTAAATTCTTTGTAAGCATCGCTTTTCTTAAACTTTGAGAGTTCTAAGAAGGAGCCTGACAGCTTGAGACGAAAAGAGTCACCTGTGTTAAACAGCTCTACACGCGGTAGATTTTCTACCTTGCACTCGTAGGTCAATTTTCGAGGAAGACCGAGCGAGATTAAATTTTCAGTGTACGTCCCTGCGCTGAAGTTAAATAGAGATATCGTCTTTTCCGCTACTTCGCCAAACGAGTGGTGAAAAGGTGTACCTACGTATATGACGTTTGAGTGAGGCTTTTGTCTATCGTGAAAGTGTCCCGCAATAAGAAGGGGCCAATTAGCGTCCCACCTGTCACCTTTTGCGCAGACGACTTTAGGCGCCATAAACGAGCCCTCGATTTCGGGGTGCGCAAACACCGCTGAAGATGTGCGCCAGTCGGGTAGCAAATCTAGAGCTTCTACAAGTCGTCCTGGCGGGGTGTACGGTGTGAAGGAAAATGATAAGCCACCTATAGTGGCTTGAGTAGGGTGGTCAACTATAGTGATATTGCGTAGGTTTTTTAGAACTTTAAACGGATGGTCTGATTCAAGAAACCGTGAAGGCGCTACCATATCGTGATTACCGATAAGGAGGTAGACGGGTACATGTTCAGCTAGGCTCTTAATCCAATCGTATGCAGTGTTTAAAAGCGTACTGTGACAAACTGCGTGGGTGTGGTTAAGGTCGCCCGTGATCACTACAGCGTCGGGTTTGGTTTGCTTTACGACTTCTAACGTAGTCTCTGCCATCTTAAGAAAAACGGGTAGAGTACTCATTTGACAATGAGGGTCACCTATCACGAGAACATTAGACATAAAATTTCCTTCGGTGCAAATTTATTCGGCGCGCCATTTTGTATCGATAAGCATAACTAGTTGGCGTTGCTTACCCGTGTAAAGGATACCATTGCAATGCATCCAAGTCGATGCACCCTTATCGTTGTACCCGAGTTTGAGAAAAGTTGAGGTTCCTACTTGCCAGCAGCCACCCGGATGGATACCGGGACTATGCGAGTGACCCACAAAACAATCTCCGACCGCTTTAGATAATCCCGCTAGTCCGCCTTTAGAGCCGTTAAGTCCAAGGTGCCCATGTTGTGAAAACTCTACTCCTTCTACTTTAAATGATGCTGCGGCGGACAGCCAATTCCAACTTCCATCTGGGTCGGTAGCGTATGATAGTGGGTTGTGTCCTTGGCGAAGTTTTACTGCCAGTTCTAGCGCGATTTCGATGTTTTGTACATCGTTCACAAATCGCATTTCGTTCAGGTAGCGGCTTAAAAAGTAGTCGTGGTTACTCTCTTTAACGTAGCATTCTGTGTGTGCGGGTAGAAAAGATTTAATCGTATTCAGTAGTTCGCCGCAGACCTCAAGTTCCGCGTCCAAAGTGGCGATATGTGTATGTACGAGGGAACGGTCAATCTTTTTAGTTTCAATGTGATGATTCACAGAAGCGCCAGAAAATACGTCTTGAACAAACACTTTTTTAGGAAGGACTACAGATGCTAAGTCTTGTAAAAACGCTAGAGCCACAGGATCAGTTTCCCCAGCATGTAAGTCGCCGACTTCGATTGCCTCTGCTTGCTCTTTCCAAGTTGAGCCGTCAGCAAAGTAGCGTGTACCAAGGTCGATTATGGAGTTATTCTCAGCATGCGCCTGAAGTTGACGAAGATGAAAAATATCGTCGTCTATCTCTATTACCAGTGCGCCGTAAACGTGCCGCTGTTCCGCCAATTTGCCTGGACGAGTTGGTTGATAGTTGGGTTGCGTCACGACACCAGTTGAGTGCACGATACGTGGCAAAGACCCGATCTTACCGGGCAGCATGCGCATGGATTGTACGGGTGCCGCAACAATAAGGCTGATTCGTTCACCATTGTCTAGCGACAGCTCGCTTAGACCCCGTAGAGGGTCTACGAGTTGCGGAACGTTTTGAATGTCAAAAGCAACAAGGTTTGAATTAAATCGGTAGCTCGTTACTAATTGACCACTTTTGAAATACTTTGTAAGAGGTGAATCGTAAAACTCGTCTTGTTTTTCTAAGGCGCGTTGATGCGGGCGCATCCCTAGAATGATAAGGGTGGCATTATTCTGATGGCAGTAGGCTTCAAGGCTTTTTAAAAAGTCTTTGTTCACGTACGCGTTCTGCACTGCGGCAGTAACGACAAAGCGCCCTTGTGTGTGGTCAGCCGTAATGTTCTGAGCTTCGAGGGAGTCTCGGGTAATTGCGTTGGGTTTTTTCTCTTTTTTAATCTTTGTCGTATCGGTCATAAAACTCCTAGAGTCGTTGAAATGTGGACTTTTGAAAGCGGTTCAAGTTGTCTTCTTGGTCTTTTTTTCGAGCGTGTTCGTCTGACACTTTCTTTGATAAATGTGCTGAATCGTAAATGGGATACATATGCCGGTATCCAATGCTCGTACCGACGGTGGTGATAGTTTTCGGGCTTTCTTTTAACCAAAGACACTCGCTGTCCGAACCATCCCGTTTACGAAACCCGTCCTCTAAGGGCTCTACTTCGTCGTCGAATAAGTCGAGTGTGCGATCGCAGTGCACACAGTGGAATTTGTACATCGGCATTTCATGCCTCGACTATAGCGAAATGTTTGTTTTGCCAATTTTTAATTTCGTCAGTGGAAAGTTTCTTGAGCCAATTTTTAGAAGCGTTGTCAAAAAAGAACCCTTCAGCTTTTGCGAAGTCTTTTTGATGAAACGAAACCAAGGCTTTAACCGTCTTTTTTGGCTGTAGAGCATCCTGTATAACACTGTCGAGGTTCGGTAGAGCGCATAAGATTTGAATCAACAAGCGCACGTCGGCTGCTGCCCTATGGAGTTTTAAAACAGGCAATCCAAGGTCAACGGCAATGTGCGAGAGTTTGCTGGCCTTCGTGCCCGTGATTCGAATGTCTTCGCGTGTGCAAAGAAAAGGGCGGTCGATCGGCAAGCCTAGCATCTGTAGGCGAGGAGCATCAAACTTTACGTTATGGGCGACAAGGGCGTCTGCTTGAGAAGCGTAGTAAGACAGTATACAAAGACCAACGTTGAGCCATTCAGGGCTAGAGGGGATTTCTTGAAGGGCTGCGTCAGGTATACCGTTGACGTGAAAGGTCGCGTTGAGTTTGTCAGTCTTCACCAAAAAACTAAACTCAGCCAGTACTTCTTTTGTCGTCGTAGACAAAAGAGCCCCTGCCACTTCAATAACAGGGTCGTCGGCGAGGTCGAGCCCTGTAGTTTCAGTATCTAGTACAAGTAGTTTCACCCACCACCCCCATGCCGAGCTTGCTCTTGAAAGAGCATCCGAGCTTCATTGATTTTCCCAAGGTCCGCAGTTACGGCTATACATCCGGTAGTGGCGCACAAAATCCCAAGTTCCACACCGTTGCGAATTACAGACGTGACCGTCACGGACGAATCTGCTACACCGAGGTCCCGGAAGTCCCCGATAACAACCCCACTTTCTTCAAAGCGGACAGTTGTCGTACCCGTATCGGCTAGTGCTAGATCAAAAGTTAGCGCAGTTCCGTAATTTTCACATAATTGTAAAAGAACGGATTTAAAAGCTTCGCTCAAACCAGCCGACATGCCCGATGCCCTTGCAGCGTAGATGTAAGACATGCCTGCGCCAGGGACGACGCCGTTGCGGGAAGCTGCTTGAACGGCTTGAATAGCATCGTCAACTCGGTCGGCTCTTTCTTGAATGCTTGCAGAGTGCCCGCCACCGACAGAAATTGTAACCAGACCGCCCGTGAGTTCGGCGTTGCGTGCCGAAATAACATCGGCACCTTGGCGTGTGGGCGCAAAGCTAACAGCTTTTTCGTTCTGCGCAGCTCGCTCGGGAATCGTGTGCTTTGCCGCACGACCTGTGAGGATAGTCTTAAAGGGCTGCACCTCAATAGAGGTACAAGTACCTAGGTCGTCGTAGGTGGACGTTCGGTAACTAGCGCCATCTTGCAGGGTGGCGCACGTGATAGCGGAAATGTCCAAGAGTCTCTGATACTCGACGTTCATTTCCGGGCTTAAAGCGAGTTTCGATAAAAAGATGCGTCCTGTGTGCTTTCCGTGAGCGAGGTTGCGGTTCTGCACCATTACCTCGTTGGCAAGACCTTCACCGATATCTTTTGCGAAACAGACCAAGTGTTGCTTGAATTGCCCATTGCTCTGGGCAGCAATACTGTTAACAGCTTGTGTGATCTGCTCCATGCTCTCAAGGTTCCCATTGTAGATAAAGACTGCGGGACCTTGAAGAACAAAAGAGTCGTTCTCGGCAGATTTTTCTGACACTGAAATAGCTAAGCTCTTGTGGTACTCGTACCCACGACCTGCACAGTAACCGTTTTGGCGTACAATTTTGTAGAGTTCATTCTGCAAAGCATCTTTTGCGATAGTGACCGTCCCATAGGCACCTACGTTGTCTAGGGCTTCTAGCGCAGCGGTGGCGATGTCGGAATCGCCATTAGAAGAAGTCATAGCTACGTGGTGTAAAAGGCTCGCATCTCGGATAGCAAGTTCCTCTACCTTGAGAATGGCTGCTTCTGCTTCTCGTTTAAATTGACGGGCGAGAGCTTGAGGATTTTTAGAAGAACTGTTGAGTATAGCGCTGGATACTGCCGCCGCAAGCACGAGAGTGGACGTCGTGTTGTGGGTGACAATGAAATTGTCTGTGATGTAAAGATTGTCAGGGTTACTGACTTTTATACACATCATAGGGGTTGTAACCCCTGTGGCTGTAATTTTGTCTAGCCTATTTCCGTACTTAAAGTTTTCTAAATGTGTGACGCTCCAGATCGGCGGCGGGAAGTAGAGGTTACCTTCTTCGTGTTTCTGTAGCGACATCTTTACAGGTTTACCTAAACTGAGGCAAAGGTCGGTAAAGTCTTGAGCCAGCTCTTTACTGACGCTGCTAAACGCAACCACGCTGCTGTTAGTCGTGTAAGCGTCAGCGTCTGTTAAACCTTGAAATAATTTTTCACGATGATTCGCAGTTGTGTAGAGGTATGATTTAGGGATAAATTGTGCGCCTAGCAATCCTATAGACGCAAGAATTTGTTGCATGGTCTTACCGTCGGTCGAACGTCCCTGTATGCTTACGCGAAATGAAGAATCACTTACTACGTAGGTAGAAGAGAGGTTAAACCCTTCGGGAAGAACCAACTTAGCGATAATGTGCTCTTTTGGCTTACTCAAAGAAATTTCAACAGATCCCGTACCACGAAGTGAGACATCGCCAAGTAAGACACCCACGAGGTATGGGTCGAGAGGCATCTCTGCCTCATTGTTGCAGAATTGGACGTGAGTGAGAGGCGAGTAGTATCGTTTTTGGGTCTCTCCTTCGTTGTTAGCAATTATATAATCTTTGGCTAAATCACCCGTTGTTTTTGTTTCTAATCGAGGGCCGGTAGTACCCGCGTTTGTAACAGTCCAGAGGTGGTCGGCGCAGCATTCCACCTCGCGGTTGTCACTGAACAGCAGTTTGTAAATCTCTCGCTCGCCTTTAGGGAACACCCCTAAGACGGTTTGAATGGTTCCGTTTGTCCCACAGATTCCCATGCCTACTGTGACGTCCCGCATCTCAATGAAGCCTTTAGGTGTCAGCACTTTAGAGTACAGAGGCTGAGGGCCGTCGCCTGCATCTAATACTGTCTTGGCAGAAGACTGGTTGCAGAAGTAATGAATGGCGTGCTCTATCGGGTCGTTGAATTCTAATGCCTTTAAGACAGTAATACCGTCCTTGGTGTAAGTGGCACAAAAATCACCGAGCGGGTCACGCTTTTCAATAATTGCGGGTTTGCCGGAAGGTCCGAGGGTGGACCCCACCGCTTGAGCGATCTTCGAGAGAGCTTCTACGGCTTTGCGTGAAGCGTCCTGTATTTCTAAAGTTTTTGTCATGGCAAATCCTCGTATTTTTTGAGTAGTGTAGCGGCTTCGTCCATGCTCTTGGCGAAACACTCTACCTGTACTTTAAATGTTTTGGCAAAAGATAACAGGTTGACGTCAGGTGGGTTACCCCAGACTAATTTACGGTGGCGTAACGGATGCACAAGGCAGAGCGTTAAAAGCCCGAGGTCCCAAGCAAACTGCCCATAGGAAGTTTTGGCAACAGGTTCTTTCACGTCGTGAGAATACGGTGTTAGATCCCATACGTTCCCTGCGTTGGTTGAGTCTTCTCGGTACCATGAGGTTTGGTCCCAGGTCGGAGGCGTCGTGCCTTTGGAAAGAATGACTGCGGCCTCGCCTAGTTTGGATAGTGTGCCTCTTTTCGAGGTCGTCTGGTAGTGCATAAACACGACGTCACCAAACGTAAGCTGCGGGTACGCCGAAAGGTCTGCGGTATGCGACATCGCTTTTACAAGGTCCATCTTGCTATGTCTAAAGGTCAGTAAGGTGACACTATCACTAGAGGTGCCTTGGTTCAAACGAGTGAGGAGGGTTTTTGCTTCTTCTTGTTTGACGGGCATGTTGAACACGTAGACGTCGGCACTCGGCATAGGGGCTTCCCACACACTGTCAGTGCTGACGACTTGAATTGAGATAAGATTGTCTTCAGACTTCATCATCGGGGGTAGCCTCTTTTGCAAACTTAGAGAAGCCTGCTTGGTCGTGTCGGTTAAATGCAACGATGTCCGTAAGGACAACTTCTTGAATTAAGTCTTCTGTTATAGTTTTGTCGGCTTCTTCAAACTCTACGTAGAAACTGCTCATAAAACCGTGAGCGATTACTACAGAGCCGCGCTTGACATGCTGTAAAGCATGACGAGCTACATCGTCTTTCGCAACTACCGTGTGGGGGAAGGATTCACCTCGGCTGTTTACGATACCGATATCAAATTTAACTAGGGAGCCGCCGTTTCGGCGGGTTTTTACGTTAAGGTCAGAAGTTACAACCCCCATCAACTCACACCTGAAGTACGAAAACATTTTTAAATCCTTTTTAAAATTTCTAGCACTTCTGTAGTGTAACGGGCGCTAAGAAAAAAATCAAGCGAGGCTGTTCCAGTCTAGGTGCTGGGCGGTCGAGAGAGGGTTGTCGCAAGTAGGAGCACCCGTGAGGCTCCTCTTACCTTCGCGTGCTTTGTTTGACGCAGCGGTGTAATGCCCTAGATACACGTCTTTGTAAATGACCGTTTGAACTTCTTTCGATAGCTTAAAAGGTATATTAAAGGTATCCGTAAATTCCTTTACCGCAGGTTTAAACGATTCCAGTCTGCCACCCAGTCTTTGCTGTATAACAACGAATACAGCGTCGATCAGTTGGTTTATCAAACTCACCATATGACTTTCAACCATAAAAGAAGGCGTAAGGTATTGAGACGTCCCCAGTTCTATACGGCACAAGCAGTGCAACATAGCGGCTCTAGGGTTGCTAAAGCGCTCAGGGTACTGTTGAAATTCAGCTCGCACAAGCTGAGGTAGCAGACCAAAGTAAAACGCGTTAAAGTCGGGCGGTAACCTTGGGCCGTGTGTGTTTAACGGGTCGTAGGGGTTAATAAACGAACATCTTTCCCAGCCTAGCGAAGCAGCGTCCAGATCCTTTGTGTGCTCGTTAAAGTCAAAAAATTGCTGAGTATACGGGGGAAGCTCGCGCATAGGCGGAAACCCCTCAAGCGTGCGATCCGCTTTTGCTCGGTCGACATCTAGTTTGCCGTGGCGTGTGTAAGTAAGCCAACAGAAAGGCCGATGTTGATAAATGACAGCTACTTTACGGTAGTTCTCAAGCACTAGCTCATGGTACTTGGCAAGCTGCTCCGTAGAGGAGAAGAGCCACTGATCTGGCGCCTCGCCGCAATCCACACGCCTGAAGTACTCTACCCACCACGTGTAACGCGCCATCTCGGTAATGTTTTCACGGTAAGGGATGAACATGGGCGCTACGCTCTCGTTCATGTCGAGTTCGCCCGTGTAGTAGTGGTCGGTACGAAAGTCTAAAAACACTTTTAATTGTGCATGGAGTTTATACTTTTCGTCTCGTTCAGGCAAACCCCCGGATGCACGTTGCAGCACTAAGCCTCGGAGGGTTTTCTCAATTGCTTCGGTGTATTGGATGGACGAAGAAAAATCGTTGTTCCGTGCTTTGACAGCAGCGAAGTAAAAATAATCTTTTGGCTTTTCTACGTAGGTGGTTATCCACTTTAAAAACGTAGTGAAATACTCGGGGCGCAGTCGCGGGTGAATATCAAAGGGGGTCATGTAGATATGCGCTATTTTCTCTGCGGGCTCTTCGGGCTCAAGTTGTACGGCTATGTGCCCGAAGCGCATAGGTAAGGCTAGGCGCGTCATGAGGCAGCTACGTCTCTCTATACCGTCCCAGAATTCTAACCCACCAAACAGAAAAGTCAGGATTTTCGAAAACAGAAACTGGATATCGTCGCTGTCTTCAGGGTTTTGCCACGCTGCGGGACTGACGCAACCAATACGCTCGTCTAGTATCTCTAAAAGCTCGCGATGCGTAGCGACGGGCATCGGGATAACATCCATCTTGGTCGGGTTACAAGTGAAATACTCGTAAAACACGTTACCGGAGACGTCAGGGCTAGGGAAGTAGGGGTCAATGAGAGGACGGAAGTTAACCATGTCCGTTTTTGAATTTTCATGAAACTCAATAAAAGAGGGGTCGTATACAACGCGCCCGTTGAAGGAGCCGTTGAATGCGGGGTTTACGGTAGGGCGCTTCCCTGCGGCGTAGAGAGCTTTAATCTTCTCTAGAGTAGGGTCACGTACCACGACGTCGTCGTGAAGAGTAGTAGATCTAAGCGCCGTGACATTTGCAATAGCTCGTTTTTTCTTAATCACTGGTTTGTAAATCCTATTTAGAACGTGTGTGGGTATTTAAGCGTTGCGTTAATGAAAGAGATTCGGTAAAATCTGTAGCCGCTTCGTGAAGAGCGTGTTCCGCAGCGGCATGAACTTCGGGCGTAGTTGCATCGTGTAGGAGAGCTACGCGGAATTCTTCTTCTACTAGTAACCCCGAGTTCACAGGGAGGTTAAACCGTTCAACGGCACTCAGTAAATGGCTCAGCTCCGTTCTGTAGGGTACCACGAGAGTATTGGCTGTGTTTGTATTAGCGAAGAGCAAAAACGGGCACAAGGAGAGTTTTCGATAGTCGAAGCAGTCAATCATCGGTGGAATCCCTGTAGTGTACTGCTTATGTACCAGAGCACGGGCGGTCTCTATTTCAAAAGCCGAGGATGCGCAGTATTCAAAAACAGATTCAAGGTACTCGTTCCCTAGGGCTTTGTATATAGCTGCACGGCTAGGGCGAAGCTGGCGTGCCAAATTAAGCGCTGTCAGGTCGGACGCTAGCAAACCAACAATATCGTAGCTCTCTGTAAAGATGCGAAGACCTCGTTTAAGTAGTTCGGCCCTTATTATTACGGTATTGCGATTCAAACTAGACTTGTAGCTAAAGAAAAAGGAACCGGGTAACCGTGTACCTTGGCGTAGAGATGTTCTGCTTTTGGTGGATTCACCTACCGGAGAGGTAAGCCAGTTACTCATAGGCTTGAGTGTGTACTGGGGATGGTTACCGGCGGTATGCGTAATATCAAGTACACCCCGAGACGTTAAATGTCTAAGTGCGGCAGCAACAGCGGTCTTTCCCATCCCTGTTGCGTCAGTGAGATTCTGGCGAGACGGCATGAAGGCGTCCGAGTGAAACAATAGATGCATCAGGATAACAAACCCCCCCGAATCGAGCCTTAAATCCAAAAGCTCCCGCCGCAGCGTAAGGTACTTAGTTGTTTTAGCTTTTACCGCTTGATACGTACTCTCAACATACTCTGATTTCCCTAACATAAACCCTCTCAGTAAATTGCGATCAATACTACTTTCAACCGTATCGGCAGACCCAAACGAAAGTCAAGCTCTATTTCTACCTGACCTAGAATTCAACCCAAGGGGTACCCTGGTATCAAAACCGGACAGGGGGTACCCTGGTATCAAAACCAGCCAAGGGGTACCCTGTCCGGTTTGAAGGATAGCTTGTCCGGTTTTAATTTCCAAACAGGTACCCAACTAGTGCTTGTTAAGGTACCCACCCCGGTCATGTAAAGCAAAATTCTAAGTTTGTAATCAACCTGGGGTAGGCTGGTTTTAGGTACCCCCCCTGCCCGTGCGACGGGCAGCTATTAATAATAACTAATAAAAACTTATTAATAAAAAAAAAAACTAACAATAAAACCAATGCGCGAGGCGCAAATTGCTGCGCGCTCCGCTTGCACACTTCGGAATCCGGAAGGCGGTGGATCATTCTTACCTCCAGCAATGAAGCCAACTCCCTCCTGAAGGCATTTCCTCTCTGAAGCCTACTTTTAGCCCTCCTGTGATGCCCTAGACCTCTGACCCTTGTCAGTGTAGCCATTGAGCTTTAGAACGTCACCTTGAGGCTGAAAACAACTTTCCCCTGTAGCCCTGTGCCCATGTAGCCAAAAGTAGCACCATTGCAAAACTAGAACATCCAAGGTAAAATCATGTAGCAACTCATGAAGGATTTGAAATGATTAATAAAACTAGCATTTCTGATGTGAATACTACCCCTGGACTGACTGGAATTGGGAACCTACTGGGTAAAAGCCCTGTAGCCTCCTTCAATCTCGACGGCATAGAAAATCTTATCAACACCAAAGGGTTTTTGGGGTTTCATATCAAATCGGCGATAAATCCCGACAGAAACACGGTCACTGCTGGCTTAAATCCTAACGATAACGGCTACTCACGTATTTTCTACTCTGTTCATCCTGTACGTCTGGTGCCAACAAACATGAGCCTGACGGATACCCTTACGCGTGTCGGGTTAGCGATTCAAGGCAGTTCTGTACTCAACCTTTCTGGATCCTACTTAGACAACCCAAACGCAAGAGTTCACGCAAAAACCGGCGACCTTATTGTAATGAACCCGAGTTTCACCGAGGTCTACGATCAGATCGTCGACTACGACGGAGAAGCGGTACTAAAACTTCACTACCCTGCCCGTGAGGTGGACTACCTAGCGTCCTCGAAACAAGCCTTCGAGTTTGGCGTAGACTTCCTACTTACCCCGGACGGCTCAATTCAGTGGCTGAGAGGTGCACTCAGTCCTTCCAAGGGGGACGTGCTTAGCATCGTGTACACAGCCTCACCCATCTACGTAGTAAACCGCGTAGAGCATAGTTTGCGAATTCTGCCTAGTAACACCACGGGCAACGGTAGTAGCCCAAGACAAGCGCGCTACGCGCCTCAACTGCTTTTAGCCAATCTCTCAAACGTTCGATCCGAGGGACCTTCCTTTGACCCATTCTCACTTCCTGTCGTCCAAGACTGGCAAAAATATTTACTCGCTCACGAAAAATACTAAAGGAACCAGCAGCATGCAAGACTTAGACAAAAAGAACGACCCTCTCAATGCGGAACAACCACCGAAAGACGTGAAGAAGCTCGTAGCGGCATTCCAAACTGTATTTGAACACCAAAACGGGCGCATGCCTGACGAAGGCGAAGTAGGTGAATTTCTACAAGCTGCTGGCCTAGAGGAAGAAGTAGACAAGAGTGAAGGCGATGAACCCGATGTGCTACATACCCAGGTCATTGAAAGTAAGAACGGTGACCCTTTGTTTTACCTTCTACCAAACGACCGCTGCTTTGACGTAGAGCAAGGCGCGTGGCTTTCCAATGTTCCCAGTTTTGTCGCAGAGCTTCAAGCAAGACCTATGAACCGAGAAGATTTAGTTCCTATGATCATTCATGGTCTTGTAGACCCTCAAAGTTTCGCGGCGCTTAAGGAAAGAAAGCTCGTGAGCAATGTAGTAGTTCGGTTGTACGACCAAATGAACCAGCAGCAAGAGTTAGTTAAATCGGTTGATTCGGTTGATTCTGACGAAGGTTACGACTTGTTCAATGACGGTGATTTTGACGACAGCGACTTGAACGAATTCGGCACAAACGAAAGCAATGGCGTCGAATTTGCGCCGTTGGTTGAAGCTCAGGTTGGTCCCAACCAAGTCGACGAGCTGTTTCGCCTAGCTCAAATCTACACGCTCGATAAGCGTCTTGAGGAAGCGATTCGCAAAATAGTACGCGACGAAATTGGCGTAACGTCAGTTGAGCCACTTGAGCAATCGTTGGACCTCGCAGCGGCAGACCGCATGCATCAAGCCGATGCAGCGGCTAATGAAACCAGTAACGCTGGGGTCGTCCCTGGTAACTACTCACCGGTGTAATCATGGCAGACGAGAAGAGCCCTTTTGATGAAGCGCTCGAGTTCTTTGGTCGTGTGGCTAAAGGATTAGAGATCGGTATTATCAAAGCTATGACAGCTTCTCCTTTGCTTATAAAGCAAGAATTTGCATCGCAAGCAAAGCGCAAGCTCAACACATCCAGAGACACTTACCTAGCCGCCATAGATATCGACATTAAAGGTGGCGTTATTATAGTAGAACTTGACCCTAAAAACTGGTTGGCGCAGGCTGTAGAAGATGGTGCCAGTGCATTTGACCTTCATAAAATGCTACAGACGTCTCAAAAAGTGAGAATAAGCCGTGAAGGCTTTCGCTGGCTAACGATACCGATGGAGAAAACAAAGAGCAGTACACTCAATCCCGGAACAAGTGTAGGGCAGCAACTTGACCAAAAGATTCGAAACGCCTTGAACGGTAAACCTCGCTGGACAATCCCCTACACAAGCCAACGACCCGATGGCACAGTGACGTCAGCCGAAACTCTAATCACTAAAGACCCCGAGCTTATAGGGCTCTCAAGAATCCGTCGGTACTCTAGCCCTGAAGACCCACCGCGAGGGAAGCGCCCTATTTCAAGTCAATTTGTTTTGTTTCGTAGGATGTCTGAAAATCCTCGCAGTAAATCGTATGGCCGGTGGCAGCATCCTGGAATTACAGAAAGAAGTCTGTTTCCTGCTGTAGAGACTTGGGCGAACACGACGTTAATTAAGATTATTGAAAAAATTATGACCAATTCGGTAGACAAGGAATTGAAATGAGTTTTTACGCACCACATATTTCGTTAGCCGCTGTTCTTAAGGATAAGGTAGCTAATCTCGAAAACTACGCACCCGACCTGTTCTTAGTCTTCGAAGAATTTATTTGCATTCCCGATTCCGCCGCCCTTGTGGGCGGCTACAAGTACGTCAAGCAAATCATGGAGTCGCTCGTAGGCCCTAACAAGAAACCCATTGATGTGCAGCTCTACAACACCCCGACACCGCCCGGAAACTATGCCTTGTTTGTTGAGTTCCTTGGAAGCTCGGGCGAGGAGCAATTCTTAGGTGAGCACGCAGGCTACTCCTACACGCCTAACGTCACGAAGAAGATCTTTACTTCTTTTACACCACGCAATCTGCTTGCTTCCTGCCCAAAGACATTGATATTAAACCCTGCGGAAATTAATGAATGTGCTCTTTGGCCTCTTCAAGAAGCTGCGGTTTCAACATCAGCTGACTGCGAAGAAACATTTATTCTAAAGTCGGTTATTCTTTTAAACGGGCTTTTAAATCTTGAGTTTGACCGCGCAATCGACAAAAGTTTATTAGGCCGAAGTTGGGTTACTAGGGCTCCGTCGTTCGGCACGGTTAACGCTTACTCTGGTACCATCGACGATGTGCGCTTGCGGGTTATTCTTAGAACCGTAGGCGAAATCGAAATACACTTACTCATGGCTATGTTGACACGTTGGCTTATTAAGCTAGCACGTACCGATTTGAGGTTTACAGCCGACAATCTTCAAGCGTCTCGGGTCACGCAAGGCGCTCCTTCGTTAGAGTCCGAAAGCCCAGATGTCTTTGTGACCGCCTTTGACTTTTCCTGCCGTTCAGGCGATACTTGGATCTCAAACCGTACTCCAACATCTAGTCATATGGGTCTGGCTGTTGGAGCCGAGAGTACCGACGAAAGCGAGACCATCCTATATGTCTAAGAAACCGCAATCAAAAACAAGTGCGCCAAAAAAGCCACACGTTACCGAAGAAGTTTCCGAGCTTCTACCGACCACCGACAACACTGATACAAAGACGGAAGAAATTCCTCAAGTCGTAGAAGTGCTCGCCGATACCCCCGAAAGAACAATGCACTCTGAGCACGGTGCCCTTTACGAGCTGGACGAAGCTGCGCAAACTTTGATTGCACATTTCAACCCGAGTTGGTTACCGAGCATTCGCGCTTATGCCAAGTCTCATGGGCTTTCTCCACAGTGCCCTCTCGCTCTGTGGTCGTGGTTATTTAAATCTTGGGGTGCCGTTCTTAAAACTTAATTTTTTGAGAGGATTTTTGTGAAACTCGCATTTGGTTCGAAGGCCCGCAGTGGAAAAGACACCGCAGCCGAGTATCTGACCTCTCTATACGGAGGTACAAGCTTTAAGTTCGCCTCCGCCATCTACGACATCTCCCGTTATGCCTACACGCGTGCAGGTCTACCCTTTGAAAAAAACGCTAAGCTGCTTCAGTTTTTAGGGACAGACTTTGGGAGGTCGATCGATAAAGACATTTGGGTGAAGTCTTGCCTAGCCGACATTCAGCGGTTCGAGGACGTTAATTCTGTAGAGAACATTTTTGTTACAGACTGTCGCTTCGAGAACGAAGCTGACGCATTAAAACAAAGCGGTTTTGTCCTTGTACAGATTGACCGATCTGCCGACCTTCGTGGTGATATTGGTCGCGACCCTAACCACCCCTCCGAGATTGCATTAGACCATTATACTCGGTGGGATTACACGATCGGCAACAACGGGACGCTCGAAGAATTTCATAATAAAATTCACACCTTATATTTACAGCTTCTCGACTCTTCCCCGCAGTAAAATGGAATTTCCACTTCTCTAAACATGTCCACCGAGGTTGTCGCTGTGTCCTTTCCAAATCTTCTTGCCGAGATTGCTTTTTACCGTACTTACTCCGCAGTCAAGCCTAATGGCTATAAAGAATCCTGGGACGATGTCGTCCTTAGATATCAGAATTGCCTGATCAAACGCTATTCACACCTAGAGCAAGATATTAAGGACGCTTGCGAATTTGTTAAACTGTCCAAGATTCTTCCCTCGATGCGAATGCTCCAGTTTGCCGGAACTGGGATTGAGCGAGAAAATGCTAGGGCTTTTAACTGCTCAGCTACCAACATTACTAGTTTTCGTACTATTGCTGAGAACATGTACGTTCTACTCTGCGGCGCGGGTAATGGATTTAGCGTCCAACAAGAACACATTTCGCACTTACCCGTTATTTCTGAAGGCTACGCCCAAACTTTTGTTATCACGGACGACAAAGCAGGCTGGTGTGACTCTGTTATTGCTCTTCTTGAGAACCCTCAAGTCACGTTCAATTACGACCTCGTGCGCCCCTCAGGAGCACGAATTAGCACTGGAGGTACCGCAAGCGGTCCTGAGCCCTTGCGCACTGCGCATGAGGCGGTACGAGCGATTCTTCAAAACGCCACAAACCGGCAGCTCTTTGATATAGAAGTAGCAGACGTAGAGTGCTTGTTCAGCGACGCTGTAATCGTCGGTGGCGTGCGCCGTAGCGCCCGCATCTGTATTTTCGATAACGAATCTAAAGCAATGTGCGAATATAAATCCGGTACTTGGTGGCAAAACCACCCTTACAGGGCGCGCACTAACATTTCGGCAATGCTAAAACGAGACGAAGTAACCCAAGACCAGTTCAACGAAGTCCTCGACGCTTGCTTTAATAGTATGTCTGGTGAACCCGGAGTTTTTTGGTCAAACAACAAATCAATGATCACCAATCCGTGTGTCGAGATTGCGTTAAACAACAAACAGTTTTGCAATCTTACGACCGTCAACATAGCTTCCTGCAAAGATTCTTCAGACTTTTACGAGCGGGCTCTGAAGGCCACTTTCTTGGGGACCCTCCAAGCAGGATTTACCGATTTTGCGTACCTTTCCCCCGAATGGAAAGAAATTACAGACGCTGAGGCTCTCTTAGGCGTCAGTATGACAGGTATCTGTGACAACTGGCCGCTTATCGTAAGTTTAGCAGAATCAGGGTTTATGAGTAAGACTGTAGCAGCTATGCGGGTAACTAACGCACGTGTAGCCGCACTAATCGGTATCCGACCCGCAGCACGTATCACGTGTGTTAAACCCGAAGGTACCACCTCGTCGGTCTTAGGTACTTCAAGTGGAGCCAACGCAACATTTAGCCCCTATTTCATTCGAACTGTAAGAGTTGATAAAGCCAACCCCGTAGGTGCGCATTTAGCTCGTGTCCTTAGTGGGACCCCCTTTATCGAAGAAGACGTTACAAAATCCTCGATGTGGGTTGTAAGCGTCCCGATGAAAAGTCCCGCCGTCATTACTGAACAGAATCAAAAAGCCTTAGACGCTCTTGAACGCGTCAAGCTGCTTCACACCTTTTGGATACGCCCAGGTCATGTCTACGGGGACAATACGCATAACGTGTCTTGTACAATTAACTACAGGGACCACGAAAAAGAAGAGGTTAAAGCGTGGATGTGGGAGAACCGTGAGTCTTACGCAGGGATCGCACTCTTTCCTCTGTATGATTCAACGTACGCCCAAGCGCCGTATCAGTTGAGTACAGAAGACAAGTACAACGAGCTTATCAAGTGCTTGCCTCCGATAGACCTCGCCTCGGTGTTCTACGGACTAGACGCCGAAGACACTCGCAAAGAGATTCTGGCTTGCGCCGGTGGAAGTTGCGAAATCACCTAACCATTGCTTTTAACTCCAGAACGTGTAAAATGGCTATAGAGTTATCTAGAGTGATAATTTTAAAAACCGTAACATGTTAATATTGGAGACTTAAATGTCAGGACAAATCGCATCATTGAGGTTGCTCGAACAACTAGTTGAGACTCAGCTCAAAAATTTCGGATTCAAGGCTCCTGTAGTCCTTGAAGCTAAACTCGTTGACGGAAAACCGTCACTATACGTCAACTACTCCGACGCCACCCTCAGCGCTACTGACGCAGCTGTTCAGATTCGTCTAGTATTCGCTAACGCAGCTTTTGCTGACATTGCTCAACAGAGCATCAATGGTTCGGCTATTGTCGCTGGACCGGTTTCAGCTCTAGTTGTTGCTTTTGCCGCTGCTTCAGACGGTTCAACTCCACAGTTGGGCAAGCTAGTAATTCAAACAGTTCAAGCGCTTAACCGCAATAACATTCCGACAAGCCTCTGCCTTGCCGATCCCGCTGGCCCAGTACCTGCACTTAAAGGTCTCAACGGCGCTACTGCCGACGCAAACATTCCTGCGGCTTTGGGTATTTTCCAAGAAGCTCCTCTTTCTTCAACCGGTGGATAACCCTAAAAGAAAGGAGCACACCACATGTCTAGATATACTACACACGCTAAGGCTATGGCTGACGCGCTGACTCCCGAACAGGTTGTCGCCCAGCTTAACACCTTGGCTACACAACTAGAAACGCTACAGAAATCAACCCCGATGTACAAAGCCGACGAAGACCAAGCACCTCTGGACGGCGAAATGCCTCCGATGGAAGGCGAGCAACCCCCTATGGAAGGCGAGCAACCCCCTATGGACCCAATGGCTCCCGAAGGCGAGATGCCTCCTATGGACCCAATGGCTCCTGAAGGCGACCCCGCTTTAGACGCAGATCCAGACGCAGCTCCTGCTGAAGGCGCTGAACAAGAAGTAGAGCAAGCAATTGAAGGCGGCGACGAAGCTGAACTTCGAGAAGTGTTCGGCGACATGGAAGGCGAAGAACTCAGCCAACTGGTTGAATTTCTTGTTAAACTCCAAGAAGAAAAGTCGGCGCAGGTTGACAAATCGTCGGCTGGTATGGACCCACTTGCTATGAGCGAGTGCTTTACGGATATGAAAAAGAGCCAAAACGCCTTGCAAGCTCAAGTGGCAGCTCTTACAAAGAGCATCACTACTTTGACTGCACAAGTCAAAAAGCCCGCTCCCCGCCCCGCAAGCCGCCCTGCCATGATGAACAGCGAATCACTCTCTAAGAGCGACCGCTTTCCTGAGATGCTGAAAAAGAGCGAAGTTGTTGAATTTCTTGGCACTCAGATTCGCCGAGCTGGTAAGCCAGACGCCGACCTTTTGAGCCTTTGGCAAGACGCTTCCGCTACTGGGGAAGACCCATCAGCTCTTCGTAGTCTCTACAGCCGTGCCGAACGCATTGGCGTAAAGATTCCCCACAAGTAATCGCGCAGCCCAATCGCTTAAAATAGCCTTAGAGCCCTAGTTCTCTAAGGCTTTTTCTTTTGGAGATCATATGAAACGAATCTGGACTTGTAGGCGAACGTTCCTCGCCGTCTTGGGAATAGCCTGCCTTACTTTTTTAGGTTACAGGATGGGTAGCACCGACGTGGCTCTAAGCATAGCTGGAATAGTAGCGTCAATTGCGGGTTCAAACGCTTTTGAGGCGGGTAAAAAGCAACTACCAAAGGCGGATGCTTCATGAACCCACGTGACACCTCCTCTGTTTCTTTCACAAGCCAAGACCAATTGGCAGCCCTCTGTCGAAAAGCACAAAAGGGTGCTACGATAGGGAAATACATTGTGAGCGGGGTGGTGCTCTTAGCCCTTCTCGCTCTTCTGCTTCAAATCAACAACTAAAAGGATTTCACAATGCTCGGCAAAAAGATCAAAGACAAAATGAATACATGTTGGGGTGGCTCTATGGAAAAAGCGGATGGCTGCGAGAAAGCGCCCAAGCTGGAAAAGTCCAAAGAAGAAAAAGCCCTCTTGCTAAAGTCTGTCGTTAAAAAATTAAAACTCTAAGGTGACCGTTGTGCAACCCACTCGCTTGTCTTCGCTGGTCCGTAAATTAAAAAATAAAGTGGTAGCGCGCAGGGAAAATACTTTACATCCTGACGTTCATGCACAACTCTGGTCGGAACCAGAGGCCGAAACGATGCAAAAGTCAGACAAGCTCCCACACTACCAAAAGTTTATGGGCACTCACCCTAAAGCTCAAGAAACAGCAAGCTGGGTGGATGATAATATAAGCCACCGAGGGTTGGCTGAATTTGGCATGAGGCAAGCCAAGACAAGACCAGAAGGGTTAGGCAACGAAGAAAAGTCTCAACTAAAGCACTTTAACGATTCCCTACACATGCCGGAAGTGAAAAAGGGCGCAGGAGAGTTGACGAAAGATCACACTTGGGAAAGTGGGATTGAAAAGTTAAACGCACATGAAGCGGCGTACACTGAAAAACATAAAAAAATAGCACCCTCGCTTGTGCCTTCGGAAGGCGAAAAACTCCTTGACTTAGGCGAAGGCGTCGGCCTTTATAATCTACCTCTTGATGGTGCGCGCAAGAACAAACATGAAGCAGTGGGCATGGGTCACTGCGCTACTGCACTTGAGGGTGGTGATCTTTGGTCGATCCGCAAAGACCATGGCAACGGGATGGTGGAACCTATGGTTACCCTTTCTCACGCGGATGGGTACGTAGGTGAAGTGAAGGGAAAACACAACTGGAAGCCTTCAGAAAAACACCACTCAGCTATTTTGAAAGTTTTGGCAAGTGACTTAGTAAAGGGTTTTGTTGGTGGCGGTTATGCGCCAGAAAGCAATTTTAGCTTAAATGACGTAAAACCTGAATGGAAACAGAAGCTCACATCCGTTAAGCCTACGCTCATGCAAAAACCTTACATAGAAACGTTACCGCTACCATTTGCGGACGGGTATAACCACGAGCCCGACGTCCCGACAATTGCAAAAATCAAAGACCCTGCAAAAATGCTTCGCCTCGCCCAAGCAAGCGAGCCCAAATCCGCTGTTCACAATTACTCAGCCAAAAACCCCAACATTTCTCCCGAAGTTGCACAGCACTTAGCGCAAACAAACAACCCAGGCTCTAGGGTTCACGAAAACTTAGCCAAAAACCCCAACCTCTCTCCAGAAGTTGCACATCATTTAGTCCAAACAAACAAGCCCAGATCCGGCGTTCACGTTCTCTTAGCCGAAAACCCCAACCTTTCTCCAGAAGCTGTGAAGCACTTAGCCCAAACAAACGAGCCCGATTCGCCCGTTCACGGAATCTTAGCCGAAAACCCCAACCTTTCTCCCGAACTTGCGCAGCACTTAGCCCAAACAAACGAGCCCGATTACCCCATTCACAACAGCTTAGCCAAAAACCCCAACCTCTCTCCAGAAGTTGCACATCATTTAGCCCAAACAAACAAGCCCGATTCCGACGTTCACAAATACTTAGCCAAAAACCCCAACCTCCCACCAGAAGTTGCACAACATTTAGCCCAAACAAACAAGCCAGGGGCCTTCGTTCACGTACTCTTAGCCAAAAACCCCAACCTCTCTCCAGAACTCGCACATCATTTAGCCCAAACAGACAAGCCAGGGGCCTTCGTTCACAACAGCTTAGCTCAAAACCCCAACCTCTCTCCAGAACTCGCACATCATTTAGCCCAAACAAACAAGCCCGATTCCTCCGTTCACCTTGCCTTAGCCAAAAACCCCAACCTTTCTCCCGAACTTGCACATCATTTAGCCCAAGCAAGCGGACCCGCATCCGGCGTTCACCTTGCCTTAGCCAAAAACCCCAACCTTTCTCCAGAACTCGCACATCATTTAGCCCAAGCAAACGAGCCCGTATCCTCCGTTCACCTTCTCTTAGCCAAAAACCCCAACCTTTCTCCAGAAGCTGCGCAGCATTTAGCCCAAACAAACAAGCCCGATTCCTCCATTCACGCATACTTAGCTGAAAACCCCAACCTTTCTCCAGAAGCTGCGCAGCATTTAGCCCAAACAAACAAGCCCGATTCCGACGTTCACAACAGCTTAGCCCAAAACCCCAAATACGCACATCTTGCGTTATCCGCACCACGCCCTCAACAAGCTACGCACATCCAAAAACTTATCGGCATTCTCAACGACGAAAACGCTGATAGAGGTCTTCAACGTCAAGCCGCACAAGAAATTAAAACAAGAAGAGAAGAAGAACTGCAACACCGACTGTCTGACAAAGGCGATATGCAAGACCTCTTAAATTTAGCGGAATCTTCAGACGACGACGTGTCTGAAAAAGCCACTAAAGAAATTCAGAGAAGAAACCTACAAAAATCAATGCGTAAGTCCGAGAGCAAGGCCAAAACAAGTGTAGTAGCTAAGTTAAAAGCCAAAATAACTACAAAACCAAAAGACGCTCCGGTTCCTCCCCACGAGGTCATTGATTCAGGCATTTTGACGCCTTTCCATCAAACGTTAATTATGCACGGATCAAAAGTCTCATTAAAAGAAGCACGCGTCGGGCATTCAGAAGTAAACCCTAGCAGTAATAAGGAGCGGGCGGTGAATAAGGATCTTAAAAAGGGCGATATCGTTGGTGGAAACCCTGAAGCAAAAGAAAAACTAGCACTCACGAACGAAAACAGGGTGTCTTCGAGCCCCGCCGCGATTGGTGCATATAAAAAACCATTTCAATTTACACAGCGCGACGGGGCTAGTGGACGGCGCGTTAACGTACAAACCAGCAGTGGTAAAAATATCATGTCACATTTTGACCATGCGGCGCATCAAGACTTCAGCTCTGCGGATCACAAAGAAGCCGCCGTTGCCCACCAGAGACACCTTATTGAGTTAAAGGAGGGTCGACCGCACCCAGACCTTCTAAAGTTTCATCAAGACCAGTACAAAAACCATTGGCAGCAACACCAAGATCTAAAGAACCGGAGTAACACGATGTTAGGTAAGTCCTTAAAGGCAAAGTTTCTCAAAAAGGCTTCTCTTGACAAATCACAGACTTTAAGCCATTCTTCAGCGCCTAAGCTTTCCAAGTCCTCCACGCTGGGACAGAGAATCAAGGCTGCTCTGGCAAGTCCTGAGATGCCGACCTTTCCACGGAACCACCACTCCGAAGTGCCTCACCATGACCCCCGAGACGTAAAATATTTTGATATCGAGGAATAAAAGTGGAAAAGTTAGCAAAAGCTGGGTTTACACAACTGAAACAGATGTTTGCGGAAACCAACGATCACGACCACGTCGTAAAATGGGCTGCTGACAGCATCAAACCTAACGACATGCAGTCTTGGTACTTGCGCAACTATAAGCAAAATCCGGCTATTCACACAAAGGCCAACCAAGAAAAAATCGCACATTTTTCTGGAATGCATGGTCTTTCTGAGGATATCAAAAACGTTAAATTAGATAAAAACGACACGTTAGAATCAGGTTTAGCGAAATACGATCAGGCTGAAAAAAAATGGCAATCCAGTAGTGGGAGCCGTTTTACTGCTCCAGAAGGTAAGAAGATCGTTGACCTTGGTAACAACATGGGTTGGTACAATCTCAAAAAGCCTACGTCAGATGAAGAGGCTAGCTGCATGGGACATTGTGGAAATTATGGAAATCCTCACGAAAAAGACCAAATTTTTTCTTTGCGAAAAGAAGTAAAAGTTGGAAACAAGACCTATCACGAGCCTATGTCAACTGCCATTTACAATAAAGGTTGGCTGGGGGAAATGAAAGGTCGAGCAAATTCTCGTCCAGGTGCGAAGTTTCATGAACACTATGCGGCACTGTTGAAACACCCTAAAATCAAAGGGTTAATCGGGGCGGGGCATAAACCACACGAAAATTTTCATTTCGACGACCTAAGCCCAGAACTTCAACAGCAAGTCAAAACAGCAAACCCAAAGATGGTGGACTTAAGAAGTAATGCTTGGGACACAGCAACAAAACATAAAGCCACAGCGTCCGTTCCGAAAATTGAAAAGTATCAGAGCACTGTCAAAGACATTCACCGATCGACTGAACTGAAAGATCAATTGGATCAGGGACATCCAATGGACGCTCTTGACCCAAACGACTTAAGACTAGTCGTTGATCATCCAGCTTTTCAAAAAGGGCACCTTGACAAATTAGTAAAGGGTCTAGCGGATCAAAAAGGCATCAAGGATGTGTATTCAAAACTCCAAGCATATGGCGCTATTGAGAGATCCCCACATTTAAACGACCAGCACATCGACCACTTAATCGATTCAGATGAAACGGCTAACACAGCTCAATTATTAAGAAAAAAACTCAACCAAAGCCACGTAGACAACATCGTTCAAAAAGCTCCTGCCATGGCAGCAGAACAGTTAAAAGACCACCGTCTGTTAAACCAAAGCCACATAACCCATATTGTTAAAGAATACCCCGGTAGAGCAGCCCTATATTTAAACAACCACCCCCTCTTAAACGCAACCCACATAGACCAAATTGCTCAAAAAGCACCCCACGCAGCAGCCGTACATTTAAAAGACCACCCCCTTCTCAACGCAAGCCACATAGACCACATTGTCCGACAAGAACCCAGAGAAGCAGCGAAACATTTAAAAGACCACCCCCTCTTAAACGCAAGCCACATAGACCGTATTGCGCAAGACGAACCCTTCGCCGCAGCAAGACATTTAACCGACCACCCCGTCTTCAACGCAAGCCACATAGACCGTATTGTCCAACAAGACCCCGCTTCCGCCGCCGCAAATTTAAAAGACCACCCCCTCTTTAACCAAAGCCACCTAGACCAAATTGTTCAAGGCAACTCCGGCGCAGCAGCCGTACATTTAAAAGACCACCCCCTTCTCAACGCAAGCCACATAGACCGTATTGTTCAAAAAGAACCCGGCACAGCAGCCTACCATTTAAACAACCACCCCCTCTTCAACGCAAGCCACATAACCCAGCTTGCCCAAAAAGACCCCAACGCCGCAGCCCTATATTTAAATAATCACCGCCTCTTCAACCAAAGCCATATAGACCACATTGTTCAAGAGCACCCCAACGCAGCGCTAGAGTATTTAAGAAAACACCCCCTTCTCAACGTAAGCCACATAACCCATATTGCCCAAAAAGAACCCGGCGCAGCCGCCCAATATTTAAACGACCACCCTCTCTTCAACGCAAGCCATATAGACCACATTGTTCAACAAGACCCCTATAGAGCAGCTGGATTTTTAAACGACCACCCCCTCTTTAACCAAAGCCACATAACCCATATTGTTCAAGAAGCACCCCACATAGCAGCCGAATATTTAAAAGACCACCCCCTTCTCAACCAAAGCCATATAGACCACATGGTTCAAGAAGCACCCTTCAGAGCAGCCGCATATTTAAAAGACCACCCCCTTCTCAACCAAAGCCATATAGACCACATTGTTCAAGAAGCACCCCACATAGCAGCCGAATATTTAAAAGACCACCCCCTCTTTGCAGAAGCTATGAGACGCGCTAAAGCTAAAAAAGTACAGAAACCCGAAGCAACTGCTCCGCTAACCAAATCTGAGAAAAACTTAAAGAGCGTCGTTCAAAAATTGAAACGTAAGGCTACACCACAAACACCAGACACAGCGTTCGAAGCCCAAACCGCTAGGAAAAACCTTCTCAGTAGTATAGCATCCAAACTGAAGAAGATACCCGCTGGCCCAACTTGAATAGGCTACTCAACCTTGACCCGAGACGTAAAATATTTTGATATCGAGGAGTAAAAGTGGAAAAGTTAGCAAAAGCTGGGTTTACACAACTGAAACAGATGTTTGCAGATTCGGACGATCACGACCACGTCGTTAAGTGGGCTGCTGACAGCATCAAACCAAACGACATGCAGTCTTGGTACTTGCGAAATTACAAACAAAATCCGGCTATTCACACAACGGAAAACCAAGAAAAAATTGCACATTTTTCGGGAATGCATGGTCTTTCCGAGGATATCAAAAACGTTAAGCTGGACAAGAACGACACGTTAGAATCAGGTTTAGCGAAATACGATCAGGCCGAGAAAAAATGGCAATCCAGTAGTGGGAGCCGTTTCACGGCTCCAGAAGGTAAGAAGATCGTTGAGCTTGGGAACGGTATGGGTTGGTACGATTTAAAGAAGCCGGTGTCAAGTGAAGAGGCTAACTGCATGGGCCATTGTGGAAATTCGGGAAATCCTCACGAAAAAGACCAAATTTTTTCTTTGCGAAAAGAAGTAAAAGTCGGAAATAAAACGTACCACGAGCCCATGTCAACTGCTATTTACAATAAGGGTTGGTTAGGCGAAATGAAAGGTCGAGCCAATTCTCGTCCAGGTGAAAAGTTTCATGAACACTACGCGGCACTCCTAAAGCACCCTAAAATCAAAGGGTTAATCGGTGCGGGGCATAAACCACAAGAAAATTTTCATTTCGACGACTTGAGCCCAGAACTTCAACAACAAGTCAAAACAGCAAATCCGGCAATGGTGGACTTAAGAAGTAATGCTTGGGACACAGCAACAAAATACAAAGCCACGGCGTCCGTTCCTAAAATTAAAAAATATCAGCATACTGTCAAAGACATTCACCGATCCACGGAACTGAAAGATCAATTGGATCAGGGACATCCAATGGACGCGCTCAAGTCAAGCGACTTAAGACTAGTCGTTGACCATCCAGCTTTTCAAAAAGGACACCTTGACAAATTAGTAAAAGGTATAGCTAACCAAAAAGGCATCAAGGATGTGTATTCAAAACTCCAAGCCTACGGTGCTATTGAAAGATCTCCGCATTTAAACGACCAACACATCGACCACTTAATCGATTCAGATGAGATCGCTAACACAGCGCAACTATTAAGAAAAAAACTCAACCAAAGCCACGTAGATAGCATTGTGCAAAAAGCTCCCGTCATGGCAGCAAAACAGTTAAAAGACCACCGTCTGTTAAACCAAAGCCACGTAGACCACATTGTTCAAAAAGCCCCTGGCATGGCAGCGGAATATTTAAACGACCACCCCCTCTTCAACGCAAGCCACATAGACCACATTGCTCAAAAATACCCCTCCAAAGCAGCTGGATATTTAAACGACCACCCCCTCTTCAACCAAAGCCACCTAGACCATATTGTTCAAGAGTACCCCAACGCAGCCGAATATTTAAAAGACCACCCCCTATTCAACCAAAGCCACGTAGATAGCATTGTGCAAACAGACCCCGGCATGGCAGCAGAACAGTTAAAAGACCACCGTCTCTTTAATCAAAGTCATATAGACCGTATTGCGCAAGAATCACCCTACTCAGCAGCAGAACAGTTAAAAGACCACCCCCTTCTCAACCAAAGCCACATAGACCACATTGTTCAAGAAAACCCCCGCGTAGCCGCCCAATATTTAAATAAGCACCTCCTCCTCAACCAAAGCCACATAGACCACATTGTTCAACAAGACCCCCGCTTAGCAGCCTCCCGTTTAAAAGACCACCCCCTTTTCAACCAAAGCCACATAACACATATTGTTCAACAAGAACCCAGCGAAGCAGCGGAACAGTTAAAAGACCACCCCCTTCTCAACCAAAGCCACATAGACCACATTGTTCAAGAAAACCCCCGCGTAGCCGCCCAATATTTAAATAAGCACCTCCTCCTCAACCAAAGCCACATAGACCATATTGTCCAAAAAGAACCCAGCAAAGCAGCCTACCGTTTAAAAGACCACCCACTCTTCAACGCAAGCCACGTAGATCACATTGTCCAAAACGTCCCCTATTCCGCAGTCGAGGCTTTACAAAACCACCCCCTCCTCAACCAAAGCCACATAGACCACCTTGTTCAACAAGTACCCCACATAGCAGCCGAATATTTAAAAGACCACCCCCTCTTTGCAGAAGCTGTGAGACGAGCCGAAGCTAAAAAAGTACAGAAATCCGAAGCAACTGCTCCGCTAACCAAATCTGAGAAAAACTTAAAAAGCGTCGTTCAAAAATTGAAACGTAAGGCTACACCGCAAAAGCCTTGGAACCCAGAATCATACGGGTATGACGACGGCTCCGACGATGTTTACAATGACATCGACGACGCGGTAGATCATCACAACCTATCCGCAAACCGTCGTATGGAAAGATATCAGGAAATAAATCCGGAACACACAGAAAAAATGATGGACCCGAGTGAGTTAATTCCCTCTGCGCACCTACCTCAAACGTCAGGTTGGTTAAAGCAGCACCCGGAGCAAGAGTGGATCAATCGCTTGAAAGAGCAATTTCCAGATCGAGATTTCGCTCACACTTTAGACAAAAAGAATAAAAAAGCGTTATCGCCAGCCATCACCATCAACGGTGAACTTGCGGACGGTTATGGACGAGCCCACCTTGCGCATGCCCTTGGTGAGCACTTACCGACGTATGATTATAAAAGAAAATTACAAAAATCCATCGTAGGCGTACCGCAAATGAAAAAATCCAACGACCTTGCCCAAGACCTTAAGAAACAGGGCGCAAAAGACCCCAAAGCCATACTTCAAACGCAAAAAGAAAAAGAAGACCTAAAGAAAGGCGACGTAGTAACTTTAGGCGCAAAAATCAAAGCAAAGATCAAAGCAAAAAAAGAAAGCTCTTCCACGGAAGCGTCAACGGTAAAACGGCTTTCCCCGGAAGAGCAATTGGCCAATAGAAAAAAACATCAGGCTGAGGCAAACAGCTCCGCAATGACCGACGTCTCTTCTCATAGGAGAGGAGCCTACGCCCCGCAGAATAGTGCAGCGGAACGCCTGAAGGAACGTGCTGAGACAGTTAAAAAGCTAAAAGACCAAAGCGACCATAAAGACCGCCTCGTTCACATGATGGGCGAACAACACGGACCCGTAGGCGCTTCCGCAGCAAGCCATGTTTTTGAAGCAAACGCAGATCGTTATTCGTTATCGTTAAATCGTGACGACACCCGTGAAAAGGAACGCGTCGCAGGAAAAGCGAAGACCTATATTACGCATTACGGACAGACGCCCGAAGGGCACCACGTGTTTCTTCACCAGAACGCAGGATTAGCCCGTCTTATGGCAGTGCCTTCAGACGGGTCTGCTGTCAAGCATCTTGGGTCAATTCACCGCGCAACAGACGCAGTACGCGTACCTAATCCTAAATACTATACTTCTGCGGAAGCAGCTCAAGCGGATCAAGCCGATTCGCTCGAACGTTACAAGCAGAGCCATCAAGATCCCAAAGGTAACGCTTTACGCGAAAAAGAATTGCGATCAACGAAACTTCTCTCAGATGCCATACCTTCGATGGCAAAGTACAAAGACGCGGGCGAATTCAATAAAAAGGACTACACGATTTCTAGGGGACCGCATAGTTGGGGATTCGAAATACGCAAAAAGGGCAATGATCGCGAATCGTTTAGATACCACGTACAAAAAGGAGTGCCGAAAGACCATGCAGAACACAATAGCTTGGACGCGCAACCTCTAGTAATTACGCCCGCGTACACTAAGGATGAAGAGAACCACGGACAAGCGATGCGCTTCTTTCAACAGCATATGCAAGGACATTTTAAAGTGAAGAGCGCCTACGGTGACTTCAGTTTACAGCCAGAACAGAATCCTTCTTGGACGCCACAACCAGAAGCAGTACCCCCTCGTGGCGAAAAAGTGCCAAGTATGTTTGGTAAAAAGACGGAGCAACCTAAAAAGCCTAACCCCTTTTCAGTGGTTAAATCTCAGCGCCTCGCCAAAGGTGATGTAATAAATTTAGGCGCAAAAATCAAAGCGAAGATCAAAGAAAAAAAAGAAAGCGTCAAGCCAGGGAGCCCTGAGGCACGCCAAGCCACAATCGAAAAGTACGGCCCCTCGATGGCGGATCTTTATGGCGCATTCGACAAGCACAAAGCGAAGATCGAGAAAAAGAAAGCTCCTGTCTCACGGGATGCGCAGATTGAGCAAGCTTTCAACCAGCAGAACGGCACACCAGATTTAGTAGATACCCCGCGACCCCCTATGCCTTTACATACCCCTCAAGAGACAGACGCAAGACACCTCCACGATGTTCTTGTGAACGAGTACGATTACGACAGTAAGATACATAGACCGTCCGACGGCTATGAAGACGGAGACCTTGTCGAAGACTATGCAGCAATTCACTTGGGTAGCACACCGCAACACCGCAGCGAACAAGGGATACACAGACAAATTCCTTTTGCTCAATGGAAAGAACTTCACGAATCACCCGTCCACGAGCAGGGGTCAGACGCCAAAGATGCGCAAGCACCAATGGTTGAACGTCTTGCCTCGGATGCTATAGAGACCGCCGGAAGCCAAGGCTTTAGTCGTATCTTCCTGCATCCTGATTACAATTCTAAAGACTTTGCGGCTTTCAAATTTAAGCAGGCAGCCGACAAAGCCCCCAAGCCGGATTTGAGCCCTGAAGCCCAAACCGCTAGGAAAAACCTTCTGAGTAGTATAGCCTCCAAACTGAAGAAGAAACCCGATGGCCCAACTTAAAAAGGTTGATAACAGGCTTCTCCACAATGACCCCCGAGACGTAAAATATTTTGATATCGAGGAGTAAAAGTGGAAAAGTTAGCAAAAGCCGGATTTAAACAACTGAAACAGATGTTTGCAGATTCGGACGATCACGACCACGTCGTTAAGTGGGCTGCTGACAGCATAAAGCCAAACGACATGCAGTCTTGGTACTTGCGCAACTATAAGCAAAACCCCACTATCCACACAAAAGCCAACCAAGAAAAAATTGCACATTTTTCAGGAATGCATGGGATTTCTGACGATATCAAAAACGTTAAGCTGGACAAGAACGACACGTTAGAATCCGGTTTAGCGAAATACGATCAGGCCGAGAAAAAGTGGCAATCGAGTAGTGGGAGCCGTTTCACGGATCCAGAAGGTAAAAAGATTGTCGACCTTGGGAACAACATGGGTTGGTACAATCTCAAAAAGCCTACGTCAGATGAAGAGGCTAGCTGCATGGGACATTGTGGAAATTATGGAAATCCTCACGAAAAAGACCAAATTTTTTCTTTGCGAAAAGAAGTAAAAGTTGGAAACAAGACCTATCACGAGCCTATGTCAACTGCCATTTACAATAAAGGTTGGCTGGGGGAAATGAAAGGTCGAGCAAATTCTCGTCCAGGTGCGAAGTTTCATGAACACTATGCGGCACTGTTGAAACACCCTAAAATCAAAGGGTTAATCGGGGCGGGGCATAAACCACACGAAAATTTTCATTTCGACGACCTAAGCCCAGAACTTCAACAGCAAGTCAAAACAGCAAACCCAAAGATGGTGGACTTAAGAAGTAATGCTTGGGACACAGCAACAAAACATAAAGCCACAGCGTCCGTTCCGAAAATTGAAAAGTATCAGAGCACTGTCAAAGACATTCACCGATCGACTGAACTGAAAGATCAATTGGATCAGGGACATCCAATGGACGCTCTTGACCCAAACGACTTAAGACTAGTCGTTGATCATCCAGCTTTTCAAAAAGGGCACCTTGACAAATTAGTAAAGGGTCTAGCGGATCAAAAAGGCATCAAGGATGTGTATTCAAAACTCCAAGCATATGGCGCTATTGAGAGATCCCCACATTTAAACGACCAGCACATCGACCACTTAATCGATTCAGATGAAACGGCTAACACAGCTCAATTATTAAGAAAAAAACTCAACCAAAGCCACGTAGACAGGATTGTTCAAAAAGCTCCTGCCATGGCAGCAGAACAGTTAAAAGACCACCGTCTCTTCAACGCAAACCACCTAGACCACATTGTTCAACAAGAACCCCGCGCAGCAGCCCTATATTTAAACAACCACCCCCTCTTAAACGCAACCCACATAGACCAAATTGTTCAAGAAAACCCCTACGCAGCAGTCAAATATTTAAAAGACCACCCACTCTTAAACGCAAATCACATAACACACCTTGTCCAAAAAGAACCCCGCAGCGTAGCACTATATTTAAACGACCACCCCCTCTTCAACGCAAGCCACATAGACCAAATTGTTCAAGAAAACCCCTACGCAGCAGTCAAATATTTAAAAGACCACCCACTCTTCAACGCAAACCACCTAGACCACATTGTTCAACAAGAACCCCGCGCAGCAGCCATACATTTAAAAGACCACCCCCTGTTAAATCAAAGTCACGTAGACCACATTGTTCAAGAAGCACCCCACAGAGCAGCCGAATATTTAAAAGACCACCCACTCTTAAACGCAAAGCACATAGACCATCTTGTTCAAGGAGCACCCTTCCTTGCCGCGCGAGCGTTAAAAGACCACCCACTCTTCAACGCAAGCCACATATACCCAGCTATTCAAGAGAACCCCTCTGAAGCACTCGACTATTTTAAAGACCACCCACTCTTAAACGCAAATCACATAACACACCTTGTCCAAAAAGAACCTGTTCGTGCGGCACGACAGTTAAAGGGCCACCCACTCTTAAACGCAAAGCACATAGACCATCTTGTTCAAGGAGCACCTGCCATAGCAGCGGAGTATTTAAACAACCACCCCCTTCTCAACGCAAGCCACATAGACCACATTGTTCAAGAAGCACCCCGCGCAGCAGCCATACATTTAAAAGACCACCCCCTCTTCAACGCAAGCCACATAGACCAAATTGTTCAAAAATCACCTCACTACGCAGCCGCATATTTAAAAGACCACCCCCTTCTCAACGCAAGCCACATAACCCATATTGTCAAAAAAGAACCGTTCGAGGCAGTCCGAGAGTTAAAAGACCACCCCCTTCTCAACGCAAGCCACATAGACCATCTTGTTCAACAAGAACCCCACACCGCAGCCAAATATTTAAAAGACCACCCCCTTTACGCAGAAGCTGTGAGACGAGCTGAAGCTAAAAAAGTACAGAAATCCGAAGCAACAGCTCCGTTAACCAAATCTGAGAAAACCTTAAAGAGCGTCGTTCAAAAATTGAAACGCAAGGTGACACCGCAAAAGCCCGACACAGCGCTCGAAGCCCAAACTGCTAGGAAAAACCTTCTGAGTAGTATAGCCTCCAAACTGAAGAAGCTACCCGATGCCTGACTTGAACAACTTCCACCTTGACACGAGACGTAAAATATTTTGATATCGAGGAGTAAAAGTGGAAAAGTTAGCAAAAGCCGGGTTTACACAACTAAAACAGATGTTTGCAGATTCGGACGATCACGACCATGTCGTGAAATGGGCTGCCGATAGCATCAAACCTAACGACATGCAGTCTTGGTACTTGCGAAATTACAAACAAAATCCCGCTATCCACACAACTGACAACCAAGAAAAAATTGCACATTTTTCAGGAATGCACGGTCTTTCCGAGGACATCAAAAACGTTAAATTAGATAAAAACGACACGTTAGAATCCGGTTTAGCAAAATACGATCAGGCTGAAAAAAAATGGCAATCGAGTAGTGGGAGCCGTTTCACGGCTCCAGAAGGTAAAAAGATTGTCGACCTTGGTAACAACATGGGTTGGTACAATCTCAAAAAGCCTACGTCAGATGAAGAGTCTAGTTGTATGGGGCATTGTGGAAATTATGGAAATCCTCACGAAAAAGACCAAATCCTTTCGTTAAGAAAAGAAGTAAAAGTCGGAAATAAAACCTATCACGAGCCCATGTCAACTGCTATTTACAATAAAGGTTGGCTAGGCGAAATGAAAGGTCGAGCAAATTCTCGTCCAGGTGAGAAGTTGCATGAACACTATGCCGCTCTTTTAAAGCACCCTAAAATCAAAGGGTTAATTGGTGCAGGCCATAAACCCGAAGGAAATTTTCATTTCGACGACTTAAGCCCAGAACTTCAACAGCAAGTCAAAACAGCAAATCCGGCAATGGTGGACTTAAGAAGTAATGCTTGGGATACAGCAACAAAACACAAAGCCACAGCGTCCGTGCCTAAAATTAAAAAATATCAGCATACTGTCAAAGACATTCACCGATCCACGGAACTAAAAGATCAATTGGATCAGGGACATTCAATCGATGCGCTCAAGTCAAACGACTTAAGACTAGTCGTTGATCATCCAGCTTTTCAAAAAGGGCACCTTGACAAATTAGTAAAAGGTATAGCTAACCAAAAAGGCATCAAGGATGAATACTCAAAACTCCAAGCATATGGTGCTATTGAAAGATCTCCGCATTTAAACGACCAACACATCGACCACTTAATCGATTCAGATGAGATCGCTAACACAGCTCAATTATTAAGAAAAAAACTCAACCAAAGCCACGTACACAGGATTGTGGAAACAGACCCCGTCATGGCAGCAGAACAGTTAAAAGACCACCGTCTCTTCAACGCAAGCCACATAACCCACATTGTTCAAGAATCACCCGGCGCAGCAGCCGTACATTTAAAAGACCACCCCCTTCTCAACGCAAGCCACATAGACCGTATTGTTCAAGAAAAACCCTACAGAGCAGCAGAACAGTTAAAAGACCACCCCCTCTTTAATCAAAGTCACATAGACCACCTTGTTCAAAAAGACCCCCGCGCAGCAGCCGAATATTTAAACGACCACCCCCTCTTTAATCAAAGCCACATAGACCATATTGCTCAAAAAACACCCTACGAAGCAGCCGTATATTTAAAAGACCACCCCCGTCTCAACGCAAGCCACATAGACCACATTGCTCAAAAAGCACCCCACGCAGCAGCCGAACATCTAAAAGACCACCCCCGTCTCAACGCAAACCACATAGACCAAATTGCCCAACAAGAACCCTTCAGAGCAGCACAATATTTAGGCACCCACCCTCTCTTCAACGCAAGCCACATATTTTCTGCTATCCACCAAGCGCCCCGCGAGGCAGCCGACTATTTAAAAGACCACCCCCTCTTCAACGCAAGCCACATAGACCATATTGTTCAAACATCTCCGAGAGATGCGGCCCGATTTTTAAAAAACCACCCCCTTCTCAACCAAAGCCACATAACCCACATTGTTCAAGAATCGCCCGCCACAGCAGCCGACTATTTAAAAGACCACCCCCTCTTTAATCAAAGCCACATAACCCACATTGTCCAAAAATCACCCGACGCAGCCTCCCGTTTAAAAGACCACCCCCTTTTCAACCAAAGCCACATAACACATATTGTTCAACAAGAACCCAGCGAAGCAGCGGAACAGTTAAAAGACCACCCCCTTCTCAACCAAAGCCACATAGACCAAATTGTTCACAGAAACCCCTACGCCGCAGCCGACTATTTAAGAAAACACCCCCTCTTCAACGCAAGCCACATAGACCAAATTGTTCAAGAAAACCCCTACGCAGCAGTCAAATATTTAAAAGACCACCCACTCTTCAACGCAAACCACCTAGACCACATTGTTCAACAAGAACCCCGCGCAGCAGCCTTACATTTAAAAAACCACCCCCTCTTCAACGCAAGCCACATAGACCACATTGTTCAACAAGACCCCTCCAAAGCTGCCATATATTTAAACGACCACCCCCTTCTCAACGCAAGCCACATAGACCACATTGTTCAACAAGACCCCGGCGCAGCAGCCTTACATTTAAAAAACCACCCCCTTCTCAACGCAAGCCACATAGACCACATTGTTCAACAAGACCCCTCCAAAGCTGCCATATATTTAAACGACCACCCCCTTTACGCAGAAGCTGTGAGACGAGCTGAAGCTAAAAAAGTGGAAAAGTCCGCAGCAACAGCTCCGTTAACCAAATCTGAGAAAAACTTAAAGAGCGTCGTTCAAAAATTGAAACGCAAAGTGACCCCACTAACACCACCCAAAGCCCAACCTGCTAGGAAAAACCTTCTCAGTAGTGTAGCCTTAAAACTAAGAGGAAAATAAATGACAACCCAACCTAAAATTGATTACTCCCCGATTAACATGATGGCACCCCCAAACTTTTACGCCGAAGTGCCGGAGTTCAACATCACACAGAATCAAGCAACCACCCTCTGGGTACAAGTGTCCCTCACGGACGCTCTTGGTACCCGTAGGCGAATACCCGCAGCGGGAGCCACATACAAGCTGAGGTTTCCGAGAGCCAGACAAGCGATCGTAGGGTCAGCTACTCAAGGCGCCGACCAAACGTTCGACGTCACCGGAACCCTTCTTTCGGATGATCGTTCTATGGCATCGTTTGCGCTCACCGCAGACCAAACGAAGCTCGTGTTTCCAGGAAACGTCCTTCTTGTTATCACGGAGGGTGTCAACGTGACCACAATCACTAAACCCCTCGTTCTGAAAAAACACTTTCCCTTGGGGCAATGTTAATGACAAACTGGCAAAAAGCACAACAATACCCCGTATTCGCAGAAGAGGATGGACAAGAAACAGCCGTTTCACGGTACCGTGCCTTCCCTACGATAGAAGACTTACGCGCAGTGGCGCTGTTTGGATTTAGCGTCTACGCCAACCCTGCGGTCTTAGAGCAGATCACTGACGACTTCCTTTACAACGCCATTACCTCTGCCATGAACGAAATAGAGATGAAGGAAGGCATTACGATTACCCCTACTGAATACACTGAGCCCTACGACCTATCGGAAGGCTCTGCGGACTACTTCAACCCCTTTAACGGCTACAAGCTTACAAAATGGCCCGCAACTCAACTACTCTCGCTGCAATACGTGTACCCGCATGCCACGTCGACAGACCCTACGCTGTCGTATGAAGTCCCCCCTCAGTGGATTTCGCTAAGAAGAAATAGAATTTCAGTTATACCCGGTAAAGGAAGCCCTGCTATCACTCAAGGAGGGAGTGGCTCTCTTGCTGCGGGTGTCATGGGCAGATCGTTCAGCGCAAGTATCTACCGACCGTCGGCTTTACGCATTCGGTACATTGCTGGTTTTGACCCCTGCAAAGTACCTGCCTTACTTGTCGACATGATTCTCACTCTAGCGACTATACGGCTTTTAACTGATATTACCCCCGTACTGTTCCCCTACAGCGGAGTAAGCAACAGTATCGACGGCGTGAGTCAATCCGCACAAACACCTATCTTTCAATTTCTGCAAACACGTATCACAATGCTTGAAAAGAAGTACGTGCAGCAAGCCGCAGCCTTAAAAGGCGCGTTTGGTCGATTAATGAAAATGTCAATTTTGACTTCCGGTGGGTAACCTCTTAAACTCCCTATCATTTAAAAAAACCCTAAAGTTGTTTTCGCTTCCGACGAAGAACCTTGTAAGAGCCAATTAAGGCTGCAAGGAGAACACAATGCAATTCCAAGAATCTATGTTTCGTAAAGTCACAAACAGTTTTTTATTTTTCCGTTCTACACCCCCTCAAGCACGCGTAGCCGTCAAAATTATCCTCGTAGACGAGGACAAAGAGCGTCGCTTGGCTTATGGTGAAAAGCTTACGGCACAGGGTTTTGTTGTTCTGGCTGCCGCAACAATCTCTACGGTGGAAAAATACAGTCACCTTTATGAGGGTGCCACCTACCTTACGTCTATCGGCCCGAAGCCCGAAGACTTGATTAGTAGTTTAAGTTTTCTAAGTTCTTTTAGCCATCTACGGTTTTTTACTTTGAATACAACTAGCGAAAACTGCTAATAAAATTTTTAACCTCCCGTTATGTCACCCCCTTCTCCAAACTTTAGCCAAAAGACGTGTAAAATAGTAGAGACAGTGTTTTACACTCTTCCTTAAACTTGGAGAATACAATGATCCCTGGCGTAAACAACGACCTAATGAACCAAATCGTATCTGGCTTTGAGCGACTCAACAAATCTTTCACTGCCGCAGGTCACCAACCTATCATGGCTGGTAAGACCGGTATGGCTGCATTCAGCGCATTGAACGTTGATCCAGTTATTTACAGCATCACTGCTGACAAAAAAATGTTTAAACTTACGGGCAACATGCCGAACGAAAAGACTAATACTCTTGTTCATGAATGGCGCATGATGACCGCTTCTGGTTCAGTTGGCGCTGACCTCTTTTCTGTAGAACAGACAAATTTCCTCGAAGACGCCGGTAAATATGAAGTTGTTGCTGAACCGCTAAAGCTTATCGGTACACAGCGCTCGGTTGGCTCAGTTGTAGAAATGGTAGCAGACGCTGGTGGTTATTCCGCTGGCTTCGAACCGTACAAACAAGCTGAAGTCGAAGCTTCTACACAAATTGCCAAGGCCGACGAACTCGCTGCCTACGAAGGCGCTGACTACTACATCGACGCTGCCGGTGAAATCGACGCTCAACTTCCTTTGAACGCTTTCAACGCTTTCGGTAACCTTAAGAATCCTAAAGCTATCCGCTCATACCGCGGTCTTCAGTCCATCATCCGTAAGGGCGACCAGTCTACCTACGGTATCCCTGGCGACTTCATCGGTTTCGGAAACAACACTTCAGTCGTGTTTAACAACGAGCAAGCTTCTCTTGACCAAACATCTTTGGACAAGGTTGGTCTCTCCTTGGCTAACAACGCTGCGGACGTTTCGAGTACAGAGGGTCACTTGACTCCAGCTCAAGCTTCTGCTCTTCGTACTTCGCTCTTGGCTTTCCAACGCCTCGACATGTACGCTAAAGGAACTGTTACTGGACCTGTAGCTGACTTGGCACGACCAGACGGCAGTATTGGCTTCATGACTGGTTCGGGGATGCTCGAACTGTGTGGCGCTCTTCTAAAGAATTCGATTGTTCAAATTCCAGTGCCTTCGCAACTTGGACAAGGACAGGCTCCTAACTCACCGGCTGCTCCTACTGTTTCTCAGACCGCCGGAAGCACCTACCTCGCCGCTGCTCAGACAGTAATGTTCGCAGTACAAGCTGTAAACATCTACGGTCGCTCTTACCCAATCTACACTGCGGTTATCACCGTTGGTGTTGCTGGTAACTCTATCAACCTCTCAATCCCCGCTGATGCTATGGTTGCCGAATACCACGTGTTTATGACCAATCCTGCCGGTCCTTCAACTGCTGACCGTGTTCGCTTCGTAGGACGCATTCAAGCTGCGCAATCTGGCGCTACAGTGTTCAAATACATCGGCGCAATCCGTCCTGGATTCGAAACCGCAGTATTTATGCCAAAAGACGAAGCACGCGCTAAGTCTTTGTCACTAGGACCAATTCTTTCGAGAGTTGAAGTTAATCCTTTCGGTCTAAACAAGACAATTATGTGGTTTGCTATTAAAGCAATCAAAGTCGTTTTCCCACGCCGCTTCGCACTCGTTGACAACTGCGGGTTCACTAACCTCAAGTAAGAACTTCCTGTTCTACTGACCAAAGCCCAGCATCCTGCTGGGTTTTTCTTTTTGAAATAGTTCTAAAGTTTCAAAAAAATGCTACGATACCTCATGAAGCGAGGTGTTGCGTGAGTAAAAAAATAACCGCCGAGGAAACCGAAATACGTGCCCAAAGCTTAAACCCTAAGTTGTCTTTAGTAAGAGCAACCTACGTCGATACTCATACCCCTTGTGAATGGATTGAAGAGGGCTTCGGAGCTTTTATACGTTCACCCAAAAAAGTCGTATCCGGCAAACAGTGCCACCATCCTGCGTCCACGCAAGCGCGGAAAGAAACAACTAGTCTCAAACGCTACGGTACCAAAAATCCCCACCAAGCAAAAATAATCCAAGACAAGCAACAAAACACGGTACGCCAGAGGTATGGCGTGGTCAATGTAAGTGAGCTGGCATGGGTCAAAGCAAAAAAGCAGGACACCGCTCGTGCACGCTATAACTGTGAGCATACTCTGCAAGCACCGGAAGTACGCGCAAAGGGCGTCCAAACGTGCCTAGTAAAGTATGGAGCTACCAACTACATGAAATGCCCTACCATGGTGCGGCGCATCAGTGCCAGCCTCCGTGCAAAACATGGCGTTGACTGGACACCACAACTGCCAGAGATGAAGCGTAAAACGCAAGTAACAAATCTACTCAGGTACAAATTTAAATGCGCTTTACAGAACCCCGACGTCGCTGCCAAAGGGCACGCAACAAAATTGCGTAGAGGGTCGTATTACAAGTCAGAAGCTGAACGCCAAATTTTAGCCTACTTACAGGAAACCATTGACCCATTAGCTCGGTCTACCCAAACGACATACGCCAATCGTCAGTTTCAGATTGACATTTTCGTTCCTTCCAAGAGCCTTTGTGTGGAATACAACGGGATGTTCTGGCACTCCGAGGGAAATAAGAACACCTACACCACGAAACACTTAGACAAGACCAGAGGCTGTAACGACCAAGGGCGGCGTCTCATACACATTTGGGAAACCGAGTGGACACGTAAGCAGAGCCAAGTCAAGTCTTACCTCAACGCCGTGTGTGGCGTATTCGAGCGCCGCGTAGCGGCGCGAAAATGCACCATTGTTGAATTACTAGACCGCGACCTCGTCCAGCGGTTTTTAAATCAGAATCATCTTTTAGGCTCTTGCGTATACACAACAGCGCTGGGTCTCGTGTTCAATGATGAACTCCTTGGAGTGGCTCTGCTGGGTCGCCACCACCGCTTAAATTCTACTAACGTCGCTAAACGATTTGCATTTCTTTCTGGGGTGCAGGTTATAGGGGGGATTAGCAAGTTAACCAAGCACTTGTTCTCATACACTCAATCGGACCACCTCGTGACATGGGCGGAAATTCGACTAGGTGCAGAGGCATCGTATTCAGCCGCAGGGTGGGTGCCGCAAGCAACTTTACCGCCCGATTACTTTTATTGGAACGACAACAAAAAAATGGTAGTTTCCAAGCAGTCACGGAAAACCAATCACAAGGGGACAGGCTTGACCGAACGTCAGAAAGCACTCGAAGATGGGCTACTACGGATATATGATTGTGGGAAAGTACGTTTTGTGATCCGACGCCCTCACGTAAAACCTCCCTGTTCTACAGACTGAAGCCACGCGTTACGCGGGGTCTTCTTTAAATTTGCTTTAGAACCACCCCTTCCGCATTGGTAAACTGTAAGGGTTTTTTCGCCAGTAGTAGACATTCTTTCCTATACCTACCAAAACGTACACTTTCGCTCCTTGCATGCACCAATAGTAAGTTAAACAGAATTGCTTCTTTTTGATGCAAATGTTAAACTCAAGTCTAGTGGTGAACCGCCGATACCACACTAGCCGCAAACCCCCAAGGAGCCCCCATGAAATTCATTATTGTACTTTGCCTCTGCATCTCTCAAATTGCCTTCGCACGTAACTCAGACAAAAATGTTCCTGATTCTGCTACGCCTACTACCCTATGCACAGCGAAAGTCAAATTGAAAAACAAAGAACTTGAAGTAAAGGGTTGTGTTAAAGACCCAGTGAAGCCCTCCACGGCTCCGGCAAAAGCGGACAAAACAAAATAATCCTTGACCGTCGTGGAATTGATCGGTAGAGCTTTCCCTTTTGCGGAGCGACCCCAAGCCAAACTTTAGAGTGCCCTACACAATAGTCATTATGCATGAACCCCAACCCTTAGGAACGCCATGACAGACGAGACACCAAGCCAAACTTTAGTCACGATGCCGAAGATAGAGTTCAAACCGAAATATATCTCAGAGGACCTTTCTCCCAAGTACGAGACAAGCTTGTCAGCTTGTTTTGATCTGCGGGCGGACATCAGCCACTTCATTGTCGTAGGGGACAGCCCAGCGGTCGTGGTCATACCGACAGGGGTTTACTTGTCACAAACAGAGGGCAAGCAGATGGCGCTGATGGCTGACTCCGTGCGCCTAAAACTCAGAATAGAAGAAAAATCCTCCTTGGCTGCCAAAGGGTGGGACGTTAAAGCCGGTGTGGTTGACGCAGACTACCCACAGGAGATAAAAGTGATTCTGCGTCTCCCAGCAGGATCGGCTCTCAACACAGGGGACAGGATTGCCCAAGCGAGCTGGGAGATGGTCTTTGTGGCTTTGGGCGTCGAGACCCGAGAGGTTGAGCGCGTCGGTGGCTTTGGTTCTACTAGTGAACCATTAGGTAATACCTAACTGTTGATTCAATCGACATATGCCTTTTGCTCTGTCGATTTTTCTGCGTTTTGTCGACATAACGCCCGTACTCGACACTCTTGACCAAAACTAACCCGTATTATAATAGCAGTTTTTTAGTTGGTAAAATCTACTTTGAACTGTCTTACTCCGTCAATTAAGCTTAGGAGCCTAACCCAATGATACTATTCACATTACCAGATGGTAGCACTACCGTGATCCCATCCGTTGCCGGATTGATCAAGATTGATAACTCGCTTATCAACATAGCCGCGTCACCAGCGAACATCTTGCTAGTCGGTGAGTCCACAGAAGGCGCACCCGTTCAAGCTTTGAATCTTCAAGGAAATTTCTATACTGATTTCGCGGAACTTAAGAACGTACAGAAATCAGGCCCCGTCGTTGACGCCGCTCGCCAAGCGTTTACAAACCAACCCTCGGTAATCTTTTCACAATCTATTAACAGAGTTTATGTTGCCAAGACCAACCAGTCGACGTCAGCATCAAAGCTTATTGCTTTGCCTACAAATTACGGCAGAATCGCTTCCACCCGTTTTGGCGAATCCGGTAACCTCATAAAGAGCCAGATCGTCACTAGCCAGTCAGAAGTAAAGCCCAGCCAAACTCTCTCATGGCTTCCTGCTCCTGCCGTTTCTGCAAAACTTGCGGTTAACGGTGCGCATATCGGTACTTACGCACTCGACGTCACTTCGCTTACCGCAAGTGCTTTCCCGTTCATTACCACTATCAATAGTAACCTCTCAGGTCTTGGCTCAATCACAAGTGGCTTCAAAGACATTATCTCTGGAACACCGACGCTTACAGTCACAGCCACTGACGACACAGTTGTTATCGTGAACTCTGCGACTTGGATCAACCAACCTGCGGTAAACGACACACTTGTTATTCCCGCAGGCTCGGTCATTGCGGGCGCCGCAGACGCAAATGTAGGGTCTTACCTCATTACTGCATCGACAGGTGTCAGCGTATCAGCGCAAAAAATTGTTTCTACTAACGCGGGCTTTACAACCGTAGTTGGCTACATCGCTCCCGTAAACGTCGCAGCCGCAGCCGTCACAGGTGCTCAAACCGCTTGGGCTACAGCCGACTTAATCTGCTTGGCTCCTCTTACGCTCGCCCTCACGGTAGCCGCAGACGCTGGTCAAGGTCTTTCCTTTGAACTCGCTGGCGTGAACGACAAACTCGGTACCAGCCTCGTAAAGCCTGCTTCTTGGAGCGCAGCTATCTCCGCTTCTTCTGCGGCTACTGGTTCTATCTCCGCAGCCGCTTCGGGCTCCTCACTAACAGTAAGCCTTTCAGGCATCTCTTGGTCTACTCGACCAGCAGCCGGTGCGATTGCTATCATTGCCAAAGACAGCCCAATCGCAGGTGCCTCAGGCGCAAACGTAGGCGCTTGGCTCGTCGCAAGCTCAGGGCAGTCTTCAGTTGTTTTGACAAGTGTATACGCTCTTACAGGCGCAACAGTTGCTTCTACAGCTTTGATTGGAGATGCTTCCCCTGTCTTGTTCCAAGGCACTCAAGTCAGTAACTCCCTCGTAGCTGCCCTTCAAGCTTCTGCCTTTGAGCGCAAAGTTTCCTTGGTCGCTACTCGAGTAACCGACGGAGAATCCTTTCCTACAGACGCAATCGGTGGGCAAGTTGGATTGTCGGTCTCATTCTATGACTCCGCCGCTACTGCGTGTACGGTAGAAATCACGACAGCTAACAAACTTCTAATCACCCCGACGGCAAGCCCCGCAATTGCTCCTATCAGTATTCCCTTGGGCAAGTATGCCACCCTGCGAGACCTAGCCCTCTACTTGAACACGGTGTCAGGCGTATCGGCTAAAGTAAATCCTGCGTGGAACGCTTTTCCTCCGTCGGTTCTTGACCAAGTAAGTGCCATCGGTTGTCTTTCGGAAAGCGTCCAACCATCTCACGCCGGTCGTATTAAAACCGACCACTACGCTTGGGTTACCTTTTTCGCTCAAAGCGCTTCTATTGTCTCTTTCATAGCTGGCGCAGCTCGCAAAGCTGGTCTACCACTTGCAGAAGCGGCATCATCCTTCCTCGCAGGCGGCGCTGTCGGCGCAACTAGTAACGCAGATATCCAAGCAGGACTTGACGCGGGTATTAAAACCCCTGTTCGAATCGTTATTCCACTCTTCTCACGAGATGCGGCTAAAGATATCGAAGACGGCCTTACAGACCCATCGTCTACTTATTCAATTGAAAGTGTGCACGCAGCTACAGTAGGGCATGTAGCTACAGCTTCTACCCCTAAAGCAGGGCGCAGACGCTTTGCCAACCTTTCGTTCTACGGATCGTTTGCAGACAGCCTTGACGCTGCTCGCACTCTCAACTACGAGCGCGCACAGATATCCTTTCAGCTTGTAAGAGCACTCGATGGAGAGGGTACAGTTCGCCGCTTCTTGCCTTGGATGTCCGCAGCTCAAATTGCAGCAGGACGTGGGCAAGCACCGATTGGAACCTCTATGCTTCGCAAGGGTTTCGCAATTACGGAAGCTGTACACCTTAAAGACAGCTCCATCTACTCAGATACCACGGTTTTAGACTTTGACACAGAAGACCAAGGACAGCTTTCAGAAGCGATTTCCGCAGGCTTGTTGGTGTTTGGGAACGTACCAGGACAAGGGCTTCGATTGATATCCCCTGACCTTTCGACTCTTTCTCTGGTTAACAGCGGACAGAGTTGGGCACGTGAACGCATCAACGTTCAATACGCACTTGACCAGTACTACGACACTGTGAAATCCGTCTTGGAAAACTACATCGGCGAGCGTACCAGCGACGTCTCCCCAGCAGTTATCCAAACGTCAATTGACAACGTTGCGGCTGCTTTCGTTCAACAAGGTATCCTCCTTAGCTTCAAGCCTTCGAAGGTTACATCCATCGGTAACGGCTACAACGCCCTTACACTGGTAATTCCAGCCGAAGCAGTCGAGTTTATTGGCGTGACAGTAGAAGCGACTCGGTCGGTCTAAAGCGAAGGGTGGGATGTTTCCCACCCTTTAAAATATAATTACTTTAGGAGACAAACATGAGTTCGCAACTATCAAAAGGGTTAAACGGTTCCGACTGCATCATCAGGATTGGTGAGCGGACGTTAGCCTACGGTTCTTCCATTTCGTTCAGTGAGGACTTCGCTAACCAAGTGATCGGTTCTCTAGGGTCAGGCGGCCCTTTGGCGCTCGAACCAACAGCATACTCCGGTGGCTCAGGGTCGTTCACGATCTCTAGGTACGCAGTTAAGGATGCTCCGGTCACAACTAAAGAGCGCCCTAAGCTGGGTACTGCATCCTCCGACGCTAAGGATAACTCGTTCTACAGCAAGAACGCATTCTCCCCAGCGCGCATACTCATGGACAGTACGTTTGACATCACAATCAATTACAAAACAGGATCAGGCACGCAAGTGGCTCAGTACAAGCTAGTTGACTGTCTTTTGACGGGTTTTGACATTTCTTTCAATCCCGGCGGAATCTCGTCAGAAAACGTGTCCTTCGAATGCCGCCTTGTCATTGACTCTGCGGCTGAGCCTGAAAAAGAAGCAAATAACAACCACTAAGGAATTGCCATGAAAACCACACCTTCGTTCGTTTCAGGAGCCCGCATCCTGATTAAAGTCGGAAACAACACGGCGGTGTTTGGCGTTGCTACTAGCATCCGCACCTCGGCTACCGTCGTTAAGCCTAACGTACTAGGTCAGTACGACCCCGCATTCATTCAAAAGCTTATGCAAGGTCCCGTACAGGGCTCCTTCACTATCTTAAAAGTGCTTAACAAAGCAGGACGCGACGCCCTCACTGCGCAAGCAAAGCTAGCAGCTTCCACAAGCGGTGCTGTAAACCCTCAGGACATTACGAATAACGCAAACAGTACCGTAAAAACCCCTCTTGTCAGTACGGCCCCCGTAACGCCAGCTAGTTTCACGACTATGACCAATGCAAACAACAGCCCTTTGACGGACATGTTTGTGAACCACATGGACCCCGCTAAGGTTCTTTTGTCGACCGCGGTCGACATTGACATCTATCACCGCTACCCGACAGACGACGGTAAGTTTCAGGACGCTCTTCTGTTCTCCGTGAAGAATTGCCGCCTTACAAGTCGCTCGACAAGCATCTCTCCAGGCTCTCTAGTAAACGAGAGCTTCAGCTTTACTGGATTGCTTTTAGACGACGGTTCTGGTACTTTTGCCTTAGACAACTCTGGCTTTTAGAGGGAAATATGCTTTCAATCGTACCGGGCGGACATAACGGAAATAATAAAAATTCCGACAAAAACGTCCTTAAGGTGTGGCGTATAACCGTAGACAATGGTGACGTTTACCTTGTAAAAGGTACCGAAGTGTATGTGGGCGACGAAGGCGAAAGCCTTGTAGTCTACAACCGCGAGACCATAGTCTTCTCTGAAAAGACACACGTAAACGTCTCTATTGACGATAAAGAGTGGGTCACCAAAGAAGCCCGCCCTGTAAAAAAGCGAGCAGTTTCAAAAGTAAAAGCTCCAGCAAAAAAAAAGTCTAAAGTCTGACCGAAAATGTGCGATAGCTACGTAGACCCCTTTTCATTCAGCCCTTCTGCAAAGAAGGGTTTTTTCTTTTTAAAAGTGCTAAAGTCTAACCAAAGGAGTCCGACATGTTTCTCGGAGGGAAAATCATGGAAAAAGAATACGGGGTTGTCCGGTCGGACGAGAACCTTACCGAAGACGCAGCCAAGATGTACCTGCATGAGGCGAAAGCGCTTTTTCAACGATCCAGCCCTGGCTATAGACTAGTCCGCTTAGGGAACTACCCTGCGTACCAAGACAAGGGACGCTACATGTTCCCTGTTGTCGAAATACTAGGCGTCAAGTAAGTGGACTGGCTTGAAGGGTTTGCCGCCGCGTCAGAGGGCAACGTCGAGAAAGTCCGTGAATTCGTAACGACTTGCTCAGTGAAAGAAAAAGCTGCTTTAGGTACCTATTTTCTTCATGCCGCAGAAGAAGGTCATTTAGAGGTGGTACACTACCTTTTGGAGTTCGTGGAGCACGACGACGTTGAGATCGCCCTGAAGTGGGCTGTAGACAAAGACCGTCGTGCCGTAGTACATTTTTTGATACCCCTGGTAGACCCAAGTTTCATCAGGCAGTACATTTGAAGGAGGGTGCGGTGATACTGTCACACACCGTGTTAGACGCAACAGTTTTTGAAGTACTTTTCTCAGTGGTGTTGCGGGGTGAGTTGGAGTGCGTAAAGAATTTGTACGCCACGCCCTCTGCAAACATATTGCTGGCCGCGCCCACTCTGTTTGCGCACGCCGCTGAAAAGGGACATGCGGACATCGTGGAATTTTTAGTAAATTTTGTTCACGACCAAGAAGACATCCAGTTTGCGTTTAGACTAGCCTACACACAACAGCGCCAAAGCGTAGTTGACGTGCTGATACCTTTGGTAGACCCCCACACCTTAAGACAATACATTTGAGAGGTTGCAGCGATGGTTGATTGGTGCGTAGTACACGATGCAGTGTCAGAAGGAAATTTAGATTTCATCATTGCGCATATAAACTCCGTGCAGGGCATGGCTTCAGAAGTTCATTGGGTAACAGTACAGGCTGCAAGCCGCGGTCAACTAGAAATCCTCAAATACACCACTCCTTGGGCGCAACCCATGACTTTGCACGCAGCGCTTATTCGCGCACTTAACTACGACCACCAAAATATCGTTGATTTTTTGATTCCCTTTTTGCAACCTGAACTTGTTCGACAATACATTTAAAGGACACCGTTATGAATTCCGCTAAAGAATGGTCTGACTACTACCGACAAGCTCTTGAGACAGTCCAAAAGGATTTGGCCGCTTCCCTTAAAGAGGGGGAAAACTTTACCCAACGGCGCGCTTACGTGCTGGGCTACATCGAAGGCGCTTTAAAAATGGTCACCGTAGAAGTGGACCGTGAGCACAAATGACAATAGACTTAGCCGAGTTGAAAGAAGTTGATAACCGGCTGACGCTGCGTTTTTGATAATTGTATTTTTGTTTCCGTTATGGCACCATGTGTTTAGTTTTCAAACCCCATTTACAGGACTATGTATGCAAATTGTATTAGACGTAAAAAGTACAGACCTCGACAAAGAAGTGACGGAGATCTTGAGTTGCTTGTCGCCGGAACAAAAATCTGAGATGGCATATCAGTTAGTCAATTTAAACTTAAATTCTGTATCGTCCGAACTAAAGGTTTCTGCGGTCCGTGAAAAAATAATAGCGGAATACGCCGAAAAAGATAAGCACATCCGGTGGAACGATGTAAAAAATGAGTGGGAGGTCAAAAACCGATATTACGATTACTCTGCGGTTGGCTGGGAGGAACGCGAAGCGCTAGCAAAAGAGACATCCGCCAAGCTTGGCGTGAACAAGTTTTTTAGATCAGACGTGCTGTCGGCCTTACTAACAGACGCAAAAGCACATTGCGCAACGGCAGTAAAAGAAAGCCCTGAAATGCAAGAAGCGATTGCGCTTGCCATTTCGGCAATAAAAGAAGAGATCCCAGCCTTGGTGAAACAAGCTATGGTTTTGCAGTTTGCACAACAACTTGAAACATGTATGGCAACAATCAGAGGGAGCCACACGGCGCACTCTTCCCTTCACGACCAGTTGGTGGTAAGACTACAGAATAAAATAGGATCATTCTAACTATGCGTAATTTTTGGATTCTCGTGATGATTGCTCTGATTCCCATTCTCGCCGTCGGTATAGGCGAACTTTTAGGCGTGTGGAATGCCATTGATTGCATCGCACCACCAACAATTGGATGTGAGGAATGATTTATTTTTGGGCATTACTTTGTTATTTTTCTGTGACTTTCCTGTTAGCCCTGTTCATCGGGCATTTCATCCATGCTGGACAAAGCGATAACCGGCCCTAAAACTCGTATTTTAAAATGTAAGAAGACTTGAGCTTGTGGATATTTCTTTTCCTCAAGTCTCTTACACAGAGGTATGCGCAACATGACAACCCCCGATGGCAAAACTGCTAAGCCCAAAGCCGCACAAGTTCTCATAGGCGACAATGCGCTCATCGTGGGCGAAAGAGCCAAAAAGCGAATAAGTACCCCCTACGCCAAGCTCCCAGAAGCCTACGCAGGCGGCAGAGCCATCATCTCTGTAGCCGACGCCACGGTTGCCTTTGTGCAATCAGCCTCTTGGTCAGTATCTGTGGACATGGAAGAGGTCAAAACTGTAGATTCGATCCTACCGTGGGAAATCGCAATCAACCAAGTGCGGGTAAGAGCCAACCTGTCACAGTTTGTCGACCCCGCCAGTAGCCCTGACTCGCAACTCCTATTCTCAAACGTACAAGCTTTACTGCACCAACCGCTCGTGTTTATTGAGTTCTTTGACAAACTCGGAACTAAAATGTTTACATCAAAGGGTATGTTCGAATCTATAAGCGGCAGTATCGGAAACGCGTCGCTCGCTACACTCACGGCATCTTTTATAGGGATCGGTTGGGCAACTAACACGGTGCAGTCATTTACCCCCTACGCCGACGACAACCTTTTGGGTCGGGTGCAAGGTGCTTTGAACTCTATTAAAAAGATCGGTTTCTAATTCCCTCCTCTTGTGCTACCCTTTACTCATAATTTGCGTTTAATCACACTGCATGAATTGCGAACCTATGACAACGTACATCGAACCTTTTCTAGAAGAACGTATGGAAAAAGCCAAGGCCAAAGCAAAGCGTATAGCGCATGGTAAGGTCGAATCGGAATCAGATTTAGAACAGGTTTTTCGAGCCAGCCTGTCCAGACGCTACAATATCCCTGTCTTCGACACATATTTCGACGACAAAACCTTAGACGAAATCGCCTACGAGGTATTCCTACACAAAGAGCTAGACCGAAAAGAATCGGGTGGTACAGACGAGGACGCTCAAAAAGAACTGACACAAGTCTCGAACGAAGACCGTGAGGACTTGTTTAGCGACCTAGTTGAAGATTCTGAGTTTGCTCAACGGTGGGCTGAAGCGTCAGAACCACCTCCCCCAACGGAAATAGACGAACTACACTACGAGCAAGGAGAATCACAATGAGTAACGAAATTAAGTATTTAGATATTGACGTCGTCGGCGAAAACACTGGAACCGTCTACACGGGCACCCTCGAAGTCCGACCTTTCATGACCTCTAGAGGAAAAGTTGAGTACACTCGTCTTTTGAACCGAGAGACTAAGGGTTTAGTGAGGGATGTACGACCAAACCTGGAGCAGTTTCGACGGTTACTAGAAGCACTCGCTGAGAAAGACCAACCCTTTTCGAAGGAGCAAGTCGACCTCGTTGTCAACGTAGCTGCGCAGACATTTGGTATCTCTGACCCTGTTGTCGAAGAGATCTCTATTATCGCAGAACTAACTGTGCTGGTAGAAAAGGGACCCTCATGGTGGAAACCATTTGACCTTATTGACGAAAGTCCCTATGTAGAGATTAAAAAGCAACTTTTAAGCTTGCAAAACCCCACAAAAGAACAACCCGAAGAAGCGCCAAAAGCCGCCGAATAAAATCTCTTAATACAGTATAGGGGATAACGCGTGGCAAGCTTTGAGTTTAAGGGTTTAAAAGACCTTTTAGCAGACATCCAGAAGATGAAAGCGGAGATATCCTCTGCCACGGGGGACGTAAAGAACCTTGCCGGTGCCTTTCAAGCGTTCAACCAAGGCTCCTCTCAACTATCTGTTAATAAACAGCTAGTTGAACTGCGCCAACAGATGACCGCTGTGCACGAGACAACCATCAAAAGTCAAATGCAGACGGGTGGTGTGTCGGGCTTCTCGCAAGGGCTCCAAACGCTCGTTAAATCGCGCAAAGCGGCACAAGAGGGAAACCTCTACACGGCTAACTTTGGTGGTACCCAACCAGCAGGACCGCCACCCCCTACTACAGAAGCTCCTGCTCAAGGGATGGGTCAAGCACCAAAAGGTCAAGCACGCCCTACTACAGAAGCTCCTGCTCAAAGGATGGGTCAAGCACGCCCTACTACAGAAGCTCCTGCTCAAGGGATGGGTCAAGCACCAAAAGGTCAAGCACGCCCTACTACAGAAGCTCCTGCTCAAAGGATGGGTCAAGCACGCCCTACTACAGAAGCTCCTGCTCAAGGGATGGGTCAAGCACGCCCTACTACAGAAGCTCCTGCTCAAAGGATGGGTCAAGCACCAAAAGGTCAAGCACTCCCTTTCATGAGCGATTCCGCGCGTTCTTCCGCAGCTATACTAGGGTCTTTAGGTGGTACGCGAGGCGGAGGTCTAACGGACGTCATTCAAGCCCAAAAGTTTGCATCCGCTTTTGAGCAAAACAAAGAAGCCCGTTCAAAGATTATGACTAATCTTGCCGGACAGGACAGCCTAGTTGCCAAAGACCTTGTCAAAGCAATGCAGCAAAACGAAAAAACCGTTCAAACTCTGACCAAAGCCATGACGAAACTAGAGGCAGGTATTGTCAAAGCGGAAGCAGGCGGAGACGTCGCAAAAGCGGACGCTTTGCGCCGACGCTTAGGTGCCGTATCAGGTAAAGTACTTGACGAAGGCGAAAAAGCTGAAGACCTCATGCGATATGGCGGCGGCATGGGTGGTGGCGGTGGACCAGGAGGACGCCTTGGTAAAGCTCGTGAGTTCGTGGAAAACAACCGAAACGCGTTGCAAGCAGGGGGTATGCTCGTTGGTGCAGCCGCGCACGGATACATTACATATAGTGAAATAGGCGAACAGATAGAGCGCCGCAATATCAACTCCCCTTACGCCGCAATGCAAGCCCGTGCGCAATCGGAAATGGCTGGCGTCAACAGAGAAATGCTGCTCGGCGACCCTACTAACGGACGGTCCTTGTTGCTCGGTGCGGGCGACGTTATGTTCCCTACTTCAGACGCTAGAACGACTGGTCTCGGGCTTACGGGAAGAAAAACTAGCGAAACTAATGCAAGACAGACAGCAACTCAAGAACTCGCAGCATCTAAAGCAGAGCTGGCTACCGAGATTACAAAGATTGGGTTCGGGCTAGTCGCAGCAGTCGGAGCAGCGGCGGTGACCGTAGTCACCGGTGGTGGTGCCGCACTCATAGCAGGCGGGATTGCAGCGGGGGGATTGAGCGCGGCAGCTCAAGGGCTCAGCGGTCTAAGTAATAACACATACGGTCAATCGCAAGGTGGCTTTGTTGGGTTGCTCTCAAAGCTCCCTGGCTTGGACTTTTTAAAAGAAAGTAAGAGCGTTGGCTTAGAGAAGAATGTATTCCAAGCGCAACAAGAAGCACAGGTTCAATCGCGCATAGACCAAATGCGCAATGACTCGTTAGAGACCCGAGAAGCTCAACGCTTCATGTCAGGATTTAGTCAAGTCCGTGCTGCCGCCGATGTAAAGCGAATGGCGATCGGTCACCTCGGTGCCTACGCTCGTTCCGGTCTCGAAGGGATGGACGTCCCTTCCGCCGCAGGCGATCTTATTTCTGCAGGTTTAGACGCAGAGTATGTAAATAACAACGTCAAAGTTAAGGGGCGCCAAGCCGCACTTGATAGCCTAAACGTCACGGCGTCCGAGTTTGGTGGAGCCCAGAACACGCTGTCAGGCTCTATGCTAAACAACAGAGCAGCTACAGGGCAAGAAACTTCGCAGTTCTTACGACTATCCCGCGCCGGTCTCGGCTCCATGGAACAACTTTCAGGAAACCTTCTAGGCTTGGGACAAGTTGCAAACACTGGCAACGCCGACAAGCAACTCCGAGAGGTGTTAACCGACGCAGTATCCCTTGGGTTTACTAAGTCGCCCATGTCGCAGAAATTTGTTCAAAGTGTTGTAGACCTATCGGGAAGCTTGCGCACCTCGTCGACAGAAACCATTTCCACGGCGATGCGCAACGCAGCCTCACTCTTAGGCGTAGGTGGGCAAGCAGATATTCGCTCCTTACAAGGAGCAAAAGAGGGATTGGGTGCCTACGCTGCGGTCACAAATCAAACCACTGGTATGGGTGGTGTACTCAGAGCAGACGCGCTCATGCGGAGCGGAATAACGCTCGCTAAAGGCGGTGGTATCTTAAACGGTATGAATGATTTACAAATTCAAGCCGCAATTAAGCAAATCGAAAACAAAAAAATTACGGACACCGAGACTGAGACCCTATCTCGGTCTATGGGTCTAAACCTCGACGACAAAAATAACATTACTGGCGACACGAAAGACGTCCTCGGTAAACTGAAGGGTTTTTCGTCGACCGTAAAGGCACCGACAGAAGCGGTGATCAAAGCGATGTTCAAGACCGAGGGTATGGACTACGACGCGTTGAAATCTAAAGTATTATCCAAAAATAAAAAAGAAGGGCGAGACGCTTACGCTAACTTAGTCTCCCTCATTCAGGGTACGATTCCGGGTTTAGACACGGCGGATAAGGCAGGTACTTACGCAGCTCAAGTAACTGGTTATCAGGACACAAGTAAGAGAGGGTCACTTGCTGAACAAATCAGACAAGGTGACGCAGCTCAACGCGGTGACGTTTTTTACTCGGCACGTACAAAATTTATCAACCAGCTCACGTCGGAAGCCAACAACGCTACTACGGGGGACTTGAGGAAAGACCAAGTCGAGCAATATTTTGCCTCTGGACCCGATGCCCGCCTGAGGTTCTCGGACAAAGAAGGTAAGACCCGTATTGCAACAAGCCCAACTGACTATGAAAATCAGAAAAAGCAGTTTGGTGGCGCGGCGCAGCTTCAAGACGTCTTGGCGCAAAAGCAAGCGGAGAGTGCTCAAGCTGAAGGTAAGTACGTTTTTGCCACTCTTGACAATATTGGCCCAAACGCCAAAGCTGTGCTACAGTCAGTATTTAGCGGCGTTCCTGATAAACGGTAAAAGGATCTTTTATGGTGAGTACAACACAAGCTTCGATGCGCTGGCGTTTAGTGGCCTACCAAAACCAAAATCCCTATCCTTCTCGCGACGACAATGATAGCTCAGTTTTTCCTATTATCGTCGAGCAAGGGGTAGTTTCGATCTCTATCACGCGCGCTAAAAATAACCCAGAAGGTATTGCAAACGTCACTCTTGTAGGGCCTTTAAATGCCGCTATATTTCACGGCAATTGGGTAATTATTCGGTCTAAAGTCGGAGAGTTTACGAAAGACCCGCGCAACGGCGGAACCAGTGGTTTAGCACCGTCGGCAAGTTCAATTAAAAAGGCTTCGACAAACGGTGGTGTTACACCCAACCCACTCTACGTCGAGGGGTTACCTCGGTTTATCGGACAGATTGACTCAGTTCAATCGACGTATCAAGTTGACCCAGCTACGGGTCTTGTATCTAGATCACACGCCGTGCGCATTCGCGAGTGGTCGCATGTGTTTCGCCAGACGATTAAATTTGACTTGTTTGACCTCTCCCAACAAGTTGCCACGACGCCCTTTGCGTCTATTCAATCCGCATCATCCGTGCTTCAAAGCGGGTCTATCAGCCCTGACCCGACGGCATCTCTGCAAGCAATCGCAAAATCCGTTACAAACCCTTTTGAGTATGTAGCGATCGCCTTGGCAATGGTGTCGGGTATCAGTAAAAACGCGGCAGAACGTGTTACCTCTGCCAACTCAGAAATTCAAAAGGCTTTAAACGCGGCTACGTTTTATTCAAACATTGCAACAAAAATGCCATCTATTCCTAAGGCACTTCTGACAGATATGGGCTTAGGGACAAAAGCCGATCCCGATCGCCCATTTGCTGCTGACGAAAGCTTTGCCTTAATACTGCTGGGTAATCAAAGACCAGGAATAGGTTCGAGCACCGCTGGATCACTTCTCTCTAACCCTGTTGCCCTACCAGTAGAACCGAGGACTAAAGAATCACAGGTAGGGCCGCAAGGTACTTTTGATGGTGTCTTCACTTCCGAAGACGAGATCGTCAACAGTTTTAAAATTCCCCAAGACCGGCCAGTCATGTACGGCTCCCTTGCTGATTTCTCTCAAGAATTCGACCTGTGGGATCTGATAAGCGCAAGAATAGACGCAGATGTGAATGAAATCTTTACCGACATCTGGTACCATCAAGACGAAGATGTAGTCATTGGACGCCCTGTACTTGTTATGCGAGACAAGCCGTTTCTTTTAGACCAAATCAGAGAGAACATAGGCGACTTGTCAAAACAATGGTCGTCTTACGACGACCTTCCAAAAGTCTACATTCCTTCGGACCTCATACAAGGTATCACAACAAATAGTACGTTCATCGGCGCACCGAACTACACACGCGTAAACGTCAAAGACCCCCTTCTAAGAACCGACTCCTCGGTAATCGCACAGGCTCAAGTAGCGGGACGCGCAACCAACTTTGCAGCTCAGTCACGCTACGGTGGTATTTTTTTCTCAGTAGACAGTGCTTACTTTGCACAGGTCGGGTCAAAGTTACCAGAGAGCTACGAGTTTAATGGTGTGGAGTGGTACACAGACCTTAGCAAGCTAATGCAAGGGTGGTACGGTACACGTATCTATTTTCCAAGTGGGCAGATCATGCTCAAAGACAACAACATCCCTATCATGGTGGGGTGCAATATCGTTTTTAGCGTCGGCAAGGACGTCACCTACGTAGCACACGTGGACAGTGTATCGTTCTCACACCAAATTAGTCCTCGAGGTGATAGGTCGTCCGCCACAACGATAAGCTTTTCGTACCTAGCAGGTTACGAAGATGGGAAAGCTTTTGTTCTGGGCGCAGAGACAGTCCAGGATTTATTCGTCAGCTCGAAAGCGGAAGTACCTAGCCTCTATTCAAGCTCGCTCGGAAAACTCGGAAACTTAATAGGTGGTGAGACCATCCGCACAGCGCAGAAAGCCGTTGCGGCACTAAGAAAACTCGAAAAAGCGTTGTTAGGATAACTCTATGCGTTTCCAATCCAGCCCGACCACTTTACCCATGATTACAGTCCCTGTAGATGGGGAGATCATAGAAGCTTATCCACCCTCGGACGTGTTTCAGTATTACACCTACGACGTTCTGATTCAAATACCCCAAGGTACAAAGACAATAGTCTCTAACGCAGTCACGTCGACTATGTTCGGCGGACCTTTTGACTATTTGCAAATGCGCCGCAGGTCGTCGTCGGACTCTGCTCCTAGCGCGCCCGGGTTACCAACGGAAGATTTAACAGTCGGTGATCGTGTTATCGTCATGTTCATCCAAGGAGACATGAGAAAGCCGTTAATCATTGGTGGGATGCCACACCCTAGAATGGCTACTGACCTCCCTACTGAGACAGACGCTCCTCAAGCACGCCTCTCGTATCTCGGAATGACCTTTGACGTAGACCCTGACGGCGCGTTCGCAATCACACACAGAGGCAACCCCTCTAACGCAGACTTAGCGTTGGCTGTTCCGCCCGTGAATATTCCGACAAAGCTATCATTCTTACAGATGCTAGATGATGGGTCCATTGCTCTTGGAGACGCGTTTAAACAAAAAATCACCATGACAGCGAGCAAGGACATTACGTTTGGAAACCCTTTGTCTACTATTAAGATAGGGCTTACCACACCGGATATCACGCTTGATGCATCAACGAAGATCAATGCGACGGCAAAACTCGCTGTAAGTTTAGCGTCGGGCTCAAACACATTAAAACTCGACACCGTAGGGCGGTCGATTGAAATGTCTTCTACCGGTACGTTTGCCGTATCTGCTATTCAAAGTGCAAAAGTTTCGGCGCCGCTCGGTATTTCCCTCGAAGCCGGTATAGCGAAATTGGTAATGAAAAACGGACAGGTAGCGCTAGGTACACCGGCAGGTGAGATTTTTGCCATGTTCGGGGAACTACTACAAGAAATCATCACGGCGGCTCCTACTTTTTGTGCCACAGCGGTAGGCCCAGGCGTACTGGCTCCAGGGCTGTTAGCGAAAGCTCTAGAATTGAACATTAAAATTGCGCTGATCAAAGGAAGCCTGTAATGCCTTTTGACCCGCTTTCAAAATGGAAGAGTAGCTTCAAGACCATGGTGGTACCGACCATGGGCGTCGATGGCCCTATAAAAATGGGCATGTGGCTTAACTCACACATTAGCAACAAGCCGATGTTAGACGCCGCCACAGTCTCGTCCCCGTCGTTCTCATGCGTGTGGCAACCGGCTATATTTATCGCACAGATGTTAGCAATTCCCCCGTCACTTAGCCCTATCCCGTTTGCCCTTAAACTTGGGCAGGCTTGGGCGTCCGCCACTCAAGCGAGCGTACTCATGGTGCCGGCTGGCGCTTTTGTTGGGGCTCCTACACCGCCGACACTCTTCTCAGCACCACCCGTGGCTCTCTTTAACCCCGCAACTATCGCATCGGGTACCGCATTGATCATTGCTAAAGTGTCGACAGCACCTCCCGCAACTGAATCCGATAAGTCGGCTATTATAGAAGCACTTTACCAAGCGACAACTCAGCTTGGGGTTATGCTTACTGGGCTTAATTCAATTCCTCCGCCCGCAGGGCCACTCCCTTTAATCGTCCCACTTTGCCCTTTAAAATAACGTAGAGGTGTATAAATGGCGGTTTTCGACGTATCAAAGCTCGTACAAGCAGGAATGGACGCTTTTAAAAACAAAGGGCGTGGCGAAGAGGGCGTTATCGACATGTCGTATGCCGAGATCTTCGACGACTTACGATCCGACCTGTTCGATTCGAAGACGCAAAAAGCGTTTTACACAGTCAAAGCCAAGAACTGGCACCAAACCTACCCCTACAGGTTCGTGATTCGACTCGGCGGCGCTCAGTTTATTTACGCGCTACCTATTCCCCCAAGTTCTTATAATGTCTCGACTATCATTCCCTCCAGAGCTACCGCAACTTTGGGCGGCGTGGTCGAAGAATCCAGCGAAGTCGTATTCTTCAACATCTCCATGCAGGGTACCTTTGGGCAAGCTATTTCTAAACAGCGAGGTGAGACCCCTGCGGGTCGCTCTGACGAGTTTAGAAAAGTCTTTACAAGCGGCGGTCTCCTAGGTTCTGCTTTATCGACTTTGGCAAACACCGCAGGAAACCTCATTAAAGCCGCAACGTTGCAACTAAACCTGCTCGAACTTTTAGGGAATGCGCAACTTCCGTACTCCTCGTCGTTCGTGAACGCGGATACCGCACCGTCAGAGGGCCTTATAGGCGACGTAATTAGCTCCGTGTCAAACATATTCAATCCCCCTGGAGCCAGTGATCCCACTAAGCTCACCACCACCGGCGGTAACGGATTTACCGAAGTACACGCCTTTCAAAACTTTTTGCTCGCGTATCAAAAACTCGCTGCTAAAAGCCCAGGAGACTACAGCCTGCACTTTCAAAATATAAAAGATAATTGCGAATGGCGATGTATTCTTGCTTCTCCCCCGACGTTTTCAAAAAACGCTCAGCGACCGTTTATCTACGACTACGCACTCACTTTGTCCGCGTGGAATCTCCGACAGCTCGACGAGGTAGTTCCGCCCATTGACCGTTTCGGTCCAGGAGGCGACCTTTCCGACATAACATCCGCTTCTGCTACCGGCGCTTTTACCAAAATGGCTAACCTTGGTGCCACAGTATCCAAAGCACTGAAAAACCCCGCGTCTCTCCTGAAGATTAGGAGCATCGGCTAATGGCATTCTCAAACGTCTTTCAAATCATCAAAGACCTTACTCTATACCTTGGGCGTCAAGCGGGACTTCCGCCTACGTTTGACCTGCTGCCGCAAATAGCCCAAAACCGCTGGCCTTGGTTTTGTGCTCAGTGGCAACCTACTCTAAAGAGACAAATCTTCGCCGTCGCTGCGGGGGACGAGCAACTTACTGTGCTCGCAAACCGATTGCAGCGTGACGTGGCAACGTACAATCTGGGAGCTACTGCCTACAACCCTTTTGCTTCATCGACAAGGTTTGCTGAGTACCAACCCCTTCTAGCCTCTATTTCACTTACGGACATTCAACCAGACGTGAATGAACAGCTAACGGTAAACCTTGAGCTGCAACGTATCGGTAAGTTCACGCTGGATACGTTTCTGTTAATGCGTTCTGCTCTTAAAAAACAAAACACAATCGCCACACAAGAAATAGGGTTGGGGGACGCAGACGCAAATAGAGTGACAGGCTTACCCACGGTATTGTCCCAAAGATCCGCACGCACGGACGACTACTATCAGCTCCAGTCGTTGTTTGAAATCGAAGAAACGCTCGACCAAATCATTTACGACTTTAAGCGCACGTCCGTGCAAAAGAGCCCTAATTTACTAGCTGCGGCAAACGCAAATATTACGGGTGGGTCCGCCGTAAGAATTAGAGAATCTTGGCGAACCTTTGTGGGGGTGCCCTTTTACCAATCTTTAGAAGTGATGGCTCAGCGTTATATGGGTTCCACCAATTTGTGGTACGAACTGGTTACCGTAAACAACTTACAGGCACCTTATGTAGATGAATCGGGTATTAAATATCTTTTAAAAGCACCCGGCGCTGGCTTGAGCCTGCGTATTTCTTCAGATGCAATGACGCGAGTAAGGGTAGGTGCAAAGGTTCGTATTGGTTCTTTGACCAAACAAGCAGAAACACGGTTTATAGATAGAGTTGTCGAAAACTTAGATACCACTATTACTCTTTATCTTTCGGGCGAACCTACCCTCGCATCTTTCAAAACCACTGAACAAGCATATGTACGCGCGTTTGCGCCGGACACCGTAAACTCCGATTCGTTTATTAAGATTCCTCTAGACGTAGGGTCAGGCACTCAAAGCTTACCTGCACCGAAAGCCGATGTGTTAAAGCGGCTCGACAACGCATTAAGGGCGTTTGGGGTAGACGCGCTCAGGGCAGAAAACACAGGCGACCTTCTTATCGACAGCGGTGACTTTGCGCTCTCGTATGGAATTGCGAACGTGAGACAGAGTGTCCTTCAGGTACTAAGAACAAACCCTGGCGAACTTCCGTTTCACCCAAGGTTTGGTTTACCGGTAGAACCGGGAGACACTTGGACAGCATCGGTAGATGAAGGGCTTATTATTGCAGAACTTATACAGAACTCTATTCGCGCTGACGGTAGGTATTCATTCGTTATTGTGAGAAGCATTGTGACTACCGGATCTTCTGTGTCCATAGACCTGTTAGTGGGTGTACCTGGAGCTGACACTGCTATTCCATTAAGTTTTGTTTCAAATTAAATAAGTTGTCTTACAACTTTAGGGTCAGAGTGCGGTATTAAAAACTGTACTATTTCGAAGTGACCATTCTCAGCAGCCCAGCGCAAAGCCTCAGAATAGTGAGCTTTAGGGTCGGAATGCGGTAGCAAAAACTTAACTATTTCTAAGTGACCATTACCGGCAGCTACGCGAAAAGCCTGAGAACCATAAGCTTTAGGGTTAGCGTGCGGTAGTAAAAACTGCATTACTTCTAAATGACCGTTCAAAGCAGCCAAGCGCAAAGCCTCAGAATCTGAGCCTTTAGGGTCAACGAGCCTTGTTTCCACCAATCGCTTTACTGTCTCTAAATCGCCACTTTCGACTGCGTCCCAAAATTCATCTTGATAATTCATACGCACCTCAGATAAATTGTCTTACCACTTCAGGGTCGGAGTACGGGAGTAAAAACTGTACTACTTCTAAGTGCCCGTTCTCAGCAGCCGAGCGAAAAGCCTCAGAATCTTGAGCTTTAGGGTCGGAGTACGGTAGTAAAAACTGTACTACGTCTAAGTGCCCGTTCTCAGCAGCCGAGCGAAAAGCCTGAGAGCTATAAATTTTAGGGTCGGAATGCGGAAGTAAAAACTTAACTACTTCTACATGACCATTCTTAGCAGCCCAACGCAATGCCGCAGATTCGTAAACTTTAGGAGCGGAGTATGGTAGTAAAAACTTAACCATTTCTAAGTGACCGTAAGCCGCAGCCGAGCGAAAAGCCTCAGATTCACACGCTTGTGGGTCGGAGTACGGGAGTAAAAACTGTACTACGTCTAAATGACCATTCTTAGCAGCCCAGCGAAAAGCCTGAGAACTATAAACTTCAGGGTCGGAATGCGGAAGTAAAAACTTAACTACTTTTAAGTGACCATTCTCAGCAGCCGAGCGAAAAGCCTGAGAATTGTAAGCTTTGGGGTCGGAATGCGGAAGTAAAAACTTAACTACTTTTAAGTGACCATTCTCAGCAGCCGAGCGAAAAGCCTGAGAATTGTAAGCTTTGGGGTCGGAATGCGGAAGTAAAAACTTAACTACTTTTAAGT